AATAAGTAAAATATATTTGTCTAAAGAGAAACTTTCGCCTTCTTGATACTGTATTTCGCACCGATACAGATTACTTTCATGCCATACATGTTGCCCTACTAGATAAGGCAAATTTGGATACCATTTGACAATATCAATTCCTTGATAGATATGTTCAAAATCATCTGTATTAAATTGATAGCTATCCGAGGTGGTTTTACCTCGTAAAGGTTGTATATAATCCAGACGTAAAGGTTGTATATAATCCAGACCTTCTGCTATTTTTTTCCAAATAGAATGTTCATAATAAACTAGACTGCCTACAGGATATTGATAATTTGGATTAAAATTTCCTATATCAGACTGATGAACTACCTTAATTAAGATATCAAAATAATCTTTATAATTAGGAAATTGCTTTATTAGCCAATCGAAACTATCTGTGACAAGGGCTATAGGAACATTCAAATGCTTTTTAGCCTGCTTTGCAGCATAGACAGCTATTTCAGTATAATCAATCTGCTCGTTATTTAGAGCATACATTAATATACCTTTACTCATTGACTAGGGCCTCAACTGATCTATTCTTTTTAAGTATTTGATAATCATTATAATAACTATTACTAGCAATAAAATATTGATTAACAATATCTTCTAAAAATTGTTTCAAATCACTAATACGAATTGGCAGTTCATTATCATCAATGACTACTATATCATTTATATTATCCAAATCAACTAAGGTTTTTATAAAAGTAATTAGCTCTTTGGTAATTGTAAATGTGCCCCCATTTTGGTAATAGACACAGTCATTACGATATTTTTCTTTAAGAGAGCGTTTTTGATTATTTAGAGTTACCATAAAATTGGCAAACTCGAGAGCTTTTTCTAAGCGTTCGTCCATATATTTTCCTACATGATAACGTACTTATCTATGAAGAAAAATATAAAAAAATTTATGGTCCAGAAGTTGTAGTAACTGTTGGCGCACTTAAGGTCACTGTAGCACCAGTTGGAGGTGTAGCTGCTTGAGGTCTATAAGTTTGAATTTTACTGTTTAAAGTTCCGTTTACATTTTCATCAACATTTTCAATTTGATCATCTCGATAAGTAATTTGCCATGTCATTTGTGTTGCTGTTCCTGCACTATTACTTGCCACATTACATTTTGCTTCTACTTGAATGTCATTTTGAGAGTATGTTGCACCGCCTGTAATTGAAAATATAGTTTGATAAGTATTAGTTAAATCATACCAACCTACATTCGAGGCACTTCCTGCAGAAGCAGTCGTCGATTTATATTTGAATCTCATTGGACTAAAACTATTTGTTAGATTATACCAAGCTGTACCTTTACCTGCGCCATAACTTGAAATCGAGGGAGAAAATCTAATCTCTCCGCCAGCGTTAAAATAATATCTACCTGCATCAGCACTAGGAAATGAAATAGTAACAATATGTACTATATTTCCATTCCAATTAGAAATTGAAGGGGACACTGCATCTCCTAAAGACATCTGAGCAGAAGAGGCATTAAATCTAGTACCAGTTAATGCTGTAATTGCATTTGAATATGCTGTCCAATCACTAGCATAAATTACACCTCCAGATGAGATTGTAGCTAGAGCAGGACTATACACAGCATTTGTCTGATGAATGGATATTGACTCTATATCTGCTTTTAAATTTATTAAGTGACTAGCTGCAACATTTGCCGCTACAGCAACTTGGGAACTAGCCAGCGGTTGACCATATCCTTTATCACCCGTTCCAGTGCCTAAAATAGTGGCTACTGCACTTTGTATTCCATTATAATCTGCCGCAAGTATGGTATTTCCAACACCAATTGTCATTGTATTTTCCCTCGCTTATTTAAAGGATAACTACTTCAGTCATAGATTTACCATTTATGCATCTATAGTACTAAAAAAGTTTCCTTTTTATCACTTATATTATTTATTAAAAATTATAATGTAGCATCCTCCATTCCTGCTGTACGCAGTTTAATTACATTACTTAGCTGCCACTGCTTAACATCCAGGGCTTTTGTGATTCCTAACCACTTATTTCTGAGGAGAGCAAATTCATTGATTATTTTTTCCATATCAACTACATCACTCTCACCTTCTACATAACGGTCACAGTCTCTACTACTCAATGCTCTTTGATAATTTTCAAGATATTTACGAAAATGTTGACTTTTAAGTTGTCTTAACTCTATATTTAGGTATTCTAAAATAGCTTCGATTTCCTGTAGTTGATTAAATCTATGTTCAACTATGCCAGGCATACTTGCACTGGCTTTTTCTATATTTCCTTTAATACGTGTATCTGCTTTGGCATCTTCTAACTCACTATTAAAGTAATCTATAGCATCAGTAAGTAAGGTAATATCCCTTATTATCTTAGAATACCACATGATTAATAATCATCTTCCTCGTCATAGCCATCTTCGTAATCTTCATCTTCAGTATCATCCTCTAGATAATACTCTATAGCAGTATCAAGATCAGGATCAGTGCCTAAAGCATTTTCTAATACCTTATCCTTAATGCCAAAATCAGCCAATAAATCAACAAATCCTTCGGCAGCTAAAGCTATATCCTCTTTACGAAGGTACTCTTTAAAAAATGTCCAGGTTTCACTAATTTGTGTATCATTCATGTTCTACAGTTTCCTCTAAAATGGTTTCCTCTTTAGGTTTGATATTGGGGAAATCCTCCATTATCATATCTAATTTATCATTTTTCCATTCTTTTCTGTAATATAAATGTTCTTTACCTTGACTATCAACAAATTTAAGTCTATTTCCTTGTTGAGTTAAGATACCTTTGCCCTCAAACAAATCCACTAATCCACTATAAGGATCCATGCCTGTAGCATATGGGATCTTAATTTGAATATTTTCAAAAGGTTTAGCATATCTGGTCTTCATAATCTTACAAGCACTACGAATACCTTTTACTTCACTTACCTTATTGCCATCTTCATCCTCTTTTAGCTTGAGCTTCTTCATGGCAACTACAATACTTGACGCATAGATAAAACCCTGACCACCACTGATCTTGTCATCTGGATCAAACATATCCTGACTGGCATAGGTATGATTAGTAGCAACTAGGCCTACATTATGACTACCGAACATATTAACACAGTTACGTACCAAACTGGTCAATGCCTTAGGTTTACGACCCATATCACCTTTCATATTACCTGCTTCAAACTGATCTACATCAGTAGGAGTCAATAACATACCCAAACTATCAATAACAAACAATACTTTAGGCTTGCTATCTTCTGGCATAGCCTTATATTCTTTCATAAACTCACTAATAGTTTTAGCAACATCATCAATCATTGCCATATTCAGTTTGAGTAGTTTACTTTCGTCAGTATCAACACCTAATGCTTCTAACCAAGCCTTATCTAATGCGTTTTCACTATCAATCAATACAACAAAGATACCTTGTTCTTGAGCATTCTTAATCAAATTACCACTACAAATATAACTTTTGCCGGCACCACTTTCACCAGCAAATACAGTGACTTTGCCTAATGGAACACCTTTCTTAAAATCACTGCTAATCAAATAGTTTAGGGCATAGTTACCAGTACTGACCCAATCTGTAGGATCATTAAAACCTACGCCAAGCCCATCAATACTCTTTGTCAAAGTTTTTCGAAACTTACTTAAGTCAAACGCCTTTATCATATTATTATCCTATAATGAAAAGAACTCGAACCAAGAATCTTGTTCCCAGTCCGAGCCATATTATTGATTATTGTTGTTTATTACGATTACGGATCATAGATAAGATGTCGTTAGCACGACTTTCTGTACTCTTTGATTCGTCTGTAGTTTTAGATACAGCCTTTAATGCTGCTTTAGGTTGTGCTTTTGGTGTTTCAACTTCGTCATCGTGATCTTCAATTACTGCATCACTTGTACGACTAGAAACCATTGGATCACCGGTACGAGCACTAGCTCCGCTTGGTTTATAGTATTGTCCCCAACGATCCATGTCAAATGCTTCTCCATCCACGCTGGCTTCAAACATTTCCTTGATTACCCTAAGTTCAATCTCAGTAGGTTTCTTAGGAAGGAAATCTTTAAGATTAAACAATCCATATTCTTTCAATGCATCTTGTTCTTTCTCATTGAGTGGACGACTACGACGACTCCACTTGCTGGTGCCATAATCAGCATAACCACCTTTGCTTGATTTAATCATTTTGAAATCTACACCATTTACTACATCAGTAGGTAGATCTTCCATCTCTGGGTCCATCAAAGCCCCTTTGATAAGGGTAAAGATTTGAGGACCGATAATCAATCTACGGATAGGATTTTCTGGTATTTGATCTTCTTTAAGACCATCTTCTACTACAAAGCCTTGGAAAAGATAACTACGCTTTTTCCAATACTTACGACCCATTGATTCAAGGTTAGGATCCTTAAACCAAGGACGTACTTCATTAAGAATTGGACAGGAATCGCCGTACATTTCCATACAAGGAACTTGTACTGCTACTTTTTTGTTGTCAGTTTCACCTTTGATACCAGCGAACTCAAGTTTAATAACAGCACGTTCTACCCAAAAGAAGGTATTGTTTGGATCGCCGTCTGGAAGGAATCTTACTGTACTTTCGCCGCCTTCTTTTAAATTCCAGAAGGGGTAAATGGTGAGGTCTCCGCCTCCTGTTGAACCGCCTTTAAGTTCTTGCTCTTTAAGTTTTGCCCTAATTTCTGCCAAAGTTGCCATAGTTTTTCTCCTGTATTTGCCTATGTTTAAAATATTTGCCTATATGTCTGACACCTGTCAAACAAAACGCATACATGTTATTGTATGCGTTTGTATTTATAAAATCAAGTAAAAAGGTGTATTAATTATTGTTGTTTTGTCATTTGTTGAATTTGTTTCAACATACCTTTAGCTTGTTCTGGACTTAATTGCTCTGGATTCAATGTACCATTCATTAGATCACCCATCATTTTATTCAAATCCATACCACCCATATTTGGCATATTTCCTTGTACACCCTTCATCATATTGCCAGCTTGTCCTTGTACACCCTTCATCATATTGGTTACACTGCCACCAATATCATCTGGGTTGAATTTCATACCAAATGGTAATTTCATATTACCTGACATGCCCCTAAACTTATCCATTGCCTGATCATATCCTACTTCCTTACCATCAATCTGACCACTACTGGTATTTGATTTGGTCATATTTTGAGCAGGAATTTTACTGGTAATGTCCTTCATCATTTGATCTGGATTTAAAAATTCTTTAATTCCCGATAATTTTAAAATAGCAGCCAATTCACCACTTTCTCTAGTGACTGGCTTGCCTTTTGGTGGGGGCGCTGTGGCACCATCTGGAGGACTTGGTATATTATTGATTACTCCTTTGTAATTAGGATTAGTTGGCTTTGGTGCTGCTGATGGTTTATTATAAGCCTGTGCTCCCCCACCTGCTCGTGCGCTTCCATAATTTGGGCTCATGTGTCCACTTACAATACCTTCTTCTGTATCTCTATCAAAACTTGGTGTTTTAATACCTGATAGTTCCAACATACGAGCCTGTTCATAACGTGCGTGATGACGCTCTTTAAGTTTACTCATAATTCGACCACAGGCACCTTCTACCATACGATCAAACATTTCTGCTTTAGGATTTTTTGGGTCAATACGATATTTTTCCTTTAACTCCTTACACATCTTGGTAACAAAGCCTTCTTCACCAATAGTAAATGTACCATTGTTCTCATTGAAGAACCCACTAACACGACTAAAAATTTCATCTACTATACGGTGCATCATCTTTCCTTCCATCATAGGAGCGGCAGGATTTGGGATCATTGGTCCAGGTGCTGCTCCACCGGCTGCTGCCATAGGATCCACTGGGGGTGGGGCTACTGGTGCTGCGGCTTCAGGAGGAGGTGCTGCTGGTTCTGGAGCAGGTGGGGGAGGTGGGGGAGGAGGTGCTGCTGGTGCTGCACTTGCCCCATCAAATCCTAAACGATCACTCAAGTCTGTTCCATTCTCTGCATCATAACTTCTTAAAAACTCGTTGATGATTGGTCTAGCATCCATTTCATCTAAACCAAGATCAGCTAATAGAGCAAATGCTTTATTAAGTTTTTTCTCATCAATCATTCCAGCAACACTATCTATAGCATTTGATCCATTAGTACCTAATGGAAGTTCGCTGGAGAATAACTGTTTAAGTTGTTCCATAGCTTGATTTTGTACTTCTTCATCGCCACTAAAAACATCATCTGTTTCACTGACAATCTGATTCAAGTACTTTTCAAACATGCTAAATTCTTTAACATTTTTCATACCTTGTTGAGCAAGGTGTTTGGCACGACTATGTCCACCGTGTTTAGCTTTGTCCCCAGCTTCCTTACCCTTTTTAGGAGGATCTGGTTCAAATGGTGGATGATTGGGATTCTTAGGATCCCAAGGTTCTTTATCACCTTCTAGGATATCATCTAAACCAATTTCTTTAACAGGCAATTGAGTTTCATCAACTAGTCTATAAATATAAGGAAAAGCATCCTTAAGTTCTTCATTAAAACTACGTACAGTTAACCGATCAATCCAATCATTTAGAATATCTTCTGGTATATCATTTTTAGTTGCTACACTAAAATTTTCTTTAAACTGAACATAATGTTTTTGTACTTGTAGAGCATGTATCTCTTCTTTAATGTTGCCAATACGATCAATCACTTTAGTTTGTATATTGCCCATACTTTCACTTACTACAGGACTACGATCAACATAATTCTTAAATATTCTAAGTTTACCTAATTCTTCACTTAGGCCAATAATATAATTACCAATGTCGTCAAAAAAACTACCACCTTCACTGATGTGTCGAGCCATTGCTCTTGCACCATTTAAATGTTTAATAGGATATAAAAACCTTTCACCCATCATATTTTCAACATAGATGTGTTCAATATGCTGTGTTCTTCCATTAGGTGCGTTAAAATTAATAGGCTGCTTGTGCCTTACTATAATCTTTGCTTCACCTATCTCTTGATAACTGGTCTTGGTTGTACCAAATAATTTTGATTCATTCATGTTACCTTCCCCAACGGAATGTCTTTTTACTAGATTACTTTGACTTGGATTTTGTGCATTAAAGTTTAAGCCATGTGTTTGAGCAAACTTAGGAAGTATACTACGAATAAACCTATCCCATGCTCTATTTTGTACTTGATCAGTCCAAGTTACATCTAGTCCGGGTCCGCCACCCCCATCGTCTTTTTCATTTAAACTTACAGTTACATTAACTAATTTTTCACCATCTTCATCTACAAAGTCAAAGTTAAATTTTCTTGCATCCTCATCTGTTAAATTAACTCCATCTATAGGCTTATCATCTGCTGTACTACGCTGTAGGCTAGGAAATCTAGTCTGTAGTTGACGACCCAAATCTATAGCTATTCGTTCGAAATTTGCACTCATAGTAATATTTATTAGAAACTGCCAGAAACAAAGATTGGTAATGGTGCCACAAAATCCTCCTCTGTATGTACCCCGCTAAGGCTTTCAAATACTCTAGGATCCCAATCTGCTACTAGATTGCTCATTCTACACAGTAGTAATAGGGCACTGACAAGATCATCGTGTTCACCTTCTTTAGCCTTAAAAGTAAATCCGTGTGCTATGAATGATTTTAATTCTGTAATCATAGGGCGACTGGCTATGTCCATTTGCCCTGTTTCGATAAGTGCTTTTAACCTAGCACAAGCAGCGATTTTAGCACTATGAGTAGTATTAAATCCTTTACGAAACTTGCGTACATGACCTTTGCGTATAGGTTCGCTGACCAAGAGTCCAGGAAACTTTTCTTCTCCTTGGTCACGTATTACAACAAGTCCTGCTTCTCCTACAGTGTTATTTTCTATACTCCAGTAAATATTTGTGGGATTTACTTTTTCAGCTAGATGATCTAATATATCTTTTAATACCTTAATCTGACCCTGTATTGGAGTAATATTATGATACCACTCTGCTACTTGCTTAAATGTAGGAAGCTCAAACACTACAATAGCACTATAGTTTCCACCAGTGCCTAAACTAGGATCCAATGCTACAAGATATAGCATTTCAGGATCTATCTTACGATACCAACGTGTTTGTCCCATTTTCCAGATAGGATCACGCCCAACAAGTTCACTTAATCTAATACTATTGATTAGTGTTTCATCATAGATCAAAAACTCACAACCATATTCACGACGAAAACGTTCTTCACCAATACGACCTTGTTCTTCCCTTGCCCACTGCTCATCACGATCTGGGTGCTCATTCCAACTACAGGTAAATGGAAAGAATCCATTCAATCCTAGTTCTGCCTCATTGCCAAACTCATCAAACTTGTTATTAGCTTCTTTCCATATGTTAGCAAAAGTATCCTCATCACTATTTGGTGTGCTAGTAATAATAGCACGACCACCAGTTGCCAATGTTGGGGATATTGAAGTCCAAAACTCGTCAGCAATGTTAGGTGGAACAAAAGCGAACTCATCACAATATAGTAGGGATATGGACATACCACGACCAGTATTACCAGTAGTTGTAGCACTGACAATACGACTACCATTGTCAAATTCTATACTACCTTTGTTATAGTTTATAACACCACAACGAATAAAATCAGGGCATAATTCATAAGCATAACGTAGACGCTGCATAATCTCATATGCACCAGTGTATTTGTGTGCTGCTATAAGAATTGTTTGGTCTGGATTAAACATAGCATACCATAACAAATAACACACAGCACAGGTAGTTTTACCCATCTGACGTGGTAACATGTTTACAGTAAATCTATGATTATGATAGGCATGCATAAGCCTTACTTGAAAATCAAAAGGATCAAATAATAACTTACCTTGTACAGGATGTTGAATGTAATAAAAATGTTTACTAAAATATAGGTATCCAGTATCAGGATCGCTACATAGTAGCAAATCCTGAATCTGTTGTTCTGAAAATTTTTCTTTCTTGTGTGCTTTTTTAGTTAGTACACCATCTAACGACTTAACCATTATCGTGTTTTAACTTCTTTGTACAAATTGGATAGCTTTTTATATAGGCTTTCATGCATTGGTGGATCTGCAGGATTTCTTGCAGGTGGAAAACTAGCTTTAGGTTTATCAATTCCTTCACCACTGCCATCGAATCCACCCATACGATCTACACCTGCTACCATAGACTCATCTGGTGAGTTTTCATATTCTTCATCAATGTCTGGATCTAAAAAATCATCTGCTGGGGATTTTGATAGAGGGCTCATTTCACCTCCATCTGGACCATCTCCATGACTATGCATGTCATGATCGTCTGGACCATCCATACCTATTAATATACCTGCTGGGCCTCCATCTGGACCATCTGGTGAACTTATTCCATCATCACCTTTACCTTGTAGAATGTTTAATAATTCACGAATACCTTCTGCACCACTGGCATTCATATTAACACTCATTGTAGTTGGTCTGTCGTCTATTCCACCTAATGGGCTCATACCCATCATACCACATTCTTCGATAGGCTGTTGATTTTCTTTTAATACTTGACGTGGCTTGTCTAAATCTGCTATTGTTTTATATAATTTATTAAAGTCCATGTTAGCTCCTTATTTCTGTGCAGATCCTGTTGGAGCACTTTTTGCTAACAACTGATCATTTATACCTTTAACTTGTTCACCTTTATGACTGTTCTTTGACAGCTCTTTGATAAAGGACATTAATCTTTTTTCACCTACTTGATCTTGAGCACTAACTGATTCTAAAGGTTTAAGCAATAACGATTCACCCTTTTTACCAATTCTATTATAATCTTGTTGATTACTTTGATACTCTAAATCTTCTGATTCACTTTTTACTCTAATACGACTAGCATTAATTTGTAATTTTTCAGCTAACAATACACCCATTTCATGTGCTGTTGTTGGATAATTACAAGTAATATCAAAAATATTAACATGACTGTATCTTTGATCTGGGAAATCTAAAGGTGTTTCAGTAATTGGTGTTCTTTTAGCACCGCTTACTTTGCCACAGTCATATTTGCTCAAAGCGATACGAATTTGTTCGCTTACTTTTTTATCTACATCTCCGGCAATTTTTACCTTAAAATTATAGACTTTTGTACTCTCTGCTAGGTATTGTTTAAATGTGCTCATACTATTTCCAATATAGTATATTTATTTCATATTCTTAAGTTTCTCTAAAAGGCTATTCCTATCTGCAACTATATATCCGTCGCCAGGGATGCTAACTCCTTTGGCTGCTTCTGATTCTGCATCTTGATCTAACTTGGCCTTTTTGATCTGCAATTCTATCATTTTTAATTTTTTATCCATCTTTGCTGCTTTAGCTTCAATGGCATTTTTAAGCATGGTTCCTGCGACTTCAAAAATACGTCCGCTATAACGTGCTTCTACATTCATACCTAGATCCATTAAGTCATCATAGGCATTTGTAGCACGTTCTGCTAGGTCATCAAATTCACTATCACTTAAATCACCTAAACCTTTTACCTGAGGCAATGCAGCACTTATTTTATCAAATTCAGCAATATCACGCAGAAAGGCTTCGGGTTTTTCACGTTCAGTCTTTTCTTCCTTAACTATTTTTTTATTTTCAGGTAAGTTTAAAACTTCTTCTAATTTTTTAGTCATACCTTATTTATCTTACTCCGCCTTGGTGGAAAATATCTGTTTCATTTAATACTCTAAACTTCAGCCCACTATTTTTACACCAAGCATGAGCAGCGGCCCATTTAGCTTGATTAACAGCAAATGCAGTAGCTCTAGCACTATTGCGACCTACCTTTTCTATAAGCTGTTGACTACTAGGTTTGATCTCTATTATTTCACTAAGTAGTCTTCCTTTTTTATCCATATACTGTATAAAAAAATCAGGTACATAAATTGTCTGACGACCTGTTATAGGATTACGATAAGGTATTTTAACTGCTTCGCTAGCCCATGATTTTATATTAGGGTTGCTATCACAGAAATTCATAAAAGCCCATTCCCAGCTACTACGGTAAGTTGGACTAGTATTTCCTACATATTTTTGTGGATTTTTGGGTGTGAATTTACCCTTGGCAAATTTGCTCATTCTAAAATATTTCTATTTTCAAAAGCTTCCGAGGTTGATGTTATTTTATAACCTAATACACTGGTCTTAGTTCTATAAAAATTTAAAACCTGTGTAACAATCTGTGTTAATTGAACGTTGTCATAATTTTTTAATTTATCTAATAATTCAAATACATTGACATTATCTATTCTAGATTGATTCAATAAAGTAATTCCTACACTACGGCTAGCCTGTGTTTCAAATCCTCTGCTTTCAAAAAAGCCAATTACAGCATCAATTTGATTACTGGGGAATGTGACTTCTTCAGTGAAATAATTATTAAAAAATTTTCTAACTTCTTTGTTAGAATTTTGACTAGTTATAGGTAAATTGGTATTCATGGTAGATTTATTTGACTGGCTGTAGGACCTGAGGCACTATTTGATGTAGGGAAAAATGTACCTTTCAAACTATTAATAGCAGACCCTGCTGCAAGTAAAGCACCTCCAGTTAACAACCCTACTCCCTCTTGTTTTATACCAGCTTTAGTAAGTCCTTTAATATTTTGTGCTGTATTAGCCACTGTAGATACAGTGTTTATAATATCTGGGATACTACTAAACGCAGTGCCATTACTTATAGCACCAATTACATCTGCTGCACCTTCTATAACACCACCTACTCCAAATAGGCTGCGAGATCCGCCGCCGGCTGCACTTAGAGGACTAGGACTCTTATCATAATGCTCTTGTGCAAATCCTTTGACCTTACCTGATCTAATACTGCCTACATCATATGTAACTGCTTCGTAGGCCAATGTCATGCTACATTCTGCACCATTACTTCCTTGATCACTGCTATTAGGTGTGTCATGATTAAATGATTGTATTAAAGGGTTAATTATTTTATAACTAACATATTCACGTTTATTAAGTTGATATAACATGATATAGTCAAAAAACGGTATGACGGAATTATTATCAAATCCGTAACTTCCTGGCACATAACTCCAAGATTTCATAGCATTACGCTTATATGCTCCTGCCATATTACCAATACTAGGATCACCATAATAATACATATAATATGATTGCCATAATTGATTAACTATATGATTACGATCATCATGAAATCTTAATGTTAATGGGCTAAGATTATGGCTCATTTGTACAACTTTTTTTCTATTATATTGATTTACTGTAGCAGTCTTAAAAGTAAACTTGGGTAAATCTACACTTTTAACTAGTAGGCCAATTTCTGTAGCATGCCTCTCTGTTAACATTTTATGTACAAGAGCACTTTTGTTGATACTAAAATAAACGTGATATAAAAACTTAGATTTAGGAGCTAGTCTATATGTATCATCAACAAAGGTACGAGCTGCGTGTTGCCAATCACCCATTTGGCCTTTGGGTCTTAGGAAACCGCTGCCTGCGCCGTCTAATAATCCTGTAAATGGTCCTGCCATAATATTATTTAGTATATTGAATTAACTGCTATTATATTGAATAGTCAACAAAAAAGGGCCTAAGCCCCCTTTTGTGTACGCTATTTTTAGCCCGAACCAGTTGCCATAGTACGTACAGTTCTTCCAATAGCAGCACCAACGCCACTGCCTTGTGGGATTTGTATACAATTATCTACCTGAATGGTCAGATCAATGGTTTGTGGAGCTGCTTCACTATAACTTAATGATTGCCAATTAGCCTGCTGTATATAGCAACCATAGCACTCCCAGGTTTCTAAAACGGTTGGAATATGTATTCCATTTCCACCTTCTGTTATTTCAATACGCATTAAGAACTTATAATCAATACCGCTAGCAGCACTGGCTTGCTCGAAGAAATCGAACTGTTTCTGCATTTGCTCACCGATCAACTTACTAACAATACCTGTAGCATCGTCACGTAGACTAACTGCTATTGGATTCCAAGTTGGCTTACCAGCATAATTAATCTTGCTGTTATAAGTCTCAATGACCATATTTTGAAACTGTACAGTTGGCTTGGCAGCAGTTTGTACTTGCTTGGTCAATTCTGTTGATGGTGTGCTTACTCCAAAATTCTCAAACATAATTCTAAAACGATATTTGAGTTTTGGCATCAACATGCCTTGACTGCTGGCACTGGCGTCTGTTGCTAGTGGAACTGTAAATCTATTTAATGTTGCGATTGCCATATTTGTATGCTCCGTTGTTAATATTTATGCCTTATAGACCAGCAATTTCACCTGTGTTTTTCAATCTCAGTGGGATGTATATAAACTCAACTGCTTTAACTGGTTCAATAGCAATATCAACATACAATTCATTTCTATCGATTCTACTAGGTGTATTATTTGACTCATCGCAAACTACAATGTAGTCATATAGTGCTCGTTGACCTACTAGCTCTAATAATAAACTTTCTGCTGCACCTTTGATTTCATCTCTTGTAATCTTATCGTTTGGTTCAAAGATATATGGCTTAGCCAGTATGTCTAATTGTCTACGTAGATAAACAACAAGTCTAGCTACATTAATACGATCTAGAGCACTAGCGTTTTTAGCTCTTGTCTTTTGACCATAGTTAACTAAACCTACACCTGTAAAGAATGTAATTGGGTTGATCTTTACTTCATACAGTGTATCACGCTGTCCTGTATTTAGAGCAACAACTACAAATTCTCCTTCATCATCAATATAGCCTACATTACTAGCATTGCTGATGCCTCCTCTACGTGTTCCAGCTGGTGCGAACCATGGATAACTTACGCTATCACTTAGAGCAATAGTTCTAAGCATCATGTGACTTGGTGGAACTACAATGTTATTACCGTTTAGATCACTTGTGAATCCCCATGGATAGAACATGCCCATATATTCGTCATAACTAGGAGCACCTTTTTCATTATCCTCTACACTTAATCTTAAATTATCACCCCAAGCTTTCAAGCTTGTAGCATCTGGAGTTAATCTAGCTGGTGTGTCGCCTACAACAAATGCTGTTAAACCACGATCAAAGTTCAAATTGATCATTTCACCTATTAGCTCTGGATATCCTGGGCAAGCAATTAAGTTGAATACTCTTGCTTCTTCTCGTATATCACGTGAGCTATTTGATACTGCTTGTAGTGCTTGTACAACAACTCTACGCTGTGCATGACGTCCAAAATATCCAGCACCATCTTCTTGATTGCCACTAATTGTTACCCAACGATGTGGATAATAATCAGTCATTGACTCATCAATCATTATAGCATTTGGTCCCAATACTTGATATCTTGTGTTTACTTCGTTTACGTCAATATAGTTCTGTACAAATTTCTTAACATTAAATCCACTACGACGCATATTCCATAGTAACATACCTTTTGGATATAGTGCAGGATCAGGACAATCTGGATCTACAAAGTCACTGGTTAATAGATCAGCGATTGAGCTTTCCTTATAACCTGCATTGGCTCCTTCTACTGTCCATCTAGCATCAGCAAATAATACACCGTCTTCACTACTTTGATCAGTCTTATCTACTGCTACCCATTTTGTAGCTACAGTTCCTGGACGGGTAGTGTCAAATCTATAAATCATTGGATAGTTATCAATATCACTAGTATCTATCCATAGGTCACCGTCTACTAGAGCAGTTGCTCCATCACTCTGTGTTAATGGTTTTGTAGCTCTAACTTGTGGACCATTTGGATCTGTGTTACTAAATGCATTTCTATAGCCTACCCAATTATTACCATCATGAACCATAATATCTACTTGATCTGTTACACTGCTATACCATAATGTTTGATCTTTGGTCAATGATGTAGGAGCTGTTATACTAGCTGTAAATCTCAATGGTTCCCAATGGCTAATTTCCCAATTTGGCTGAAATGTTGCTGATGGATCATCAAAATCACTAGCATGTAGATTAGCGTTCTTTTCACTGGCAAATAAAATTGTAAATATTTTTTCTATTGTAGCCTTGCTTTCCTCAATACGAATATCACCGCCTAATAAATGCTGAACAGTTAATCTATTCTGATCTGTAACTAGAGCTTTTACATTAGTAAGCGCAGTTTCATTATTAATTTGTGTAGCAATTTCTTCTGCATCTGCTGCTGTTCCTGTTAAACTTACACGAATAGTTACAGGTGCTGCATAAGTTTGACTACCTGCTTTAGTCTCTTGTATTGCAAAACTAACATTAACTGGAGATAATGTAGTACCAGTCAATGTACCTGCTGTAATTATTTTACTTGTTATACTAGTTATACCACTTGTGCTCTTTCTATAAAATCTAAAATCTGCACTTAAAGGACCAAGATCATTACTTGGGTAAGTATATAAGTATTCTGTTTGATTTGTCTTAACATATATACTGCCTAAAGGCAATCTTTCACCACCTGATTTATCTAAACCATATATGGCTGCTGCTGCATTTGGATATAATGGGCATGTCATTGTTTCAAATACTTTAGCATCACTGTTATATTTCTTTAAAGCAAATTCTGCACCGCCATTAGCTGGTGTAGTTTTTAACCAAATACTACCAGTTGGTCTAGGAGCTGGATCTGTTGCCTTAAATAAAGGAACTCTTGTATGAGGAGCAATTTCTAATTTTGGACTAAAATATTCACCTTCTGGAATACCTAAATTTGTACAGGCTGTACCACTTAGACTAAACTGTCCAGTTACTGAATATAACGCTAGTCTACCTGTGCTGGTAACATCTGCTCTTACAAGTGTTGGTGCCCAAGCATTAATTTGAGCTGCTATAGTTGTTGCTGTAGTGCCGCTGATAGTAATTGTTTCACCTGAATCTAAAAAATCACCATCACTGTTTCTATCTAATTTAAGATTTAGTCCTGCTGCTGAACTTATATTGTCTTTGGTACTGATTGCAGCAAAAACTCTGCCTGTTGAATCTATACCTTCAGCTGGCCAACTTAATCGCCAGTCATCTGAACCTACAACTACCCAACTTGTCTTATTTCTATACCATAGCTTATCAGGACCGCTATAACTTGTACTAAGATTCATTCTACTTGTAATAGCATAATCACCTACAGTACCTACACTGCCTAAGGGACCACCCGTTGAACTATCAATCTTATTTGATTCAGTTACTAATAATGGTTGTTTTTTAGTAAATGATTGACCTCTACCTACACCTTTAGCATCGCCATTCCATTCAAAAATACCCCAACTACTTTTGATTAGGTCAAACCAATATGTTCCACCTTCTGGATTTGCCTGAGGAGCCAATGCTTTAGCATTAATAGCACCTAGATCAATATCTGCTCTAACAACATATGCTCTGTTGCTTACACCTAATAAACTGTAAGCAGCCTGCAAACCATACTCATTTTGCTCTCCAGCATGAATAGGATTGTTATTTGAGTCTGTTTTGAAAACTGGGATACCAAATGTTTCTGCAAGGTCACGCTGACTAGTAATTAAGTATGCTAGTCCTGCATTTGCTTTTAATGTGCCTTTGGCTATTCCTGTGTTAGCACCATTTGCTTTATTTTCTGCAGATGCTACAATAATTAAGGGTACGGTACTTGGGGCAGCTGGTGTATAAAAACTTTCGTCGATAACGGTGACTGCTACGCCAGGTGAATTTAGTTGGGCCATTGTTAGATTTCTCCTAAATCTTACTCAATATATTTAGCGTAAAACGGCAAAAAACATCGAGTTGACTAAGGAAAAATGCTATTTAAGCAGTAGTGGAATATATAAAAGCAACCTTTTTATCATAATCAAAAGTAACTTTATTCAATATAATACTTTCAATTTGATTATATAAATTATTTAAACTGCTATTATTATCAATAACAATATCAAACTCTGTACCAATCCATTTCCATTCGCTAGGATGTATACCTAAATTCTGCATATACTTGCCTGCATTTAAATTGCCTTGATTAGCGTCTAGAGCAATATCATACCAATTAGGCAACTCACCTCTTTGTACCCATATGATAATACCATCGTTTTTCTTAATAGCCTTAATTTCATTTGGGAATCTACAATCACTAATTACTACATTGTCCTCACTATTACGCAGTTTATTTTCTAAACTAGCGATCCATATATCATCATGAAATCCTTGACGACAAACTTCAGTCCCCCAATTTTGTAATACCCAACGTGGAGTGATTTTCATTCCTAAACGATTGCTCCACCAAAAATCCACTTGTTCACGCCATTCTCTACTCTGCTTAGTACGACCTTCTAACATGTCTCGATCCCAACCAAACACAGCAGCTACCGCATCTTTCAAACTACGGGCAAAACTTTCTCTACGAAACTGATGAAGATTAACAAGATAATCAGCGATAGTATCTTTACCGCTACCAATTAAACCACAAATTCCCACTACCATAGTCTACTCCTTTGTACAATAGTAATTAAATTCTTGATGTAAGTCAAGAATAATTTTAACCAATAACAAGAGTATACCCTGTACCACCTGCTACATAAGTATCAACTTCTTTCTCTAATTTTTCAATTTCTTCTTTAGCAGCATTTTTTAAATCCGCACCATTTAATCCACCAGCTCCACCTGGGCCAGCTATTTGACCAAACTTACTACGTGCTTCTCCTAGCATTAATTTACAATTGGCCAAAGTATAATCTTTGAACCATTGACTAGCATAAGTGTCCTGTAATAAGATATAATCTGGTCTGTGATTATAACCTCTGATTAAGACCTGTTCACCATCCCCATAACTACGTTGTAAAATACGTAGAGTATGTGTAGTTGGTATCCATTGAAATTCAATAAAAGCACCAAACATACGCCCTACTAGTTTTTGATATTGAGCAAACATATCATAAGTAGCTATACCACCTAACATAGTACTATTCAGTAGATATGTGTTTGTATAGGCTAGATTGAATGGTTCAAACTGTGTACCACCACTACCACCTGCTGTTCTACTACCTATGGTACGTCGAAATATGCTGCGTACCTCTATAATTTCTTTGGGTAATCTGTAGTCGTTAGTATCTTCTTTCAACTCTAAAAAATAGTAAGCTTCTTCTACAGCATTTGGACTTTTTTGACGATACTTGGCCAAGGCACGATCTAGAGCTATTTCATAGTGATCTGGATCAAGTTCCACATCGACCATACCGTCACCTAACATTAATCTACAATATTTGTATATTTTTTCACGCTCTTGTAATGTAGTCATATTTGCTGTCTCCATGATATTTATCTGCTGATAAATACCTTATGCCCCGCATAAGTTTATATCGCCCAGAACGTGGAAATGATTACAAATTCATTGATCGTCAAATCAGTGAAATGTTTACTGTTGGCGGAACAGATTTTCATCTACACAAATATATTGGTGTGAATACGGCTCCAGAAAATGCCACAGCAGATCAGCCTCACTATGCTGAAACTAAAGAAAGCAATATACAGGATTTAATCCTATTGGAGAATCGTGACAGAAAATATGATCCCAGCATTTATAAAATAAGGGCTCATTACCAAGTACAAAATTTAGATTTTAATCTTAGTCAATTTGGTTTGTTTATAGATAATGATACTATTTTTGCTACAGTACATATAAACGATTGGATACGTACCGTGGGGCGTAAACCAATTAGCGGTGATGTATTTGAAGTGCCTCATCTTGTAGACGAATATGCTCTAAATGATTATAATATAGCACTACCTAGATACTTTGTCATAGAGGATGTTAGTCGTGCTAGTGAAGGATTCAGTCAAACTTGGTGGCCACATTTATACAGATTAAAACTTAAGAAAATAGTAGACGGTCAAACATTTGCTGATATATTAGATAAACCTGCGGGTGAAAATACTAATCAAACACTACGTGATATTCTAAGTACGAAGTCTATAGAACTACAGGTCAACGAAGCCATCATAGCCCAAGCAGAAGCTGACACTGCTAAAAACGGATTTGAAACTAGACAATTTTATACTCTAGCAGTTGATCCAGTTAGTGGTGATCCTATAATTGAAACTGCTGATCAAATGAGTATAGACGCTAGTAATACGGGATTAGATTCAAGTAGACTATTAGGCCGTGCCACACGTAGCGGTTATGCTGGTTATTTGCTGGGAGATGGGTTCCCGCCAAATGGATATGAATTTGGTCACGGTATAACTTTTCCTAATAATGCTTACTTAAATGATTACTTTTTAAGAATAGATTTTAGTCCAAATAGACTTTTTAGATTTGATGGTCAGAGATGGGTTAAGGTGGAGGATGCTATACGTCATACTCTAACCAGCACAGATGCTAACTTTGCTACACCAAGAGGTGTTTTCAATGAAAATACATCTTATGTACTTAATGATTTAATAAATTATGGCAACGTTCAATACATAAGTATAGTACCTAGCACAGGAAAGAATCCTATAGACTTTCCTAATTTTTGGAAACAGGTTAGAACTACACAAAAAACAGGCTTTATTAACAATGTTAATGCCAGCGTTATTAATGGAGAACTAGTTCCAGAACGCCAAGCATTGAGTAAGGCTCTAAGACCTAAGGCAGATTTATAATGCATATCTATAAGTTTACTCATATTGAAACAGGCAAATGTTATATTGGACTCGAAAGGACGGTGGTGCTATGAAAGGAAAGTATCAATCAAAAGACACAAAAGAAAAAATGAGAGATGCACATTTAAAATCAACTCATTGTCGAGGTAAAACATGGAAGCTCGTAGATGGTAAACGTGTTTGGATGGAGGCCTCGGTTTAACGCCGTTGAATTATTATTCAGTTTTTCTATGATGGTCAAATAAGAAGATATCTAGTACAAACTATACGACTATTAAGTAAATTTGTAGTTAAGTATGGAGATGGTAGACTAGTACCTGTACCTGTTATGTATGGTGACATGGATCGTCAAGTGGCCAACATAATTAAACAAAATAGTGAAAATAAGATAAACGGTGCTCCACGTATAGCAGTTTATATTTCACAATTAGAAATGGATAAGGAACGTCTCGCTGATCCTACATATGTTGGCAAAGTACATATTAGAGAACGTGCTATAGAAGATGGTGTATATACCAGTTCAGAAGGTGCTAATTATACAGTAGAAAGACTTATGCCTAGTCCATATAAACTCACTGTAAAAGCAGACATTTGGGCAGGAAACACAGAACAAAAATTACAGATCCTTGAACAAATACTAATGTTATTCAACCCTAGTTTAGAAATACAGACTACAGATAATTATATTGATTGGACTAGTCTCAGTGTAGTATATTTAGAACAAGTTGATTTTAGTAGTAGACAAATACCAGTTGGTCAGGATAGTCCAATTGATATAGCCAGTTTAACCTTTAGTATGCCTATCTGGATAAGCCCTCCTAGTAAGGTTAAGAAATTAGGCGTTGTTCAAACTATAATGATGGGTATGTACACTAATATAGGTAGTCCAGCAGAAGGATATTTAGAAGGGTTTGGGCTAGATCCAAATGAAGGAACTAGACCGTTATATGATCAAGTACCAAATCCTATCAGTGTTAATATTATTGATTATAGCCTAATAGTTTATAGTGGTAAAGCTAAAATTTTTTCACCCACTAAAGAGGGTCATTTACAACTACGAATAACTGAAACTGGTATAGACAGCACTATGAATGTAAGCTGGTATGAGATAATGGAAAAATGGCCCAATGCTTATAAACCAGGATTAAGTAAAATATTTCTAATTCAACCTAGTGGGTTTGAAGTAATAGGTACTATTGCTATTAATCCTTTGGACCCAAGTATATTAGATATTAATTGGGATCCAGATACTTATCCTAGTAATACAGACATAATTACAGGTTATAGAAATAGTGCAGGAACTTTTGATGCTATTATTGATCCGCAAACCAAAGGTCCAAATCATGGCTTACCAATTCCTAGTATAGGAACAAGATACTTAATTATTAATAATATAGGCGGTGGAGTAAGAGAAACTCTTATTGCTGATCGTGTAAGCAATAGAATAGATACCAATGTAGATTATAATAGAGTAAGAGGTATAGAAGTTTATGTCAATGATGTGGCTGTAAGTTTTAGTGATCTTGACATAGATAGTAAACTAGTTATAAGATTAACTAGAGATGCTGATATAGATGACATAATAACCTATGTTTTATATGTTGATCAAGATGGCCCAGATGCTTGGAAAAATTTAAACGGTACAGATTTTATAGCCAGCACAAACGATATTATTGAATGGAACGGATCTAAATGGTCTATAATATTTGACAGTCAAGCTAATAGAGATAATATTAAATACCTTACTAACATACATAGTAATGTACAATATAAGTGGGATGGTATAAGCTGGGTTAAAAGTTTTGAGGGCGAATATAGAAAAGGTAGCTGGCGATTAATTTTATGAAAGATTTAATTGTTTGTAGTGGTGCATTATTTTACGCAAAAAAAACTGAAAAAATTTTATTACTACAAAAAGCAAATGGACGACATAAAGGAACTTGGAGTCTAGTTGGTGGCACTGCTCAAAACAACGAAAACCCTTGGAAAAATCTTATAAGAGAAATAGAAGAAGAAATAGGATTTATGCCAGAAATTAAAAAAAGTATGCCCTTAGAAACATTTGTTAGCAATGATCTAGTGTTTAATTTCCATACTTTTCTTTGTGTAGTGGATAAAGAATTTATTCCTAGCTTAAGTAGTGAACATATAGGATATAGTTGGACTACAATTGACTATGCTCCTAAACCTTTACATCAAGGACTACGCAGTAGTTTCAGTAATAGATTAATTAGGAATAAATTACAAACTGTTTTTCAAGTAATGAATATAATCTAAAAACCTATATATTTTTTACGAAGAAATTCTAAATCATATCGTTGTTCAGTTAAATGATGTGCCTGCCCTAACCATGGTTCTACTGTGGGCCAACAGGTACGCCAGTGTTTATCCCATTTTGCAGTAAGATATTCAATGTTAAGATCTCTTGCATCATCTAATTTCTTCATTATCTCTGGATCGTGTCTGCGTGTGTTACCTCCGTGGAAATGATATTCAGTCTTGTCGCCATTACCATGTAAATAATTTTTAGTTAATCCTAGCTTTTTCTTTACACCTTGATGCATCATACGCATAATATAGTCATCATCTTCACTGTAAGCTGGGTACATGTTCTCATCAAACAGTCCAAATTTAGCTACCAAGTGATCACGCATTAAAAATAAATCCCAACTACCTACATTAAAATCACCTTGGCATGCGTGTACAATGCCTATCTCTGGATCTTCTGTTACAGTGTCATACATTTCTTTTAATAATCCAGGACCAAATGCTACATCATCATTTACAATAATCCAATAAGGTGCCATCATATAACTTTTAATTATGAGATTCCAACTTGCAGGAACTCCTAAATTACAAGGCATATGAATTACATGTACCTTGTTAATATAACGACGTTTAATTTTGGCTAGTGAGTCTAAATTTTCTGTAATTTCACCTCGACCATTGTTATTGATAACAAGAAAATTTTCCACAGGAAAATCTACACTGGCTAATAAACGTTCGACCCAATGTGTTGTAAAAACTACGCATGTACCTATTACTGGAATCATAAAAATTATCCTGCTAAAATATAATCTTCGCCCTTTTTAACTACTTGACGGCGATCTTTCATCACTAACAATACATCCTTATCTATATAATCTGGATGTACATACCAATCTTCATAAGTTCTCCATTCATCTGGGGCGATATCATTTACCACTAGTACATAACCTTTTGATTGTATATACTCCCTACTTTGCTCACGTAGTTCTTTACGATCTGTGTTATAATAATCATGCTCATAAGTGATTACTTTAAACTTATAATCATCAAAAGGAATACGTTTTAATATTTCAAATGTTACTTCTGGTGGGTCACAATCTAATTGAAGATAATCTACTGCTGGTCCTAGGTTTAACTCTCTAATAATTTTACTATAATCAATTTCCAGTGCGTTTTTAATTAAAAATGGTGTTTTACGTTCTGTACTAACTTGCCTTTCATCCAAATCAATACTGATGCCTCTCCAATCAAACTGCTTTTCTAATAAGGCAGTATTGTTTCCATAAAATGGTCTACCTGCTCCTACCTCAATAAAAGTACCTTCTCTCTTACCTTTAAGTACACTAAGTACAAACATATCTTGATATGCTTCACTATAGTTTGTTTCAATGTTTTCAGCACCTGGAAATTTGAATCTTAACTTGGAATATTTAGATTTGTCATATGCATCAAATGGTATTTCAACATACCCGCTCATAAATTTTAAATTATTATAAACTATTTTTTTATATTCATCTGGTAACTGTCTACTACGCATAAGACCTTTAAAAATAGTACGACTTTCATCACACAGGCCACAATTATAAGCACTTAATGCTTTTTGAAAACGTAAATGATCTTTGCCTAAATAACTTAAATCTGTTCTCAAACCTGCTTGAACATTATCTGCTACGCTTTCGCCAATGCTAGCAATCATGTAAGTGTCATTCCAATGTCCATCATCTTGTTTATATTCATAGAATCTACTTAGATGATAATATGCTTCTGGTCTGGAAGGTATAATACTTACTGCATGTTGAAGCAATCCTTTTACAGTAAAGTTTCTACTGCCCTGTCTTTCAAAACAAATGCTGGCTCTAATTAAACATTCATACTTTAATAAGTCATCTACAGCACGTTCAGCAGTTCTTAGGTAATAACTTACTGCACTGGCATGCTGACCCATCTGATCATACTCTAAAGCCATCATAAAATTTAGTTCAGGATCTGATGGATTTTGTAGATAATTCATCAGATTAGTTTGTAGTTTTGTGTTATCAAGCATAATGATCTATATCCAATATTTTTAAATGTCTTATATCAACATTTCCAAGAAAATAATAATTGTTGACTAGTATAAGATGTAATATTCGTTCACCAAAAAAATCATAAAATCTTACCTGCTGATTTCTTCTATATATTTCAGGTAAAAAATTAGCATAATTACTATGGAACTCAAATAATATTTGAAATAATACTTGACAAATACGATTAAAAGTTGTTCTATCTGCTGTAAACATATGGAATGGAATAAGATACTTATATGATCTAAGCTGATTGATCATTTCAGTAGTAATAGGAATACGATTATCACCGGCAAGTCCATACAATAACTGCCATCCTAAACTGTTATGACAATGACTAAAGTGATCATACACACTGTTAACATTAGGAGCATGTCCTTTTATAGCTGTAACTATATCTTTAGCCTCTGGTATAAACACTGTGTTTGGTCTAAGATTAAAATCTTCATCCCAAAATATTCTATATGTGTTTGTTCCCTTATATTCATGATCAGTATTTTTCCAAACCCAATATAATCCTGTAAGACTACCAAAATCATTGTTCATATGACTAATATGCTCACCAATATGATCCATAAGAAATCCACGATTCTGCATATTCAAAACATCAATATGGTTATAATTGACCGAACCACACATTAGGTTACGTTGGTCATACTGATTTTTTTTTGGTTCTTTGCCTACATAGCAAAGACAATACATTCCTAAGTCTTGCATAGTTGTAATTATCTATGCTAGTATTATATAGGAATTTTTTATTTTGTCAATATCAAGCTAAACGTATTATTGTCAATCTAGTTCCAGTAGCACTGGGACTACCACCATTAACACGTAGGTTACTATTCATATACCATGTCATTGTATCGTTTATTACAAATTGAATAATTTCACTAACAGTTCCTCGCTGTGCTCCATTATTTAGAATTTGACAATATTTTATTGTATCCAGTCCATTTTTCCTTACCCAACAATCTATTACAGGATATACACCAGCATCAATTAGATCAGTCACGCTATAATTTATTAAAATTTGATAAGTTCCACTAGCACTAAAGGTAAATGTACCATTACCAGCACCATTCATTGTACCAAAACTTGATCCATCTGTAAATGTAGCACCAGCTGGTAAAGTGACTATGCCTGGATTATTATTAAAAGTTTGATCACTGCCCTTATAATATGCTTGAATACTGGCAAGACCAGGGTTTACCCATGCTACACCAGTTACAGTACTAGCTAATAACTGACCTTGTAGCCCTGCTGTACCACCTGCTGTGACAGTTCCTGTAAGAATACTATCATTTAAGGTAGCAGTATTTAAAGTTTTATTGGTTAATGTTTGAGTAGCTGCTAAACTGACCACTTGACTAGCTGTATTTGATAACCCTGTTTGCCCGTATACATAAACGTCATTAGCATGTACCTGAAGTTCTACTCCTAAACCTCCTTTTACCTGTAAAGCACCTGTAGTTTTTGTAGTACTGGCTGTGTTGGCTGTTACTAATACTCTGCCGCCAGTGGCTGTAAGGGTAATGTTTCCAGTATTTTTAACATTGGCCAGTGTAAAATTTACACTTGATGTAGATATTGTAGGATTATCCTCTAGTGTTTCGATATCAATATAATCACGATCTCCGCCTTCTGTATAGTTAGGACCTACTCTTACTTTAGCAAAAGGGTTTTGAATCACTAAACTATAACCTGTAAGTTCTGTTTCCGTTGGATTTCCATTTACAATAGTAGTATCTAAATCATTTAGATAAACTGGTCCATTAATATATGCTGCTCCGCCTACTCCTATCCCACCTGTTATTACTGCTGCACCTGTTATTTGACTAGTTGAAACTGTAGCATTGGTTACTCTAAACAATCCACTGGCATTTAATGTCGTAAATGCTCCAGTGCTGGCTGCTGAACTACCAATAGGTGTAGATTGAATACTTAAGGCATCAACTATACCAGTTACATTAAGATTACCACCTATATTAGTTGTACCTGCAATACCAACACCACCATTTACTACCAATGTTCCGGTAGTAGGATCTGTACTAGGAACATTAGATGACAGTGTAAGCACACCAACACCATCTAATGTAAGTTTGTCAATTACGCTTGCACCATCAAAATCATGATATCCAATTATCACTTTATTATTAGCGTTGCTTGCGTCATCAATTAATTTAGTTACACGCCAAGCACCTTTGGTAATGTCATCTCTTGACCAAACTGTTCCATTATAATTAAGATTACTAGTCCAATCAAATCTATTATTTTGTATAGTGTTAAATCTTGTATTGTAACTAGTAGATACTTGACTGGTTATAGTTATACTATCAGCATTAGTTGTTAGATTAATGTTAGGATCTTTGATTAATGGATCAAGAATAGTTTTATTAGTCAATGTTTGAGTAGTATCTATGCCTACTAATGTTGTAGTATGATCAGGCAATAGTATTTTTTGATCAGCACTAGAACTAACTACACTTAATCTTGTTTCAAAACCATTGGCAGTATCAGAATCTTCAAATATTATATTTGATCCTACATTACTAGTGAAGGTCATAGCACCCGAAACTGTGCCAGCAGTAGTGCTAATAGCTGTTCCACCCATGGTTGTACTTAGAGTAAACTGACTGACTCCATTAGTTGCTGTTATAAAATATATAGAACCTGCTGAATCGTAAGATGTTATTACTCCATTTCCTCCATTACTTCCCACTACTCTAACAGCATCATGTATATTGAATACTACCTTATCAAATCTAGCACCAACTACAGTTCCTACTGAAGTTGTTACAGCACTACCTCCTAAAGTTGTGCTTATAGTGAATTCTGTTGTGCCATTTGTAGCAATAATATAATAAGTTGTACCTGCACTGTTGTAACCTGTGATAGTTCCTGTTCCTGTATTAGCTCCACTAACATATATTCTATCACCGATATTAAAACTATTAGAACTACAAAATATTTTACCACTAGCTCCAATACTAACACTGCTTAAACTGAATGGTGTACAAGTAAATGAGCCAGATGATCCTATTGCCGTACCTGTTAAGGTATAACTAAAGGGATTTAGTTTTGGTTCTGTTACTACAGGCTTGGTCAGTGTCTTTAATATTGTTGTTTGAGTACCATTTAGAGTGAGGTAATTACTGAGATCTTGTGTCAATCCTTCAGGACCAGCTACACTAAATGTTATACTTACTGGTTCATTATCTGGAAAATTCTCTTTACCTGTTTCTACCCTAACTATAGCAACTCCTATCTCAAACCAACCTGTATGGTCTGTTATAGTTTTCATTTCATAGATTTGAAAATAATTAGGATCATTCTCCTTTTCTATTTTAATGAAACCTCTACGATTATTATTACCATAACTACTTAAAGAATTTATAAAACTACTAATAAGATTATAATTTGGTACTCCTGGAGGATATACTCCATTAACAATATAGTTTGGGTCACCTGCAATGCTATAACCACTAATAACTAAATTAGTTGTAGTACTCATTCCTGCTAGGAAATCTCTTGGAAATCTTACGAAGCCGCTGCCTGGGTTACTAACAAATGCACTTTCACTGACTCTATAATGAAATTTACTGGCATCAAGTACAGCAGGTGGTACCCAACTAACTGTGCCATTACCATTAGTCCTCAATATCCAATTAGCTGCTCCACCGTTGGGAAAGGCACTAACACCAGTAGTACCAGTATCCAACCATAAAAGTTTAGTGGCTATGTTACCAAAATAGTCTCTAGGTTGAGTATCAGCAACGTGAATACTCTTTGAGATGACTGGACTGCCGTTAAGGATCAGACCATCTTCATCGGTGCTTAATAAATGCGCTGGGCCCGTCTGATCTAAATTAATTGTCATCTCTAATCATCTCCTTATTACAATTGTGCTACTCTACTTTGGAAGTCTGCGAAATCTGCGCTGGCTGCTACCACGCTCTTAAATGTGGCCAGTGACAGTGTTCCAATAGTTCCGTCTATACCTTGTGCTCCAGTTGAACCTTGTGCTCCGGTTGAACCTTGAGTACCATCTGTACCTTGTGGTCCTGGTAATCCCTGTAAACCTGTATCACCTGTAGTACCTTGGGCACCTGTAGCACCATAGTATCCTTGGAAGCCTTGTATACCTTGTTGTCCCTGTATACCTTGTTGTCCCTGTGTACCTTGGATACCTTGTTGTCCCTGTGTACCTTGGATACCTTGACGACCTTGTATACCTTGTTGTCCCTGTATACCTTGTTGTCCCTGTGTACCTTGGCTACCTTGCGTACCCTGCTGCCCTTGGATACCTTGCGTACCCTGCTGACCTTGGATACCTTGCGTACCCTGCTGACCTTGGATACCTTGTTGTCCCTGTGTACCTTGCTGACCTTGGATACCTTGTTGTCCCTGTGTACCTTGTTGTCCCTGTATACCCTGTTGTCCCTGTGTACCTTGTGTACCTTGTTGTCCCTGTATACCTTGTTGTCCCTGTGTACCTTGGATACCTTGCGTACCCTGCTGACCTTGTATACCCTGTGTACCTTGTTGTCCCTGTATACCTTGTTGTCCCTGTGTACCTTGGATACCTTGACGACCTTGTATACCTTGTTGACCTTGGATACCTTGGATACCTTGTTGTCCAGCTGGATCAAAAGTTACTATTACTCTTTGACCGGCAGTGGGCGAACTACCATCTGTATCTACAAATGTTACACTTAGACTATACCATGTTGTGTTATTAGTTACAGCAGTAAGTGTACCTATCCATCTTACACCTGGATTACCTTCAGCAGTTAGTGTAACTGTTCCATGATAGCTATTAGCAGTTCCATAGTTAGTAAATGAGCTTAACCAAGTTGCACTAGCATTACCATCTGCATCAGTAGCACTGATATTAATTGTAGTACTTGTTCCTGTTGTAGTCCAAGCACGACCTAGAGCAACATCACTTGCACCTGGGTCTACTACTGTGTTACCTGCATCCCATAAGTATGGTTTACTATTACCGCCGGCTGTACCAACAATACCTTGGATACCTTGACGACCTTGTATACCTTGTTGACCTTGGATACCTTGTTGACCTTGGATACCTTGCTGTCCTTGGATACCTTGCTGTCCCTGTATACCTTGTTGTCCTTGGATACCCTGGATACCTTGTTGACCTTGGATACCTTGCTGTCCCTGTATACCTTGCTGTCCCTGTATACCTTGTTGTCCTTGGATACCCTGCTGACCCTGGATACCTTGAATACCTTGAATACCTTGACTACTAATTTGATCCCAGTTAGCTGATTGATTTGGTGTTCCAGTAGCTCCACTTCCGTTGGTACTTGTATGAGCAACTTTACAAATATAACTTGTACCTTGATAGAACACCATATCATTTACAGCATATGCTGTTGCTGCAAATGTTGTAGTATAGTTACTCCATACACCTTTCCAAGTTACACCAAAACCTTGTATACCCTGAATACCCTGCTGACCCTGAATACCCTGCTGACCCTGAATACCCTGTTGTCCCTGGATACCTTGTTGTCCTTGGATACCTTGCTGACCTTGTATACCTTGTATACCTTGTTGTCCAGCTGGGGCAAATGCCACGCTCATTCTTGTGTCTAGAGCAGGAGCAGTGCCATCAGTCTCTATGAATGTACAAGTAACAGCATAATATGTAGTTTGATTGCTGACAGCAGTTACACGACCAATTAAGCGTTTTGTTGGGTCACCGTTTACAAACAGGCTTAATGTGCCAAAATAACTACTGCTTGTACCAAATCCACTTAATGAGCTTAACCAGCTAGTTGTTGTATTTCCATCAGCATTACTATTGTTTAGATATACACTAAAGTTTGTGCCAGCTGTCCAACTTGTGCTTATTCTAACTTTGTTAGCTGTTGTTCCTGCTGCTGTTGATGATGAATCAAATAACCAATCTTGACTGTATCCACCAGCTGTACCATATATACCTTGTATACCCTGTTGTCCTTGGATACCTTGTTGTCCTTGGATACCTTGTTGTCCTTGGATACCTTGTTGTCCTTGGATACCTTGTTGTCCCTGTGTACCTTGGATACCTTGCTGACCTTGTATACCTTGTATACCTTGTTGTCCAGCTGGGGCAAATGCCACGCTCATTCTTGTGTCTAGAGCAGGAGCAGTGCCATCAGTCTCTATGAATGTACAAGTAACAGCATAATATGTAGTTTGATTGCTGACAGCAGTTACACGACCAATTAAGCGTTTTGTTGGGTCACCGTTTACAAACAGGCTTAATGTGCCAAAATAACTACTGCTTGTACCAAATCCACTTAATGAGCTTAACCAGCTAGTTGTTGTATTTCCATCAGCATTACTATTGTTTAGATATACACTAAAGTTTGTGCCAGCTGTCCAACTTGTGCTTATTCTAACCTTATTAGCTGTTGTTCCTGCTGCTGTTGATGATGAATCAAATAACCAATCTTGACTGTATCCACCAGCTGTACCATATATACCCTGTATACCTTGGCTACTAATTTGTTGCCAAGATGTTGATGATGACTGTGGATATCCTGTTGCTGTATTAGCATTATTTGTACTTGTATGAGCAGTTACGCAGATCCAGCTTGTGCCTTGATAGAACACCATATCATTTACAGCATATGCTGTTGCTGCAAATGTTGTAGTATAACTACTCCAATTTCCTTTCCAAGTTACACCAAAACCTTGTATACCCTGAATACCCTGCTGACCCTGAATACCCTGCTGACCCTGAATACCTTGTTGTCCCTGGATACCTTGTTGTCCTTGGATACCCTGTTGTCCCTGGATACCTTGGATACCCTGTTGTCCAGCTGGGGCGAAAGATAATACTAGTCTCTCATTAGCACTTGGTGCAGTACCATCTGTTTCAATATATGATACTGTTAATGTATAGATACTTGATGCAACAGAAACAGCAGTTAATCTACCAATCCATCTACGAGCTGGATCTTTTTCAACAAATAAACTTACTGTGCCAAAATAACTACTGCTTGTACCAAATCCTGATAAACTAGCTAGGAAGTTAGTATTATCATTACTATCAGCATTGGTTGTATGTACATAGATACTTGTACTTCCTGCTGTAGTAGTAGCCCAAGCACGACCTAATCTAACTTGAGTAGCCGTCATGCCTGTTGTATCTGTAGCAGTGCTAAACAACCAATTACTGCTATAACCACCAGGGCTACCTACTATACCCTGTATACCCTGTTGTCCCTGAATACCCTGTTGTCCCTGGATACCTTGGATACCCTGTTGTCCCTGGATACCTTGAATACCTTGACTACTAATTTGTTGCCAAGATGTTGATGATGACTGTGGATATCCTGTTGCTGTATTAGCATTATTTGTACTTGTATGAGCAGTTACGCAGATCCAGCTTGTGCCTTGATAGAACACCATATCATTTACAGCATATGCTGTTGCTGCAAATGTTGTAGTATAACTACTCCAATTTCCTTTCCAAGTTACACCAAAACCTTGTATACCTTGTTGTCCTTGGATACCTTGTTGTCCTTGGATACCCTGTATACCCTGTTGTCCAGCTGGGGCAAAAGATAATACTAGTCTCTCATTAGCACTTGGTGCAGTACCATCTGTTTCAATATATGATACTGTTAATGTATAGATACTTGATGCAACAGAAACAGCAGTTAATCTACCAATCCATCTACGAGCTGGATCTTTTTCAACAAATAAACTTACTGTGCCAAAATAACTACTGCTTGTACCAAATCCTGATAAACTAGCTAGGAAGTTAGTATTATCATTACTATCAGCATTGGTTGTATGTACATAGATACTTGTACTTCCTGCTGTAGTAGTAGCCCAAGCACGACCTAATCTAACTTGAGTAGCCGTCATGCCTGTTGTATCTGTAGCAGTGCTAAACAACCAATTACTGCTATAACCACCAGGGCTACCTACTATACCCTGTATACCCTGTTGTCCCTGTATACCCTGTTGTCCCTGTACACCCTGTATACCCTGTTGTCCAGCTGGGGCAAATGCTACACTTAATCTTGTGTCTAGAGCAGGAGCAGTGCCATCAGTCTCTATGTATGTACAAGTGACTGCATAGTATGTTGTTTGGTTGCTAACAGCAGTTACACGGCCAATTAATCGTTTTGTTGGGTCACCGTTTACAAACAGGCTTAATGTGCCAAAATAACTACTGCTTGTACCAAATCCACTTAATGAGCTTAACCAGCTAGTTGTTGTATTTCCATCAGCATTACTATTGTTTAGATATACAACAAAGTTTGTGCCAGCTGTCCAACTTGTGCTTATTCTAACCTTATTAGCTGTTGTTCCTGCTGCTGTTGATGATGAATCAAATAACCAATCTTGGCTATAGCCGCCAGCTGTACCATATATACCTTGTATACCCTGTTGTCCTTGGATACCCTGTTGTCCTTGGATACCTTGGATACCCTGTTGTCCTTGGATACCTTGACTACTAATTTGTTGCCAAGATGTTGATGATGACTGTGGATATCCTGTTGCTGTATTAGCATTATTTGTACTTGTATGAGCAGTTACGCAGATCCAGCTTGTGCCTTGATAGAACACCATATCATTTACAGCATATACTGTTGCTGCAAATGTTGTAGTATAACTACTCCAATTTCCTTTCCAAGTTACACCAAAACCTTGTATACCCTGAATACCCTGTACACCTTGTACACCCTGTACACCCTGTACACCCTGTACACCCTGTACACCTTGTACACCTTGTACACCCTGTACGCCTTGTACTCCTTGTACTCCTTGGATACCCTGAATACCTTGACTGGTCATCTGGCTCCAATATGTACTGTTAATTATAAGTGTCTTGTTAACATTATCAAATACAGCAGGTCTAATATTAAAGAATACTGTTGCACCATTACTATGGCTTGCTGCTATTGTTGAACTTGCACCTCTAGTTAATCCATTTAGAGTGTTGACTGATTTACTAGTATATGTGATATACTCATTATCAATAACAATTTGACCTGAACTTGGGAAAGCACTGGCATTAGTCAATACAATTGATGTTGAACTTGCTGTTATTGCTCCGTTTAATGTTGTACTTGTGCTACTGAATGATCCATTTGAGAATGGGTAAACAGCAATATATGAAGCACCATCATAGAATACAATATCATTTTGAGTGTATGTAGTAGAAGTATTGAAAATACCTCTATAAGTTACACCAAGACCTTGAATACCCTGTACGCCTTGTACGCCTTGTACGCCTTGTACGCCTTGTACGCCTTGAATACCCTGTACGCCTTGTACGCCTTGTACACCCTGTACACCCTGTACACCTTGTACACCTTGTACACCTTGAACGCCCTGTACACCTTGTACGCCCTGTACGCCCTGTACACCTTGAATACCTTGAATACCCTGTGAACCTGCTAGCTCCCATCTTTCTAAATCAGACTCGGGACTTGGACCAATTGCATTATAAATTGTACTTGTATGATAATTAGGAACATAAGTTGGGAGATAGAAACTAATACCTGTACTTGTACCTGCTGTACTGGTTATAGTTGCTCCATCTGCTCTAAATGTAATTGCTCCATTAGTTGTTGCTGAAGTGCTTATGGTAATTTGAGTAGCACTATCTACACTAACAATAGTTGGGGCTCCATTGAAAACACCAGTACCTGATGTTTTGGTTAAAACCATTCCAGCATATAACAATGTTGTACTGGCTAATCCAGTTATTGTTGTACCAGTTAATGTACCTGTTAAGTTGGTTCTTGGTGCAGTTAAACTCAGTGTTACTGTAGTACGGCCAGCACTAGGTGTGTTAACAGCAGCAGTCTTGACATAGTATATTACTCCTGTGCTTGAATAGCCTTGTAATACTCCTGTACCAGTCTTGGTATTAATACCATATAAGACCTGACCTACAGCAGCAGCACTTGTTGGATTATCAAAGCTGATTTGACCACTACTTAGTATTGATACATTGGCCAATAACTGTGGTGTATATTGTGACAAGCTAACATATGTACTACCCAAGTGTGAAACCATATCACTAACAGCATAGTCATTCTCTGGCTTCCAAACACCACGCCACTTAAAGCCTGAACCTTGAATACCTTGTTGACCTTGTACACCTTGAACGCCTTGTACGCCCTGTACACCCTGTACGCCCTGTACACCTTGTACGCCCTGTACGCCCTGAACACCTTGGACACCTTGACGTCCTTGTACGCCTTGAACACCTTGAACGCCTTGTACGCCTTGAACACCTTGAACGCCTTGGACACCTTGTACGCCCTGAACACCTTGAACGCCTTGGACACCTTGTACGCCCTGAACACCTTGAACGCCCTGTACACCCTGTACACCTTGTACACCCTGTACACCTTGCACACCCTGTACACCTTGTACACCCTGTGTAGTTAATTGATTCCAATATGTAGTATTGACATAGAAACCACTGGTATTTGGTGTACCATATGCAGGTCTTGTATCTAATAATACCCTTGCACCATTGCTATGTGTTGATGCTGTAGTTCCTTGATATCCTCTTGTTGTTATAGTTAATGTATTACCTACTATACCATTATACAACATTCTTTCAGCAGTAGCAGGCATTGAGTCTATTGATGCTGCACTGGCTACACGAATTACACCGCTAGTTGGGAATCCTACTACACTTGTTAATGTTATAGTACTCTGATTTATAGTTGTGATAGCAGCACTTAATGTTGTACTTATGTCACCTCTAAATGTCCCACTTGAGAATGGATAAACAACAACATAACTTGATCCATCATAGTATACAACGTCGTTTTGAGTATAGTCATAATTATTAACATAGGTGCCTCTCCAAGTAAAGCTTAAACCTTGAATACCTTGTACACCCTGTACTCCTTGTACACCTTGTACACCCTGTACTCCTTGTACACCCTGTGCTCCTTGTACACCTTGTACACCCTGTACACCTTGTACACCCTGTACGCCCTGTACACCTTGTATGCCTTGAATACCTTGGCTTGTTAATTGATTCCAGTAAGTTGTATTAACTATTAGTTGTTTTGTACCTGCATTGTATATTGAAGGTCTTGTGTTCAACCAAACTGTAGCACCATTATTATGGCTTGCTGCTACAGTACCGTCGGCAGCCCTTGTTAATCCGCTTAAGGTATTTGAGGTCTTTGTAGTGTATGTAACATATTCATTATCAATAACTACCTGACCTGAGCTTGGGAATAAGCTAGCATCAGTTAATACTATTGATGTTGAACCTGCTGTAAGAGCTCCGTTTAATGTAGTACTAGTATTACCAAATGATCCGTTAGTATATGGATATACAGCAACAAATGCAGCACCATCATAGAATACAATATCATTTTGAGCATAGCTTCCAGAAGTTGTCCAATTACCTTTGAATACTAATCCAAATCCTTGGATACCTTGTATACCTTGTGTACCCTGTACGCCCTGTACACCCTGTACACCTTGAACTCCTTGAACTCCTTGAACTCCTTGAACTCCTTGAACACCTTGAACACCCTGAATACCTTGTGTACCTTGAACACCCTGTAGACCCTGTACACCCTGTACACCCTGTACACCCTGAATACCTTGAATACCTTGTGTACCTTGAACACCCTGTACACCTTGACGACCCTGTACACCTTGTACACCTTGGATACCCTGAATACCTTGGATACCCTGCGTACCTTGAACACCTTGAACACCTTGTACTCCTTGTGTACCTTGTACACCCTGTACACCTTGTACGCCTTGAACGCCCTGTACACCTTGAACACCCTGTACACCCTGTACACCCTGTACACCCTGTACACCCTGTACACCTTGTACGCCTTGTACACCTTGAATACCTTGACGTCCTTGTACACCTTGTACACCTTGTACTCCTTGTACACCCTGAATACCTTGTACGCCTTGTACACCTTGTACACCTTGTACACCTTGGACACCCTGTACACCTTGTACACCTTGAACGCCCTGTACGCCTTGTACGCCTTGTACGCCTTGTACACCCTGTACGCCTTGAATACCTTGTTGACCCGCAGGCTGGAAGCTGATTCCTAATTTTTGTCCAACTATTGGTGGTGTTCCTGCACTATCAACAAATGTTAATTGTAGTCTAAAATAACTTGCATAATCAAATACTGTGGTTATAACACCTGTCCAACGCTGTAAAGTAGCACCTTCTGGCATAATTGTTATAACACCAAAATAACTACTTGAACTACCAAAGAACTTAATAGAATTTACCCAAGCTGCACGATCTTGTCCATCAGCATCGTATTTGTCAAGATTAACGTATACTTGGCCACCGGTTTGATCTGTCCAAGCACGCTCAATTGTAACATTACCTACTCCTGGATCGCCAATAGCTGTACTATTGCTCCAAGCATAATTAGCTGTATAACCACCAGGAGTACCAATAATACCTTGTATACCTTGTACGCCTTGTATACCCTGAGTACCTTGTATACCTTGTATACCTTGTACACCTTGTATGCCTTGTATACCTTGTGTTCCTTGTACTCCTTGAACACCTTGGACTCCTTGGACTCCTTGAACACCCTGTATGCCCTGTATACCTTGAATGCCCTGTATGCCCTGTATGCCTTGAATACCCTGAACACCTTGAGCACTAATGATCAACCATGGAACAGCTTTAAATGTTAATCCTGTTAAGCTACCTGTTCCAGTTGTTAAGATTGAAGCTACAGCAAATTGACTTCGTCCAAGGCTAAATGTTGTAGTTGGATTATTTGGATAATCAATTACATAATAATCATTATCAATTTTATCGCCAGCAGCATAAAAGGTTGGAGCTAGTGCAGGACTATCTGGATTCTCAATGGTAAATCCAACTGGTACTATACCACTTACTCTAATAATTTCTGATTTATAAATGTCTACTGGATTACAACTGAATTGACCATTTCCAGTTAAGCTAACATTTGATAAAGGTACAGTTTGACCAGGAATTTGACCTACATTTACATAGGCGCCACCGGTATAAGTTTCATCACCATATGTACTAGTATATGCTGATCCATTATAATATACAGAATCATTCTTAATGTATCTTGAAATTGAGCTCCACTCACCTAAGAATGTAAATCCTTCACCTTTAGTGCCTTGGAAGCCTTGTACACCTTGGATACCCTGAATACCTTGGATACCCTGCGTACCTTGAACACCTTGAACACCTTGTACTCCTTGTGTACCTTGTACACCCTGTACACCTTGTACACCTTGTACGCCTTGAACACCCTGTACTCCTTGTACACCTTGAACACCCTGTACGCCTTGTACACCTTGAACACCCTGTACGCCTTGTACACCTTGAATACCTTGAATACCTTGGACGCCTTGGATACCTTGATTGCCTTGTACGCCTTGTACGCCCTGTACACCCTGTACGCCTTGAACGCCCTGTAGACCCTGTACACCTTGTACACCTTGAACACCTTGTACGCCTTGAACACCTTGTACACCTTGAATACCTTGGACGCCTTGGACGCCTTGGACGCCTTGGACGCCTTGGACGCCTTGATTGCCTTGTACGCCTTGTACGCCTTGTATACCCTGAATACCTTGTGTACCTTGTACGCCTTGTACGCCTTGTACGCCTTGAACGCCTTGTACACCTTGTACACCCTGTACGCCTTGGACGCCTTGGACGCCTTGGACGCCTTGGACGCCTTGGACGCCTTGGACGCCTTGTAAACCTTGGCTGCTCATTAAATTCCAATAGGCTGTATTATCTAAAGTAGGCTCTTGACCATTCCACGAACCTAAAGTGCTTACTCCTATCCAACTAGATCCTTTATAGGATACAACATCATTAAAATTATATGTTGTAGTAGAATTATAAATTCCTCTCCAAAGAATACTGAATCCCTGTATACCTTGAACACCTTGAACACCCTGTACGCCTTGGACGCCTTGAACACCTTGGACGCCTTGTACGCCTTGTATACCCTGTACGCCCTGTACGCCCTGTACACCTTGACGTCCTTGTACACCTTGTACACCTTGTACGCCTTGTACGCCTTGTACGCCTTGGACACCTTGAACACCTTGAACACCTTGAACACCCTGTACGCCCTGTACGCCCTGTACGCCCTGTACGCCTTGAACACCTTGTACGCCTTGGATGCCTTGGATGCCTTGGACACCTTGGACACCTTGGATGCCTTGAGCAGATACTTGATTCCAATAAGTTAGTGAAGTTAAAGGTATATTTCCTAAATTATTAGATTGAATAGCTATATAGGAACCACCACTGTAATAGACTACATCATTGATAGTATAACTTAAATTGGCTAGCCAATCACCTCGCCATGTAATTCCAACACCTTGAATACCCTGTACACCCTGTACACCCTGTACGCCTTGTACGCCTTGTACGCCTTGTACGCCTTGTACGCCTTGTACGCCTTGTACGCCTTGTACGCCTTGTACACCTTGTACGCCTTGTACACCTTGGATACCCTGACGACCCTGTACACCTTGAACGCCCTGTACACCTTGGACACCTTGAACGCCCTGTAGACCCTGTACACCTTGTACACCTTGTACACCTTGTACACCTTGGATACCCTGAATACCTTGGATACCCTGAATACCTTGATCACCCTGTACGCCTTGTACACCCTGTACACCCTGTACACCCTGTACACCTTGTACACCTTGAACGCCTTGAACGCCTTGAACGCCTTGTACGCCTTGTACGCCTTGTACACCTTGTACACCTTGAATACCCTGTACACCCTGTACGCCTTGTACACCCTGTACGCCCTGTACTCCTTGTACACCCTGTATACCTTGAATACCCTGAATACCTTGATCGCCCTGTACGCCTTGTACACCTTGTACGCCCTGTACTCCTTGAATACCCTGAATGCCTTGGATACCCTGAATACCTTGATCACCCTGTACACCTTGAACGCCTTGTACACCTTGAATGCCTTGAATACCCTGTATACCTTGAATGCCCTGTATGCCTTGGATACCTTGGCTAGCCAAGGTATCCCAAACAGTTGATCCTACTGTAGGTATATTACCTAGATTAACTGTTTCACTTACGCTGATCCAAGAACTGCCGTTATAAAATACAGCATCATTTTTAATGTATTCCTTGGTTACATCGTACATTCCTCTCCAAGTTACACCGCCACCTTGAATACCCTGTTGTCCTTGTACACCTTGGATACCTTGTACACCTTGTACACCTTGTACACCTTGTACACCTTGAACGCCTTGTACACCTTGTACACCTTGAATACCTTGAATACCCTGTATTCCCTGTATACCTTGGTCACCCTGTACGCCTTGTACACCTTGTACACCTTGAATGCCCTGTATACCCTGTACGCCTTGGATACCTTGATCACCTTGTACGCCTTGTACACCTTGTACACCTTGTACACCTTGAACGCCCTGTATACCTTGGATACCTTGGACACCCTGTAGACCTTGGACTCCCTGTAGACCTTGTACACCTTGGATGCCCTGTATACCTTGAATACCTTGAATACCTTGATCACCCTGTACGCCTTGTACACCTTGTACACCTTGAATACCCTGGATACCTTGGATGCCCTGTATACCTTGATCACCCTGTACACCCTGTACACCTTGTACGCCTTGTACACCTTGTACACCTTGTACACCCTGTACACCTTGGATACCTTGAATACCTTGGATACCCTGTATACCTTGATCACCTTGTACACCTTGTACACCTTGAACGCCTTGAATACCCTGTACACCCTGTACACCCTGTACACCCTGTACACCCTGTACGCCTTGAATACCCTGTACGCCTTGGATACCTTGAACACCCTGACTAGCTAATCTTTCCCAATAACCATCGTTATCTTGTGGTCCTGGAATTGCTGCTGGATCATTTATTCCTTTTGGAACTCCCTCGACTCCAGAATAACGTACTATCCAACTATTGCCGTCATAGAATACAACTTCGTTTTGGAAATATGTAGTATTAAAATCATAATATCCACGCCAAATGACACCAAATCCTTGGATACCTTGAACGCCCTGTACTCCCTGTACACCTTGAATACCTTGGGTACCTTGTACACCTTGTACACCTTGAATACCTTGAACGCCCTGTATACCCTGTACACCTTGGATACCTTGTAAGCCCTGTACACCTTGGATGCCTTGTACGCCTTGAACGCCCTGTATACCTTGAATGCCCTGTACACCTTGTACACCTTGTAAGCCCTGTACACCTTGGATGCCTTGTACGCCTTGAACGCCCTGTATACCTTGAATGCCCTGTATACCTTGATCGCCTTGTACACCCTGTACACCTTGAATACCCTGTACACCTTGAATACCTTGTGTACCTTGTATACCTTGTGTACCTTGTATACCTTGAAGGCCTTGGACGCCTTGTATACCCTGAATACCTTGTACGCCTTGTACACCTTGTACGCCTTGTACACCTTGTACGCCTTGTACACCTTGGATACCTTGTACACCTTGTACGCCTTGTACACCTTGTACGCCTTGTATACCCTGAATACCTTGTGTACCTTGTACACCTTGTACGCCTTGTACGCCTTGAACGCCTTGTACACCTTGTACACCTTGAACACCCTGTACGCCTTGAACGCCTTGGACGCCTTGGACGCCTTGTGTACCTTGTACACCTTGGACGCCTTGTACACCTTGTACGCCTTGTACACCTTGGACACCTTGTACACCTTGGACACCTTGTACACCTTGGACGCCTTGGATGCCTTGTACGCCTTGTACGCCTTGTACGCCCTGTACACCTTGTACACCTTGTACGCCTTGTACACCTTGAACGCCTTGTACGCCTTGTACGCCTTGTAAACCTTGGGCAGTCATTCTAGCCCAATATGTGCTATTTAGAGTTCCTGGCTCTCCATATACTCCAATAACCTCAGGTACCTCACCACTAAACTGACTTCCAGGTACATCATATGGATCAATTGGCCAAACAGCAATAAAACTAGTACCATTATAATAAACTACATCATTTTGTTGGTACTGTGCAGCATTATTATAAATGCCTTTCCATACAATACTAAAGCCTTGAATACCTTGAACGCCCTGTACACCTTGGACTCCTTGGACTCCTTGGATACCTTGCAATCCTTGGACACCCTGTATACCCTGTACACCTTGTACACCCTGAGCAGCAATGATATCCCAATCTGAACCTAATGTTACTGGAGGCAGATTTCCTAAATTATCCATAATTAAGGATACATAGGATTCCCCATTATATCTTACAGCATCATTCTTAGCATAAGATTCTGTTGGGACCCATTGACCACGCCAATTAAATCCAAGACCTTGAATACCTTGTTGACCCTGTACACCCTGTACACCTTGAACGCCCTGCACACCTTGAACGCCCTGCACACCCTGTGTTCCTTGTACGCCTTGAACACCCTGTACGCCTTGAACACCTTGTATACCTTGTGTACCTTGGATACCTTGTTGTCCTAGTACACCTTGAATACCTTGTACACCTTGAACGCCTTGTAAACCTTGAATACCCTGTATACCTTGGTCACCCTGTACACCTTGTACGCCTTGTACGCCCTGTACACCTTGGATACCTTGGATGCCCTGTATACCTTGATCACCCTGTACACCTTGAACACCTTGAACACCTTGAACACCCTGTACACCTTGAATACCCTGTATTCCCTGTATACCTTGGTCACCCTGTACACCTTGAACACCCTGTACACCCTGTACACCTTGGATACCTTGAATACCTTGGATACCTTGATCACCCTGTACACCTTGTACACCTTGTACGCCTTGTACACCCTGTACACCCTGTACGCCTTGTACACCCTGTACGCCTTGTACACCCTGTACGCCCTGTACGCCTTGTACACCCTGTACGCCTTGAACGCCTTGAACGCCTTGAACGCCTTGGACGCCTTGGACACCTTGTGCTGTCATGCGCTCCCAATAAGTATCATTTACATCGCCTGGACTAAATTCTGGAACTTGATTACTAAACTTTCCATAAGGAGATGTTAGACTAATTGGATAAACAGCAATAAAACTATTACCGTCATAATAAACTACATCATTTTGTGAATACTCTACGTCTGGTTGCCAAATACCACGCCATGTAAAGCTAAAACCTTGAATACCCTGTACACCCTGTACGCCTTGTACGCCTTGTACACCTTGAACACCCTGTACACCTTGGATACCTTGTACACCTTGGATACCTTGTACACCTTGTAAGCCCTGTACACCTTGAATACCTTGATCACCCTGTACACCCTGTACACCCTGCACACCCTGTATACCCTGTACACCCTGTACACCCTGTACACCCTGTACACCTTGGATACCTTGGATACCTTGGATACCTTGGATACCTTGGATACCTTGGATACCTTGATCACCTTGGACACCTTGTACACCCTGTATGCCTTGTATGCCTTGGATACCTTGGATACCTTGAATACCCTGAATACCTTGATCGCCCTGTACACCTTGAACGCCTTGGACACCTTGAATACCCTGAATACCTTGGATACCTTGGATACCTTGATCACCCTGTACACCCTGTACACCCTGTACACCCTGTACACCCTGTACACCTTGGATACCTTGAATACCTTGGATACCTTGGATACCTTGATCACCCTGTACGCCTTGTACTCCTTGTACACCCTGTACTCCTTGTACACCCTGTATACCTTGAATACCCTGAATACCTTGATCGCCCTGTACACCCTGTACACCCTGTACACCTTGTACACCCTGTACACCCTGTACACCCTGTACACCCTGTACACCTTGTACACCTTGTACACCCTGTACACCTTGGATACCTTGAATACCTTGGGTACCTTGGATACCTTGTATACCTTGAACAGCTAACCTATTCCAGTAAGTATCATTTAATGTACCTGGCTCACCATTATTTCCTATGTATTCTGGAACTTGACCACTAAATTTACTACCTTCTAGGTCATAAAAATCAATTGGATATACAGCAATATAACTACTACCATTAAAATAGACTACATCATTTTGTTGATATGAAGCTGTAGAATCGTAAGGACCTTTCCATACTAGGCTAAAACCTTGGATACCTTGGACACCTTGAACGCCCTGTACTCCCTGTACACCTTGAATACCTTGGGTACCTTGAATGCCTTGAATACCTTGGATACCTTGGATACCTTGGATACCTTGAATACCTTGATCACCTTGGACACCTTGAACGCCCTGTACGCCCTGTACGCCCTGTACACCTTGTATGCCTTGAATACCTTGAACACCCTGTACACCTTGAATACCTTGAACACCCTGTACACCCTGTACACCTTGAATACCTTGGATGCCCTGTATACCTTGATCACCCTGTACACCTTGTACACCTTGAATACCTTGGATGCCCTGTATACCTTGGATGCCCTGTATACCTTGATCACCCTGTACGCCTTGTACGCCCTGTACGCCTTGTACGCCCTGTATACCTTGGATGCCCTGTATACCTTGATCGCCTTGTACACCCTGTACACCTTGGACACCTTGGACACCCTGAATACCTTGGATTCCCTGTACACCTTGTACGCCTTGTACGCCCTGCACACCTTGGATACCTTGTACACCTTGTACACCTTGTACACCTTGTACACCTTGTACGCCTTGGATACCTTGTATACCTTGATCACCTTGGACGCCTTGAACACCTTGAACGCCTTGTACGCCTTGAACACCTTGAACGCCTTGTACACCTTGTACACCTTGTACGCCTTGTACACCTTGTACGCCTTGTACACCTTGTACACCTTGTACACCCTGTAGACCTTGGATACCCTGTGCGGTCATCCTATTCCAGTATGTTGTATTAACTACTCCTGGATAGCCTGCTCCTGGTTCGCTTAATAATGGACGAGTAGCCTCGCCACTAAATGTGTTGTTTACATCACCTGTGATGGCAATAAATGTATTACCATCATAGTAAACCATATCATCTGTTGAATACTTCTCAGTTGGACTCCAATCACCTTTCCAAACTGGGCCACGACCTTGGATACCTTGGACACCTTGAATACCTTGAATACCCTGTAATCCTTGAATACCCTGAATACCCTGTACACCTTGAATACCTTGATCGCCTTGTATGCCTTGTACACCCTGTATACCTTGAATGCCTTGTACACCTTGAATGCCTTGTACACCCTGTACACCTTGAATACCTTGTACGCCTTGTATACCCTGTACACCTTGTATACCTTGATCACCCTGTACACCTTGAACGCCCTGTATACCTTGAACACCCTGTACACCCTGTACACCCTGTACACCTTGAACACCCTGTACACCTTGAATGCCTTGTATACCCTGTACGCCTTGTATACCTTGATCACCCTGTACACCCTGTACACCTTGTACGCCTTGTACACCTTGAATACCTTGTATACCCTGTACGCCTTGTATACCTTGATCGCCTTGGACGCCCTGTACACCTTGGACGCCCTGTACACCTTGAATACCTTGGATGCCCTGAATACCTTGTATACCTTGATCGCCTTGGACGCCCTGTACACCTTGGACGCCCTGTACACCTTGAATACCTTGGATGCCCTGAATACCTTGTATACCTTGATCGCCTTGGACGCCCTGTACACCTTGTACGCCTTGCACACCTTGTACACCTTGTACACCTTGTACACCTTGTACGCCTTGAACTCCTTGTACACCTTGTACACCTTGCAAGCCCTGTATACCTTGACTTACAATCATATCCCAAGCACGAGGATCAAAAACTAGATCTGGTTGTTTACCTATATTACCATCATATAAGCTATTGTAAGCACTACCATTATAAAATACGGCATCGTTCGTAAAGTAGGTTGCTGTTGGATCCCAAACACCTTTCCAGTTAAATCCAAGACCCTGAATACCCTGTATACCTTGTATACCCTGTATACCTTGTGTACCTTGAATACCCTGGATACCTTGGATGCCCTGTATACCTTGATCGCCTTGGACACCCTGTACACCCTGTACACCCTGTACACCCTGTACACCCTGTACACCCTGTACACCCTGTACACCTTGTACGCCCTGTATACCTTGAATACCCTGTACACCTTGTATACCTTGATCGCCTTGGACGCCCTGTACACCCTGCACACCCTGCACACCCTGTATACCTTGTATACCTTGGATACCCTGTATACCTTGATCGCCTTGGACGCCCTGTACACCCTGTACACCTTGAACACCCTGTACACCTTGAACACCCTGTACACCCTGTACACCTTGAACGCCCTGTACGCCTTGCACGCCCTGTACACCCTGTACACCTTGAACGCCCTGTACACCCTGTACACCTTGCAAGCCTTGAATACCTTGGCTTGCTAATAGTTCCCAATATGTGTCATTATATTCTGGGCCTGGTACCGTTGTTGGGTCTTGTATTCCAGGAGTAAGACCATCCACATCCTTGTTAATAACAATCCAACTTGCACCGTTGTAGAATACTACCTCATTTTGATAATACCTTGTATTAAAGTCATATTGGCCTCGCCAAATTAGACCAAAACCTTGAATACCTTGAATACCTTGAATACCTTGTACGCCTTGTATTCCCTGTTGACCTTGAACGCCCTGTACACCTTGTACACCTTGTACACCTTGAACGCCCTGTACACCTTGTACACCTTGTACGCCTTGTACGCCTTGTACGCCTTGTACGCCTTGTACACCTTGTACACCTTGTACACCTTGTACACCTTGTACGCCTTGTACGCCTTGAATACCTTGGGCACTCATTAATGACCAATGAGCATCCTCTGTCACTGGCCATTCTGGTGGTTCATTATTGAAATTGTTATCGTGTAAACTAATCCAGCTGCTACCTCTGTGGTAAACAACATGATTAGTGTAATATGCTACATTTGGATACCACTGACCTTGCCATAAAATACTGAAACCTTGGATACCCTGTATACCCTGTATACCTTGTACGCCTTGAATACCCTGTATACCTTGTATACCTTGATCACCTTGTATACCCTGTACACCCTGTACACCCTGTACGCCTTGTACACCTTGGACTCCTTGTACACCCTGTACGCCTTGTATACCTTGTACACCCTGTACGCCTTGTATACCTTGTACACCCTGAGCAGCAACAATATCCCAATCTGTTCCAAGATATAAATCAGGTTGTTTGCCTTGATTAAATCTTGTCAAACTTACATAACTGAAACCATTATAGTAAACGGTATGATTTATATCATAGACACCATCTACGCTCCAAGTGCCTTTCCATTGGAAGCCAACACCTTGAATACCCTGTACGCCTTGTACGCCTTGTACACCTTGTATGCCTTGTACGCCCTGTACACCTTGAACGCCTTGGATACCCTGACTGGTCGATTTTTCCCAATTATTACTACCAAAATATGGTCTATTATTAATATTATTATCAGTGATACTTACCCAGCTACCACCATCATAATAAACCATATCTCCAATAAAATATTCAGCAGTAGGAGCCCAGTATCCTTTCCATAAAATACTGCGTCCTTGAATACCTTGAATACCCTGGATACCTTGTAAGCCTAAGTCACCCTGTAAACCCTGTGTACCTTGTGGTCCCTGTGGTCCCTGTGGTCCTAAGCGACCTTGTATACCTTGAATACCCTGTGGTCCTTGGGCTGTCATTATCTGCCAATAAGCACTACCTACAAATGGAGCAGGTTGTCCTTGATTGGGCTGTAGAGCTACCCATGATCCACCATTATAATATACAACATCATTAAAGCTATATGTTTCGCCTGCTTGCCAAAGACCACGCCATACAAAGCCTAAACCTTGAATACCTTGTTGACCTTGTATACCTTGACGACCTTGAATACCTTGTGGACCAAGACCACCTTGTATACCCTGTATACCCTGTATACCCTGTATACCCTGTAGACCACCACCACTAGTAATAGCAGCATAACCAGCTTGTGGACTGGAAAATACAACACGAATATTACCAGCATCCAAAAATTCAATATATGGACTTCCTGGTAAACCCTCTCTTATACTTTGTTTATTAAGATCGCTGAGTTGTACAACAACAATTTCAGCGCCTAATCGATGATTAATTTCCCATACTGTAGCAGCAGTAAGTTGTTTGTGTAGGAAGAATCCACCAACAGCACTATCACCTTGGAGACCTTGAGCACCTTGGGCTCCTTTTTCTCCAATCATTACGGAGCGCCAACCGTCTTGGACTCCTTGTATGCCTTGGAAATATCGCTTTAGTACACTCATCTGCTATTTCTACCACTACTGTCCAAAGCAAGGCGAGTTATATCGTTGTTAGGCCAATAGTGTGAAGAAAATAGCTCGTTAAATTTTATTTGTAGTATGCTATCGACATCATATTTTACTGGCTTACAGTAAAAAATATTCTCGTAATTGTTATCTAATAGAGTTAAAGGATCCTGAACATAGTTAAAACCTATGTCTATGGGCATTAAACCAATGTTCCAGCGCAACGTCATCGTCGTCGTCCCTTAAGTCTCGTAGATATCCAAAGTATTTATCGCTACCAACCATTTGATAGTTTTATCTGGATCACCTCCACTTAATTTGGAAGGACCCTTAACTAATATTTTAATCGATCCATTAGAAGTGTCTGCTTCAGCTTTTACTGCCCAACTATAAGTTCTTTGATCAGCAGGTGTAAGATATTTATCAGCAGTACCTGTACCAGTACCCACTGTACTGTTAGCTGTAAACACTGTACCTACTAAGTAGTCCCTTGTTTCACCATCTGTGCTTAATGCAGCCCAGTTGGTTCCAGTTCCTAATGTTTTGATTTTATATACGTTACCACTAATTAGTGATGTAGCTGCAACTGTTACTGTAGTTACTGTGGTCGTAGGTGACCCAGCAACTTTTTCCGTAATTGTGTTTCCTATAATAGCTGTTGTCGATGCATTGGCTCCTCTGGTTGCTAATAAATCTATGTTCCATATGGCACTCTCTGTGCCGCCGTCTAACCTACCTGTTATGTTTACATTAATCTTATAGGTCGTATGATTAGATAGATAAAATCTATTTGTTACACTTGGTGGTAATCCATCTAATGTAACTTCTAATTCTTGACCATTTGTAGTACTGGTTCTTGCTAATAAACTTGTTTTTTCATATAAAGTATTAAAAGGATTATCTGGATCATAATTATCACTGGTTAATGTATCAGTTGCATGTTGAGTAAATCTACTACCCTGTAGCCTAACTACACCATCTAATCTTGGCTGAATTATAACATCGCCTGTGTCAGGATCATCTGAACTATCTTTATTAACAGCAACAATAGTATTATCAATCAACTGTAAATTACCAAATTTACCTTGTTGTTGATCTGAAATACCTACAAATCCAATATATCTATAACCTCTAACCCATATACTATTACCACCTAATCCATCTGGTATTACATTACTATTATTACCATTATCTAAATAATTAGTAAAATTAAGCACACCTGACATATAGTCAAAATAGTATGCACCTTTGTCATTAATACCAGCATCAAATATTTTAGTACCACTACTAGCAGGATTGCCTATAAAAACTTCAATTAAATACCCAGGGCCAAACTCTGGTGGAATCCAATTAGTGTATCTTGTAGCACCTGCTTTGGCTATCCATGTAGGGTAGATACCGCTAATAGGTGTTGTTGTATTATCTGCTATACATTCTATTGTACGATATTCAACTATATTAGGTACAGCAGCTGGAGCTGATGGTGGCTGTAAAATACTATTACTTTGAGTCCATACTGTGTCACCGCGGATCAGTGCTGGACTGGGTATAACCTCGTTGCTAGCACCTTTTAGTGTGTTAAAATCAGTCTTTGCTACACCAAATAGCTTTTTATATAAGAGGTCAACCTTCTGTTTATCAACAACAGCCATTAGTTAGTTGCTCCTGATAGTGTTAATGCTGTTACAACATCACCTGCCTGTAGTTTAATCCTTATATATACTTCTTGTGTAGCTGTTCCACTGGTGCTCAATGTACCAAATGTACATGTTCTACTCTGTGTAACATTACTGCCTAAAGTGACTACACCGCCCAAGCTACAACCATTTGAGCCATTTCCACCTGTGCCTGTTCCAGGAACACCTGAACCAGCATATGGTTGATCCATTCTCAACCATCCATTTAATCCGTTGTTTGTACCAATACCAGCTGGTACTGCTACCCATAATCCTCTGATAGTTCCAGTAATATTGATATTAAACTTACTAACAGCACCTCTTACAAAAGCAAAAGTAAAGTATTGATTTGCTGCTTGTCCGCTTCTATTTGGCCCTACTGGTAAAAATCCTGTGCTATAATCTGTAGCGTCATGCTTTAACACTGCTTGATTACCTTGTCCTACCACTACAGCATCATAAGTTTCTATAGTACCTGACTGGCTGTTAAAGGCTGCTGCACTGGCTGTAAACGAAGGAGTATCACCGCTTCCTGGATTTACAATACGATATGCACTGGCACTTCCACTACCAAACCCCGCAGCAGCCGCTATATTAGTTTCTTCTATAGTATTTGTATTACTTGTTCCTGTTTTGAATAATACACCACCGCTAGGAGTAAAATTCTGTGTAGTTGAACCATAGCTATTAAGTGCTTGCAATGTTACAGGTGCGTTACTAAGTCCAACACCACTTTTTACAGTAACAGTAGTTGATAAACTTAGTGTTGAACTAGCCAAATAGTTTCTTGGTAATGGGGTCGTTATCCCTGCACTAGTATAGGTCAATGGAGTTGGTGCGTTAAATGCTCCGCCGCCTCCGCTAGTTATAAATGTATCACTTACTGGGTACATGTCACCACTTAATTTGGCAATATCAAAACTTAGTGTAAATGTTGTAGCATTTGCATAATGTGGAATTCCGCTACTATATGTTAATGTTGCTGATGTAGGAGTAAATGCTACATTAGTAAATTCTGGGCTACCTGGGGCACTGGCATCATAATACCAAACTGCTGTGTTGGTTGTGCCTGTTGTTGCTGGGACTGTTTCTGGAAATAAATTATTATGTCTAATATATACTTCATTCCAGCCTTCTTGGACTGAACCTGATGCTGTAGCGTCAAATGTTTGCCAAAATAATGGACTTATTGCTGGTACTGCTATACGTGAATAATCCTGATCATCTGTAATAACTAGATCACCATAAGTACCATTATCTGTTCCTAGTAAATATACAGCACTGCTTTCATTTTCACTCTCTTGTAAACCATCAGTGAATGTCTTATTTCCGCTAGCTACACCATTTTTCCATACTGTTATACTTCCTCTATCACCTGGTCCACAGTCCTGTATAGTACTAGATGTATATGTATTACTGCGTCTAGTCACACTGACTACAGTTCCGCCTGCAACGCTTTTATTTTGTCCAGGTGTACGATCAGTTTGAGTAAAATTACACATTCTATAACTAGATACACCTAATATAGACAGTGTTTGACTATTACCATTTTTAAGTTTAGGGAAATTTGGAGGTGGTTTAGGTACGAGTTTACCCAATATAAAATTCATTTGTGCCATTCCTCTGCTTACAGGTGTGGCTGTATTCATTGCTACTGCTCTACTTACTAGTCCTGGTTGATCTGGGTTTCCTATTTTTACACCCATAGCACTGTCAAATTTAACTAGACCAGTAGTTTGTAGGTCTCCAGCAGTGTCAAGTGTTATATCTTCGCCGTAGAATCTAGCTTCTATGCCCTGATCAGTTAATTGAATTCTTTCTGTATGAAATGCTTCTGCTTGAATTTGTCCAGTGGCTTGAAAATCGCCATTATCATCTATCTGTAGAGTATCACTCCAATAGCGTTTACCATATTTGTCTGTGAGCAGAACACGTCTGACATCTGCACTATCAGTGGTCTCTGGGACTCCTAGATCAGGTTCCGCTTCACTTAACTTTAAAAAGTCGTATCTTTGTTCACTGACTTCAGTGGGTTTGATCTTTTTGACACGGCCACTGAACAGTTCTACTCTTTGTTGTGCAGCCATTTATCAAACTCCCACTCTATCAGTGCATACAAAAACGGGCCTACTCAAAGACCCTTTTTTGCTCAAAATAATAGATTCAATACATTCATGGATCATTTTAACTCTTTGATTCAAAAGTCTTTACAGACTATTTAACAAATTTTGGTTAGTATGTTCCGCAATCTACTATGTTGCTAAAATAAGGTCTACCCCCTTTGTCACTTTGCAATAAACTACCATTGACCAATGCTGGATTAGTAACTCCTAATGGACCATCGCCTTGTCCAAAAAGCATACCGCCTTCTGGTAATTCAACACGACCTGTACCACCATATGCTACCTCAATCACATCAGCTTGCCAACTACCTTGTGTAATAGCACTTTCAATGACCACTGTGCCAGTACCACTTGGTGCAATTCTTAAATTCTGATTAAGAGCTGTAGTAATATTCTCAGTTTGTAAGTTTGGAACTTGAAAAGCACCTTCACTTGTTCCACTGTCACCAGTAAATATTTCATTATTATTAGTACCACTGGGTATGAATGTAAAAGTCTTAGTTGCTGCTTTAAAACCAAAAAAACCTAATTTGGCCTTACCTAAACCATCATTTGCGTCTGGATCCCACCAACGGAATTCAATACCACGATCTTTGCCTCCATCATACTCTTGTGGGGGTGTATCACCACCAATTGTAATGATAGGATCATCAATTGTAGTTTGAACTGTGTTAACTTCTACGGTAGTTCCATTAACAAACAAGTTGCTATTAATGATCATGTTGTCATTGGCATCAATAGCAATTTTATTGGTCCAACTTCTATTACCATAATTGTCTGATACCAGCATAGCACGTAGAGTAGTGCTTGTAGGTGCTGTCATACCAGCATAGAAATCAGCTGTAACACCAACTACAGATTTTGGATTTTGATCTGTAGCAATGTTAGTTTCTGGATCAACTGTTCTCCATGGTACAAACAAGTTTGGTTCAGCTTCTGCTAACTTTAAATAACCATTCTTTTCTGGTTCGCCTGGGGTGCGTACTTCGTATCTGCTTTTACCAGATCCAAAGCCCTTGGTCATTATATCACGAGCCGGGACTTTTCTTACACGACCACTAAATAATTCAACTTTGGGTTGAGCTGCCATTTTTATCTATCCTTTATTAGTCCTTTGGACTATTAATCGTTAGCTGATTCTAGAATACTTAAAGTAACTTTCAATGCGCCATTTTGACTACCTTGCACACGAAGACTATCACCTGATTCTAATACCAACTTTCCTGCAACAAAGCTAATAGCATCGCTGTTTGGAATTTCAAAATCATTAACTAATTCACTACTTACAACACCACGAACATGCCATGCTGTGAATGCTGCACTTGTACTATCTGTTATGTTTGTGACCTGGGTACCAAGTATAATACCTGTTACACCAGCTGGTGTTGTGTAGATATTAGTTGGGCTTGCTGTTACGCTTGCTGTCACGGTTTTAAATGCGTTTAAGGGTACTGTTGCCATTTATTAAATCCTTTCTTTATTATTTGTTACTTACCTGCCTCCTGACAGGTAAGTAACCCTTTTCAACTATTAACTCTGCAATGCTAGGATGTATGGTGTCACTACCCCTAACAAGCTCTTGTTAAATGCTCTACCTATAATACTACCTGAGTCACGCTTGATTGTTAAGTCTGGACCAATTCTAAAGTCACCCTTTTCATCTGTACTGGTGAAGTTAATAAATCCGCCCTTGTCACTTACAAGCTGATTCTGGGGTTTTGGTACACCGCCGTTGTATGGTAAAGCACTATCTACGTCAATACCAGTTCCAACCCACTCTAGTGTGTGACCAGTTGTAGTAATTGTACTAACTTGGTGGAATGTTGCGTATGTATTATCATTTACAGCACTTGTAAATGTTGCATCTAGCTGTATTACACTGATGTAACCATTTGTCAAGATATCTGTGAATGCATCAAACAATATTCCTAGGTTAGTAACTTCACTACTTGTAGCCGCTGTATTACTCTTGTCTTGATCTACATAGTTTTGGAAAGTCACTATTGGTTCGTTTCTTACAACTTTTGCAGCCAATGCACCTAGATATACAAAGCAAGCCACTGTAGCACTCTTACTATCAGCTGGGATCTGGAAACGACCACCACTGAAGTACTGTTCAGCAGCAAACTTGGTTCTACTATTACCACCATAGATCAAGTCATATGCTACAGCATCAATTGTAAGTCCTACATCACGCTTACATGTGTCTTGTAAGTAGCCAAATCCAGCATATGTTTCATTGATGAATGTAATTGTCTCTGCTGCGATTCTAGGAATAGCATCACGAGCTACTGCACGGATAATCAAGTATTCTGGATCAACTGTCTTATTAGCAATAACATCTGGTTCAACTAGAGCTGGTAATGTTTGACCTTTTAGTGCTTGATTAACATAACCAGCCTTTGTTACAACATTTGAAATTGTTGTAGCATCAGAGACCACTGTTGTTGTTACTGGGGTTTGATTATTGCCTGCTGTTTTTGCTAGACCAGTTGTACCATTATTCATTGTACCATCTAGTACATCTTCAAGGATAGCTTCTAATCTCTTGAATCCGCCAATAGTTGGAGCCTTTGTTGCTAGAGGAATAACTAGTCCGCCCTTGTAAGCATATTGTAATGCTACTTCTCTTGACTCTTTATTACCACCATGTAGTGCATCAAATGCTAGACCTTCTACAACAAATCCTACATCCTCTTCACACTTGGCTTGTCTGTATACAAAGAACTGAATCTTTGTACCAGTACCATCACCATTTGTATCCATGAATGCTTTCTTGATTTCAATACTTACTAGTGACTTCAAGCTCTGATTACCTGCCGTTCCACTATCAGCATCTGTCTTCAATCCTAATAGAGTAGCATTTCCACCTGTTGTTGGATTTGCTGGAGCTGCTATAGAACTTGCGGCTGCTGCTGTTAGAGCTGCTGTTAAATCAGCACTATCAATAATATCAATGATTCTATCAATAGCATTGCCAGCTTGTGTTGACTTAGTATTATCTCCTGCACCTGCTACACGACTTGTTATACTTTGTAACACTGTATAAGCACCATTATTTAATAGAGCCTGTACCACTGTCTTGAGTTGAGCGTAGGCTGCTAGAGTAGCTTCCTTCTCATTCTCACCACCTGTTATATCTGGATCATCAATATCAGTTGCATGTGTACCTAATGTTAGGCTGTTACCCTCCCAATATGCTAGACCAGCTTCAGTTGTAGCATTATTGCCACCATATGCAATATCATAACGTAGTGCATCTAATATTAGAGCAACGTCACGCTCACACTTGGCCTTGTTATAATCAAGCTCTGGATAATTTCTATCAATGAAAGCACGTACTTCAGCTTTGACAAAGTCATAGTTATTAGTTATAACAGTTGTTGCTGCATTAGCTGTGATACTTAATGCTGGAGCTGCAACTGCACCACGATTCACGATATCAATGATTTCATTCATTCTAGCACGAGCTCTAGCAAGAGCTGTTGCATCTCCGCTTAATGCTGTTGAAAACACTTTCTTGATAAAGTATAAAGCACCAATTGTAGCTGATTTTTGCTCTGCTGTTACAACTTTACTATAACTTCTTAAGTATGACAAGCCTGCTGTTACACTTCTATAGTTAGTATTATTAGCAACATCTAATGCTACACTATCTACAATAATGTCAACATCACGTTCACACTTACCAACAATAGTTGTTGCATCGCCAGCATTACCTGTATAATCAAGATATGGTCTGCTGTTCATATACTCGAACACTTTCCATTGATTTAGTTCAGCTGCATTGGCTAATATTAGTGCTGCTGGAGCATATGTGCCATAACCATCTGGTAAGTCAAGAGCTGTCATACTACTAAAGCTTTCAGCAGTTACTACAGCAATGATTATATCAATCAATGTGTTTGCATCAGCTGATAATGTACCTTGTGTCAAATACCCTGTAGCTATAGTATTACCTCCTGATATACTATTACCACCAGTTGTGAATGGAGCACCTCCAGTACCACTAGCTAATACAACTTTTAGAGCTGCCAACACTGCTAACATTGTAGCCTTCTCACCTGTAACATTACCAAGTGTTAGAGCATTACCTGTAATATATGCACGGGCAGCAACTCTTGTAGCAGTATTACCACCATGATATAGATCATGAACAATTGCATCTACAATAAGCTTAATATCTCTTTGACATTCATCTAATTTACCTGCTGCTGTTAGAGCTTGATAGGTAGAATTAAATTGATCCTGCATATATTCTGACAGTGCATCACTAATTTTATCTTTTGATGCTGTTAGAGCTAGTGTATCAATCTGAGTTTTTTCAGCTGCTGCTCTGCCTGTGCTTGCTGCTGCTAGATCAACTGTGACATTTGCATTTGACTCTTCGTTAAGAATATCAATAACTACCTGTAGTCTTGAACGAATTCTTGCACCTGCATCAGCATTGGTACTTACTAGATCACCAAGAGCTGCTTTTGCATACTCAAGAGCAGCAATGTGTGCCCACTTCTGACGTGGTGTCTTGGCTATTGCATTGCTTGCAAGATTACGTAAGTATGCTTCACCAGCAGTCTTTGATAAGAAGTTACTGCCTGTAGCCACATCACCGTAAATAGCCTCTAGTATATAACCTAGATCACGCTCACACTTCAATACATCATATACAAAGTATGCTCTATTATTGACCCAACGAATTACCTTATCCTGAGCGTTCTTCTTATTGCTTAGTAGAACATTTCTTGATACTTCTTTAGCAGTATCACTGCCTAGTAGTTCTGGATACTCGATAGCTGGTAGAGCACTTAAACCACCTGTGATTGTAGCTCTAATGATCTCAATCAATTGGCCTACTCTTGTAGCTGCTGTTACACCATTTACTGTACCACCAATATTAGCTAGTAAATCTATCTGTGTCTTTAAGTAGTTATAAGCTGCTAGAGTAGCTGTAGTCTCATCACTGTCAGGTCCTAGTTGGTTCGCTGTACCTACATAGTAGCTGCGAGCATTGATTACAGTTGCCCAGTTTCCACCATGTGTTAGGTCATAACGTAATCCTTCTAGGATATACTGTAAGTCTCTTCTACATTTAGCCACAGTGTAAGCACTTGGAGGATTATTAGCACCAATCCATGCGATAACATCATTAATAATAGTATCAATAACTGTTCCAGTAGAACCATTAGCACCTGCTAATGTTGTTGCTGTCCATTTTGCTGGGGTTGGAGCTGTACCGTAGTTCAGTGCTGGAACAGCATATTCACCACTAGCAGCAGCAGTTGGAACACCACCTACTAGACTTGAACCATATAATACCTTGGTTATTGTCTCGATTCTGTTCTTAACTTCTGTACTGGCAGTTGCATTATTACCAACATAATTACCTAGTAACTGCTTGAGATACTTCATTGCTAGTAATGTGATATGCTTCTGTTCTGCATCAAATACTTTTACAGCATTAGCACGGAGATAACCTTGAGCAGCACGAACTGTCATATAGTTACCACCTTGTACCATATCATAACCAACAGCTTCTGTAATAAATCCTACATCACGATAGCAACTAGCTTCATTGTACTGATACTGATTATAAGTTGCATTTATGTAAGCACTAATTTCCTTCTGCAAGAACGTCTTATTATTGATTAGAGCCTTAGCAGCCTTTTGTGCATTAGTTGTTGTAGCACTTGGCCAATTGATTGCTGGTGTTGCTTGATCATTTAGACCATTCTGGATTATCTCTAGGATAATGTCCATGTTAGCTGTCACACGCTCGTATGCAATACTATTTGTAGCACTAATACTTTGTAGTCTATCCTTCAAGTATGTAAATGCTGCTATAGTTGCTGACTTTTGTTGTTGAGTTGCTAGAGCATCTGCATTGAGCATTACTGCATTTCTCCAATAGCTACGTCCTGCTGTTACGCTACGGAAGTTGCTGTTCAATAACATATCCCAACGAACTGCATCAATTAACAATCCTGCATCACGTACACACTTATCCTTCTGAGTAGAAGTCATTAAGCCTGGGAAATTGGTATCTACATAAGCACCAACATCTGTCTTAATTGTGTTAGTCTGTAGTCTCATTGCTACACTGATTTCCTGTAGAGGAACTTCAGCCCAGCTTGCATCAGCTACTACTTCCTTAACACTGGTGTCAGCAGCACTAGTGATCAACTGATTAACTGTGTCAATCAATGCATCAACGGCTGTCTTAACAGCAGTACCATTTCCAGCACTGCTTAATTCAGCTTTGATATATGTACCTAACTGTGTAAATGCTGTTTTTGTTAGATTTATATGAGCAGTAGTTCCTACTTCATTAGGTGCTGTACCTGTTGGGCCTAACACTGCACCACTGTAATAGCTCTGACCTGCTACCCATGATTCCATATTACCACCATAAGTTAGGTCAAATCTAATTGCATCAATCAAGTATCCAACATCACGTAAACAAGTTGCTTCATTATATCCTAAGAAGCTTGTTGTTTGTGTACCTAACCATGTCTTCATTGAAGCTAGTAGACTATCCTTCTTGGCAGCAATTGTAGCTACTGCTGCTTGCCAGGTTGGATTGTAAGCGTTACGTGCATATGTATCTGTACCATAATCCATTGTACCACTTACAGTTACTCCATACTCTAATACATCAATTACAACATTCATTGCAGCTCTTACTCTATTACTTGCTGTTTGATTGTTACCTGTTACAGCCAATAATAGTGACTTCAAGAATCTAAAGCTGGCTAGTGTTGCTTCTTTTTGTTGTAGTGTAGTAAAGTTTCCTGTTACTACTTGACTACGTAGGTATGCACGACCAGCTGTCCAGCTGCGGAATACATTACCAAACATCATGTCATAACGTACTGCATCAACTACATATCCAACATCACGCTGACACTTGGTTTTATCATAACTAAATCCTTGGAATGTAGCATCAATATAGTCAGTTACCTGTAGTCCCAAGCTTGTTTTACGATCTAACATTGTACTTGCGAACAATGCTAGATTATTGTCAACCCAACTTGTACTTGGTTTTGTAGCTGTTGGCTTATTAGTTATTGTACTATCCAAATAATCTCTTACAATGTTTACAAGAGCTTTAGCTTGAGCAGCAGCTTCAGCACTACCTGCATTTAAACTCCTAATTTGAGCAATGCTGTGACTTGCACTTTCATTAACATCTGTGTTCAATATCACTTGTTCGATCACTGTTGCTATTCTACTAAATGCATTTTTAGTAGCTGTTAGTTGTGCGAGTGGTAAACTATCAGGTACTGCTGCATCTGGGCTGTTAGCCTCATAGTATGCAATAGCTGCTGTTACAGTTTCTAAACTACCACCGTAGGTTAAATCATATAATACAGCATCTAAAATCAAGCCTACGTCACGCTTACATTTAGCTACATTATATCCAGCTGGAGGACTATTCGCCTGTACAAATCTATAAGCTTCTTCAATTAAGTATTCAAAGTTAGCTTTAACAACATTTGTAGCGTTCAAATAACCAATGTCCACTGCATTTGGTGTAGCACCATATGGAGTTGAAATTTGTGGTATAGCTCCAGTACCTGTATTTAGAATATTTAGAACTAGATCCATTAGAGCTGCAACACGATCTTTGGCTAAATCATCGCTCTTAACGATTTCATCAAGAGCAACTTTAACTACACCAAAGGCTGCTATTGTAGCTGGCTTTTGACTGCCACTACCATTACTACCATTTGTGAATGTACCAGTAAGCACTTGACTACGATAATAGCTACGAGCAGCAACGATAGTTCTAAAGTTACTGTTAAACATCATATCCCAACGTACAGCTTCAACAACCAACTGTACATCACGCTGACATTTTTCTATGTTATAGTTTCCTGCTAGTACTGGGAAGTTAGCATTCACATAGTCTGTTGTAGCTTTAGCTACTGTAGCAGCTTCAGATTTTAACTTGTCGCTGAATACATATAACTCACTATCAACCCAACTTGTGTCTGCTTCAACTTTAATTGGATCTTCAATCTTTGGATCAATGAAACTGATTATTTGATCAACCAATGTAGTTGCTGTAGCTACTGCACCACCTGCTGCTGCTGTAGTAATCAAGTTCTTAAAGTAAGCATATGCATCTGCTGTACCTAATTTTTCTGTACCAAGAGCTTCACCATCATAGTAGGCCTTACCTGCTACAATAGTTTCTTGATTACCACCATAGGTCAAGTCATATGTAATTGCATCTAATATAAACTTGATATCTTGACGACACTTGGCCTTATTGGCGTTGCTATTTTGCGTCCAATATGTTTCAAAAGTTGTGTCAAAATTACCGTTTTTATTAGTAACTTGATCATCAATCCACTGTATTAGATCTCTTTCAAGAGTCAGTCTAGCTTGATTAATCTTATTTCTTGCTGTGATTCTTGATGTTTGATCAGCTACAGCAGCATCATAATCAGCTTGTACATCAAAGTCATTTACATCTAATACTGGAGTTGGATGGATATAGAACGATGCGGTGCTATTCTTAACTACTGCACCACTAGCATGACTAAATCCTTGTCTTACTGTGGCACCGTTGATAGCACTGGCAGCAGTTGTAGTACCACTACCTCTGGTTAAACCTACAAATGTAGTAGCAGTTTTACCTGTGTATGTAATCTGCTCTGTACCAATTACTAGGAAACCTTTATTTGGGAATCCAGTTGTGCTGGCCACTGTGATTGCTGTGACACTAGCATCTATGGCACCATTCAATGTTGTTGTAGCAGCACCAACTGCTCTTGTACATCCAGTAAATGTATTTGATGTTTTATTTGTATAACTAATAGTTTCATCACCAATTACTATACTACCTGCACTTAAGAAATTAGCTGTACCATTATTCACTGTTGTAATTGTACCAACTACAGCATTGTTAATAGCACCTAGTGTAGTAGTTACATAACCATCCTTGGCTGGTGTATCTAGACCTGTATCTAAATTAAAGCCTAGGCTTGTTAATGTAGCATTACCAGCATCACCTTGTAAAATTGCTAGGAAGATATCAAATAATCTTTCTGCTCTTTCACGTATAGCTATTGTCTTAACTTGACCACTACCACCTGTTGTTGTACTTGGAGTACCTGTAGCAACAAACACTTGGTTAGCACTATTACTTAAAGCACCTAACTTGGTATAATCTGTGATATAACGAGCAGTACCTGTACCTGAACCAATATCAGCAGCAGTAAATTCATTACCAGCTGCGTAGGTAATACCTGTTGTACCAGCAGCACCATTAAAGTCTGTAATACCTAGTAATACAACCTTATACTTGCCACCAACTACAAAGCTACCTGCTGTTTGTACATCAGCACCTTCTGTTACAATCTTATACTCAACACCTGGTCTCAATGCATCAGCAGCAACTTTAGCATCTAGAGTTTGTGTATCTAACAAGCCCTGTGTAATAACTTCATCTAATACATCTAGACTTGGTCTTACTTCAAATGTTAGACCTGCTGTAGTACCTGGAGTTACTCTAATTGGAGCACCATCAATAGTTTCACTTAGCTGGAAACTGGTTGTTGTTGGTGTACCAATGATGTAGTAGGTCTTTGGCTGTGTAGCAATGTTGCTGAAATCCTCAAGAGTAGCTGTACCTGTTTGATATGTACCTGCAACACGAACTGGAAGGTCTTTTCTTAATAGACCTGCTCTTGTAGTTGTAGTATCTGTACATGTAAACTTGCCAGTAGTTCTTGTGAATATTAGACCAGTTGTGGTATTATTAGCACCAGTAATGGTTGTTACAGCAACAGGATTTGTAGCAGTTGAACTCAACTTCAACAGTGTTAGTGTTGTAGTATTTGCACCTTTGGTGATTGCACTGACTTTAAATGTCTGTGGTGCTGTGAATTGAGCACCAGCAGTTACAGTATCATCATCAATGCTTGCTGTACCTGTGGTTACTGTACCTGTTACAGTGATATAATCAGTAGGAGCAATATCTACGGCTGGATTAGGGAAAGTAATCTGACCAGTAGTATTGTTAATTGTAACAATACTGCTTGTAGCACTTTGAACAAATGTAATTATATCATTAGCGCCATGTGCTTCTGCCACTGTACCGCCAGTAGCTCTTGTTACACCAGTAAATGTTGTTGCACCTTTACCTGTATATGTAAAGAACTCTGCTCCAATACTAATTGTACCAGCTGTTGGGAATCCAACTGTGCTGGCCACTGTTATTGTACCTGCACCTGCTAGTGTATCACCAGATAAAATACCTGTGCTTAGAGTAGTTGTACCAGCATTAAGCACTGTACTATCTACTGTAACACCACTTAATTTCTTACCTAAAATTCTTTCCTTTAATTCTTGGAATGCTTTTAGGTTAGCAGCAGCTTGAGCACCACTGTTTACCACGTTAGCAAAACTTCTGCGATAGCTACGTCCTGCACTGATTGTTCTAAAGCTTGTACCAAACATCATATCATAGCGAATAGCATCTAGTACTAGTCCAACATCTCTACGACATTTTTCAACATCATAGTTATTTGGTATTTGTACCACATTATTAGTAAATGTATTGATATTGTTTACATAATCAATAATATTGTCTTGATATATAGACTTATTATTGTTTAGGGTACTGCTAATTTCCTGTAGCAATGGATCAACCCAAATTTGACCTGGAGCTGTTACACCTGGGATAGCATTATTTCTAGCATCAATTAAATTTCTAACTAGTAAAATTAAATCTCTAGCTTCGTTACTAATTTCTGCACTTGCAATTGTAATATCAGCAAGAAGAATAGCTCTAACCTGTTCTGCTAGGAACTCATAAGCAGCCATTGTTGGCTTAACTTCTGCATCTTGTAGGCTATCAGTAACACCGTCACCTGTACCTTCATAATAAGCATAACCTGCATTGAGAGTTTCCATGTTTCCGCCGTAGGTTAAATCATATGCTATAGCATCAATAATAAATCCTACATCTTCTTCACACTTGGTTACTCTTGTACCAGTATATGTAAATGTGTACCAAATACTGTCAAGTGGTTGTCCTGCTGCGCTATCATTAATCTGTGTAGTAATCCATGCACTTACAGCAGCCTTCAAATTGGCTTTTTCATTGCGTAATTTAGTAGCAGCTAGAGCATATTTTGGATTACGTGTTCTGATACCAGCTGGTCTTGGTAATGCATATACACTACCACCAGGAATTGGCATAGCTGGGCTCTTTGGAACACTGCCACCACCAATAATACTACTGATTAATTCAAAACTCTGTGTTACACTTGCTATAGCAGCAGCATCGTCCAATAGCTCAACTAGTTTATCCTTGGCAAAATCAATACCACCTAGTGTTTCTTGTAGTTGATCTGTTAGAACCAAGCTACTTGCTGCGCGACGATATGATAGACCTGCCTTAACACTGTTATAATTTGTACCTAGTAATAGGTCATATAAAGCAGCGTCAATGATCAATCCAACGTCACGACTGCAACGACTTTGATCATAGGTCTTGTAGTTAGCTGTAATATAAGCAACCACTTCTTCCTTCAAGAATTCCTTATTAGCGATCAAGCTAGCAGCAGCGTTTACAGCATTTGGATTAAATGCAGCACCTAATGGAGCTGTATTAACTATTGAGGGAGCTACTTCTACGCCCTTATCAATAATGTCAAACATTAGATCAAACAAGTTTGTAATACGTGCTATAGCAGCCTCATTCTTTACTAGAGGTGGCTTCTGGCTAACTGCAATTACCTGATCACGAATAAACTTGATAGCCTGTAGTTGTGGACCAATCTGTGTGCTTGTTACAACTTGTGCAGCCTTCTGTAAGTATACGCTACCTGCTGTTACACTTTGGAAGTTACTGTTTAGTACCAAGTCATACATAGCAGCATCTATGATCAAGCCTACGTCACGAGCACATTTTTCTGTGTTGTATTGTAGGATAAAGCTATCAATATAGTCTGCAATACGAGCCTGTAGTTCACGCTTCTGTTCTTGTACTGCAATGCGTACATAGGCCAGTGTTTCGTCACCTGCTAGGAAGTTTGGTTCTTCTCTAACTGGTACTTGTTTTACACCACCTTTAACAACATTAATTACAATGTCAATTAATTGACTTAATTTCTGTGCTGTTTCTACGCTACCTGCTGTACCTCTGATCTGTTCTAGTTCTGACTGTACACTCTTAACAGTTACATTTTTAGCAACGTCAGCTAAAATATAACCAAGATGATTGTAAGCACGGATTGTTGCTTCTTTTTCATCAGATTGCACACTGTCATTTACTGTTACACCTGAGTAGTAGGCTAGACCAGCTGTATAGCTTTCCATATTACCACCATAGGTTAGGTCGTAATACACAGCATCTAGAATAAAGTCAATATCTTCCTTACACTTAGTTCTATTGAATACAAATGGACTTGCGAAGCCTTCTCTGTTTTCACGCTTCTGTTGATCAATCCAAGCAATTAATTCTGCTTTGATGAACTCTCTATTTTCTTCAATTAGATCACGAGCAAGACGATAACCTTCATCTCTACTATTGTTTAAGCCGCCACCTGGTAATGGTAAGCTATATGGTTTCTGTGGTAGAGCTGCTAGTAGGGCTGCTTCATTTGCTGCCTGTGTAGCATCAATAATATAGTCCATCAATGTGCCAATTCTAGTATAGGCTACACTGTTGGCTACAATACCTGGAATACCGCCGCCACCTGCTGCATAACCAGCAGCATTTTCATAGGTCTCACCTAGTGTACGCATTCTTGTCTTCAAGAATTCAAACAATAGTTCAGTTGGTTTTGTCTGTGGATAGTTACTTAGGCTGGTACTACCTGTTGCTAGAGCAGCATTAGCCTGTTGTCTCCAATAGCTACGAGCAGCAGTAATTGTACGGAACTGTGTATTAAACATCATGTCATAACGTACTGCATCAATAACTAGACCAACGTCACGCTCACATTTGTCAATGTCATATGTAAACATTTCATAGACTGTGCCTTCACCTGCTACAGCATTTAGAGGTGTTGTGTTACGAATAAACACATCATCTTGAGCACCTACAGGAGTTGTAGCATATGTAGTCCAACTGGTTGTACCAATAGTCTTGATCTTGTATCTCTTACCTGCTACTGTTTGGCTAGCTTTTAGTACTTTTACTACACGACCAGTAGTACCAGTAATAAGAGCATTGTTATATACAAATTCTGTTCCAGCTGTTTGAGCCCCAGCACTACCAATAGCAGACCAATTTGTGTTACCAACTGTATGAATTACATAACTTTGTCCATTAACTAGGTTATTTGTACCTGAAACACCAGGTTTTACAGTTGTAGCACCAAACCAATCTGTCCATGTACCATCTCTTGTTACTGTAACTTGAGCTAATGGTCCTGTACCTTCTTGGTTACTTGCTGGAGCACTTGTATTGTTTACTCTAGCCATCTTGAGCTGTTGTCTAATGTACTCTGTTACTTGACTCTGTAGACTACTTCTACCTGGATAGCTTGTACCGCTGACCACTTGAGCAGCATCACTGGTCTTGTAAAGTACTAATAGGTCATTAGGGAACTTGAGATCATTTGGTACCCAACCATAGCTTGGCTCAACAAACGCTGGAGCAGCTACAGCAAAGCTACCATCTTGATTACACAAGTTTCTAATTACCCATGCTAGACTTTGAGCTGTTTGAGCAGCAGCACTGCTACCTGCATCACCTGGGCTCTGTTTAGCAATAATTCTTAAATCAGCTACATCATCACCTTGTGCTACTAGTTTAACTAGATTAGATAGACGAGTAAATGCAGCAATGCTGGCTGTTAGATCATCACCACTAATTGACTCAGTTTGAGATCCTACAAGTTCTCCACTTGCAACGCCGCCAATATAATATGCACCACCAGCAATAATACTTTCCATATTACCGCCATAGGTCATATCATAATATAGTGCATCTAGTATAAGATCCATATCTCTCAAGCATTTTGACTCTACGAAATCTAATGTAGCAAATGCTGCATCACTTAAGATGTATTTGAGTATTTCAGCTTTTAAGAACTCTCTATTACTTTCAATTAGGTTACGTGCATAACCATAGCTGGCCAAATAGGTTGTATTATAACCTGTTGGACTTGGGCATGAATATGCTGGGATAACTACTTCACCTTTTGTTACAATATTAATTAATAGATCCATTCTGTCTGCTACACGCTCTGAAGCTACAGCAACATTCTTTGTTAGATCAACTAATTTTTCTTTTAATAATTTAAATGCTTCAATAGTAGGTACTTTTTGATCACCAACTACCTTGCTAGCCTGTGCTCTATAGTAAGCACGAGCAGCAGTGATAGTTCTGAAGTTACTATTAAACATCATATCATAACGTACTGCATCAATAATGCTTTCAATATCTTCTTGGCAATCAGTTACACTATATTGTAACTCTGGGAAACGATCACTAATATATGTTGTGATAGCTGCCTTAATAGTTGCTGCATTTGAATTCATTAGTGTACTGCTGGCCACTAGATCAGGATCAACCCAATCTGTTGTAGCTAGTGTTTCGTCAGCTTTAATGCGAGTAAATGTTAGTCCAGTTGTAGATCCTGCTGTTGTTCCAATCGCTGCATTTGCCAATGTTTGTAGAGTAAATGTAGTTGTACCATTTGTTGCACTGATTTTGTAAGTGCCATTAGTCACTACACCATTTCCACTATTTGTACCACTAATTGTTACTTGATGTCCAACAACTAAAGTAGTTGCGGCACATTGGAATTGGCCTGCTGTGCCTGTAATAGCGACATTTGTAAGTGTGGTATTATTAAGGAAACTATTTACATCTAAAATACGATCTCGAGCAAAATCACCAGCACCACTGCTACCAGCACTACCGTTCTTATTTTGTTCCTCTGTATAAAGAGCAACTTTTTCTAGTACCCAATCTCTTAATTCTTCATACACAGCAATACTTGCATCTTTTTGGTTAGCTAGTACATTTTTTGCACCAGTTACACCACGATAGTAAGCATTAGCAGCAAGTTGTGTACGGTAATTTGTACCAAACATTACATCAAATCTTACTGCATCAATAACTGCATCAATGTCCTGCTCACATTCAACTTGTAGAGTTTGACCAGTACTGGCTTGAGTTGTTGTATATCCTAGTCCTGGGAACTTATCAGCCATCAATGCTGTTACAGCAGCCTTAACATCTACTCTAAACTGTGCTGCATTAATTGCTGTGTTAAGAGTTTGTAGTGTAGTATCAACCCATGTAATTACTGGAGCATCTTTAGCTGTTGCTGTTGCACCATCTGTAATAATATCTACAAGTAGTGTCTTAACTAATTCTCTAGCTTTATCGCTGGCTGTGCCTGTAGCATCACCTACACCAACACGCTGTACTTCACGACTCTGCTGTTGATTTCTGGTAAATGTTAGACCAGTAGTTGTACCACTTGCACCTGGAGCTGTTACAATAGCTGTACCATCAACATTGGCTAGTCTAATCTCAGTGCTACTTGTTACTGCAACAACCTTATAAGTCTTAATAACCTGTGTAGCAGGATCTGCACCACCGACTACTAGACCTGTAATTGTTGCGGTACCTGTATAAGTAGCTGTCTTAGTTGCTGTAATTAAATCACCAACAATCAATGGATTGCTTGGAGCAGTTAGAGTAAATGTACCATCTGTTGTAGCAGTTTTTACTGTCATACCTGCTAGAGATTGGCTAATTACTCTTGAACCACTTGTCACAAACTTCAATAAGTTACCTAAGAATCTAAATGCTTGTTGAGTAGCATTTAATTCACCAGCACCCAATGTACCTTGAGGACCGCTACCATTAGCATAGTAACTATCAGCAGCGATAAATGTTGCTGTATTACCACCATAGGTTAAGTCATACATGATAGCATCTAGAACTAGATCTACATCTCTTTCACACTTAACTTTATTATAATTTGCTGGAGGACTATTAGCATCAATAAATGCTGTTGTCTCTGCAATTAAGAACTGCTTATTGCTAGCAATCATCTTTACTGCATTGAAATAGTCTGTATTACCAGCATGAGCACCTGTGGCTGTTGGTTTTGGCATTACGAATGGTTTTCTTGGAGTAAATCCTGGACCATCTAAAATGATTTTATTCAACAAGTCAAAACTAGCATTTATTCTATCTTTGGCTTGGAATTGACCACTTGGCTTAACATCTTTTAGCTGTACAACTTGATCAACAACTTCTTTTAGTCTTTCATAAGCAGCCACTGTTTGAATAATCTGCTTTGGAATTGTTGATTTTGGTGTTACTGCACCATCAAAATATGCGATAGCTGCCTGTGTTGTATCAACATTACCACCGTATAACAAGTCATAGCACATGGCATCAATTAAGAAACCAACGTCACGAGCACACTTGTCTTTGTTATAGGCAAAATTCATATCAACAAAGTCACTTACAGCATTCTTTAACTTGTTAATTGTAGCTGTTGTTGCTAACAATGTATTAAACTTAAGAATATTAGCATCTACCCATGATGTTACTGGTGTTGATGGACTAAATGTGTAGGTTGTTGGATCATTAATATAATTTTTAATAATTGTTACAAGAGTTTTTGCCTTATCACCACTGGTTCCATTTCCAGCATTGGCTGTTACAGGTTGATTTTGTGTGTAAGCATTGCCATCAGCATCATTATTTGTTGTTAGAGCCGTACCTTCAGCAACATCTTCAACTAGATCTGCTAGGAAGTTATAAGCAGCCACAGTAGCGGCTGTTTCACCTGCACCTAATGCTAGATTTACACCACTTGTACCACCATAATATGCCTTAGCAGCAATAATAGTTTCTAAATTACCACCATATGTTTGGTCATAATAAATTGCATCTAAGATATATTCAACATCTCTGCGACATGCTGTTTCATCATAGTCTAAACTTGGATAATTTAATGTAATATATGCAACTACTCTATCCTCAATCCAAGCACGATTTGCCTCAATTAAGTTACGTGCTTTTAGTCTTTCTGCATTGCTGGCATTATCAGATCCGCTTGTTGGATCTGTTATAATAAATGCTGGCTCAACTGCTAGACCATTCTCAAGTATCTTAAGAATAGTATCCATGCTACGGCTTACACGCTGAATACTAGCACTTTCTGCTGTAGTTGGATTGTCTGGATCTACTGCTTTAACAATTTCTAATAGTTTTCCTTTTAAGTATTGGAAACTGGCCAATGTAGCTGTCTTTTGATCTTTAACTACTGTACTAGCCATAGCACGATAATAGCTACGACCAGCTACAATACTACGGAAGTTACTGTTAAACATCATGTCATAGCGTACAGCTTCAACTACATAGCCTACATCACGACGACATTTTTCTCTATCATAGCCAAATAGAACATAGTTATCGTCTACAAAATCTGCAACTTTATTTTTAACATCTTCTTTATTAGCTTGTAATATATCAAAAGATTTCTTAAGAGCTGTATCAATCCAATCTAAACTAGGTACACTTGGCACTGTGGCTAAATCGGCTACTGGTGGACTCTCAGCCACGCTGTCATCAATCAATTTGATGATTAAATCTACGCATGTACCAATTTCTTTGGCTGCTGTAGCACTACCATCACTGCCGTTTGGACTACGAACCTGTGTAGTAATATTACCAACTGTTGGTGTCCATACAAGGTCTTGAGCTACACTTTGTACAACTAACTTCAAGTATTGATATGCACGTAGAGTAGCACTAACTTCATCCATTTGAGTACCGCTTGGATCTAGTTGGCTTAGTGTGCCTACTGCATAGCTTAAACCTGCTACCTTACTTTCTAGTGTACCACCATAAGTTGTATCATAAAATAGTGCATCAAGAATCAAGTTTAGATCACGACGGCACTTGTCTACATCAAATCCAGCTGGGTTAGCATAAGTTGAACTGGTTGCACCTGGAGTAATCTTTTCAAATCTCATTGTAGTTGTGAAACCAGATGAGCTTGTTGTAACAACTGGGCTACCGTCTAGGTTAACAATCTTGAATCCTGGTGTATATTCAGTGGCTGTACCTGGATTAGCTCTAGCTTCAACTGTAGCTACCTTGTACACGCTTGGGCTGTTATAACCACTAATACTTGCACCAGAGAACATCTTACCACTAATTCTAATCAAATCACCAACTGCTAGAGTTGTGAATTCTGATTGTCCAGTTACTGGGTTAACACTAAATGAGCCATCTGTTGAAAAAGCACCAATAACACCTTTGAACTTTACAACTCCTTTGACTAGTTCTAATCCTGGTGTGTTAATATATGTTAGAACATCATCAATAATAAACTCTCTATTCTTCTCAACTAGGTCACGAGCACGTTTGTACTCAATGGCACGACCTTTCTCTGGGAATGGCATACGATATTTTGGAACTGTTTCTAAACCTTTATCCACAATATCAATAATAATATCCATATTGCTTTCTATACTGTTAACTGCTAATGAGTTAGTCTTAACTAATTCTTTAGCTAATTTCCTCAAGTGTCTGAAAGCACCCACTGTGGCTAGTTTTTGATCGCCTTTAACCTTAGCAGCATTAGCTCTATAATAAGCACGACCAGCACTAATACTACGGAAGTTGCTGGTAAATGCTAGGTCATATGATAATGCATCTACAATTAGTTCAACATCTCTAGCACACTTATCTCTATCAAACTCATTTAGAGTAAAGTTAGCATCAATGAATCCTACAATTTCATCTTTGATGAATTCAACATTATTACGTAGGATATTAACTGCTGTTTTACGATCTAGGTCTTCCTCGTTATTTCTTGTTGGGATTGGGAATGTTAATGCTGTACCATAACCATTGATTGGATCATAGCCATAAGCAACACCATTCACTGTAACCTTAGCATTTGTGATAATATCACCATCTTCATTAACTCTTGCACCGTCTAAAATATCAATAACAATATCAAATCTTGTACTGATTTCTTCTTTAGCACTTGGAGCAACGATTCTCTTTAGTGTAATATTTTTGGCAGCTTTCAAGCTGGCTACAGTTTGTACTTTTTGAGCACCAACTACTTCGCTAGCATAAGCACGTAGGTAACTGATAGCAGCATTAATAGTCTTATAATTACTGCCAAAAACCATGTCACTTAAAATAGCGTCTAAAATTAAACCAACGTCTCTATAGCACTTTGGCTTATTAAAGCTAAAGTTATCAAAGAAGCTGTTAGCCATAAACTTGATTGTTTCTGTTTTAATATCTTCCTTGGCTGCTAGAACTGCATCACGAATAGCCTTATATGTTGTAGGCTGATATGTAACAGTTGGATAACCTGTTGTAGTTGTACCTAATGTTAGATCTGTTGCTGTGTTAACACGAGCAAACTTAGTATCACCATCACTAATTGTATACCAGTTAATGTTAATATATGCTAACATTTCAGCACGGATGAAATCTCTGTTAGCCATCAATAGATCAAAGGCACGTATTTTGTTTGTATCTGTGCTGGCAACAAGATTAATAGGCTGCTTTAGTCTTTGAACACTATCTTCACTGTTGTTTGGACCTTCTTGTAAGATCTCGTTAATAATGTCAATTAAATTACCAATAGCTACAACTTCTGTACTAGTAGCTGGAGGTAAATCTGTACGTTGTGGTACAGCCTCTTGCCATGGATTTGGAGTTGGGCTGCAAGTAATTACATCACGTACAAGTTCCTTCATGTACTTGTAAGCATTTACTGTCTGCTTGATCTGATTTGGTAATACACTCTTTAATACATTTGTGTCTTCATTAAAGTCAAAGTAATAAATGCCTGCTGTAACAGCTTGACGATTACCACCGTGTACAAGGTCAAAACAGATACTGTCAATAATGTAACCTACATCACGGCTACACTTAACTCTATCATAATCAAATCCTGGGAATGCTCTACCTAAATAACTGATAACGTCATCTCTAATTGCTTGTTTATTTGTTTGTAGTGCTGTAAATGCAGCTTCAAGATCAGCATCATTTAGACGCTTACCATTTGGCTGAATAAAATCACTTGTTCCTACGATTTCATTATCTAGTCCTTTTAAGAACAAACTAAACAAGGCACCAAGTCTATTAACCTGTGTTTGAGTAGTTGCTACTAGACCATTAGCTTCTTTAAACTGAGTTATTCCAGCTTGAGCACTTTCAATGGTATCTAAAATTACCACACGCTGTGAAAATAATTGAGCACGACCATAGGCATCAACAGTTGCTGGGACTTCTTCAGCTGCCTTAAGTTGGCTTAGACCATTTGCATAATTGTAATAACGCTTGGCAGCATCTACTGTTTGGCTATTACCACCATAGATCAAGTCATAGCAAATTGCATCAATTGTATAACCAATATCTCTACCGCATGTAGCCTGCTTGTCTGCATCAAAGCCATAAATTACAATCTGTGGCCAGTTTTTCTTAATATAGTCAATAACTTCAGCTACAACAAATTTCTTATTAGCCTGTAAGTTCTTTACTAGATTAACTACACTTGCTTCTGTATCCTGTAAAGCTGGATATGCTAGCTTGTAATTATTTGTATCTCTATAATCTAAATAAGTTGTTAAAGTTGCTAGACCACCTGATGACATTGCTGTAGTAAGAATATCAAAATTGCTCTGTACTCTTGATAATAACACTGCATCTTCTTGCACAATAGGAGCAATTTGATCTCTTACAAACTTATAAGCTTCAATAGTTGGTACTCTTTGTTCTTCACTAATAGTATATGTTCCAGCAACGGCTGTCAAATATGTAATAGCAGCCTTGATAGTTCTATAGTTTGTACCAAATATAATATCATCTGCCACTGCTTCAATAACTAGTCCAACATCACGCTTGCACTTTGAACTTACAAAGGCTAAAGTTGGATAATTCTTTTTCAAGAAAGCAATAGCAGCATCTTCAATTTGAGCTTTTCTATCTAATATAGTTTGTCTTAATACCTTATATTCTGGTTCTGCTGCATCTAGATCAGGACCAACAATTAATGTTGGACTTAATGGACCTTCTGCTACAATTTTACTGATGATGGCAAATTCATCTTTTACAATACGCTTGGCTGTGGCTGTAGCACTAGCAGTAGTCAATACACTGGCGGCAGTAACTTGAGCACGTTGAATAGCTGCTGCTGTTTGAACTTGTTGTTCAATACCAGTTGTAATATTATCTTTGGCCCAATAACGTAGGCCAGCAAATGTACTTTGTGTAGTACCTTCATATAATAGGTCAAATGCTAGACCATCTACTACAAGACCGTTATCTCTATCACATGTTGTTTGGTTGTAATTGGCAAAAAGTACACCATCACCAATGTTAGGACGTCTTGCTAAATTCTTAAATGTGATCTGACGACCAGCTGACTTCTTAACAATACCACGATATAATGGATCACTGGCACCACGACTAACTAGACCGTAGTTACCAAATGAGCTGTTGGACAAGTTAACTGAACAGAATCCACCGTTCTCACACATAAATGATATGTCACAGCAAATTGTAAAGATGGACACTAACTGTGTATTACCTCTGTTCAACATGTGAATACCAATACCACCTTGGTTATACTGTGTAAACGCATCACAAACCATTGAACGTAAGCCTGTGGTCAATGCACCGTCAACACGCATACCTGTACCAGTAGTTGTAATACTTGTAACAGCCTGTGTGTATGGTGATGTTACGATTTCACCAGCACTACCGTCTGGTGGGAAACATACCGCAGCACTTGGTGCAATATGTCCTTTAAAGTTCATACAGAAGATGTAAGCGCCATTGTATACCCAGAAGATATCCTTGGTTGGATTCTTTGGACGAACTGTGGTGTTACGCAAGTTGTCACCAACAACTGACACACGAGCTGGAACACGTAGTGGGTTATCTTCAATATACTCCCCACTCTTTAAGAATATAGTTGTGCCAGGAGTCGCTATGCTCAGTGCCTTCTTTAGTGTCAAAAAAGCTTGACCTAATGTCTTTCCGCTGTTACTATCATCACCGTTCTTGGCCACATAAAGTACATTAGGTACTTCCATTGCTCCAATTTCAATAATTTTCTGAATAGCAGCGAAACCTTCTGGTTGCTTGATTTCTTGTTTTGTAAACAGTTTACCATCGGCTGTGTTAAGTGCTAATTCGCCTAGGTCAATGCTATCTAGTGATGGTACTTTGCCAGGTATATCACTACGCTTAAATCTAATATTTGTGCTCATTTATTTTCCTTTAACATGAAAATTCATACTTTATATTTACCAAAAATGCAGGAAATACTGTTAGTACTCCCCACAATCGATCACTGTGTCCACTAACTTTCCACCTTTGATGTACCCTCCTACATTAAGGTCTTTGGTTATGTTAGTGTCGCCCTCTACTTCTAATTCTCTCTGAACTTTTACACTATCTTCTACCTCCAAGCTTTGGCTAACTCTTGCAGATGCTTCAACGTACAAGTTGTTGTCCACTGCAAAATTACCAGCGATAGCTAAATCTCTATTAATCTGTAGATTTCCATCTACTTCCAAATTATTATTAACATTGGTAACACCTTCACTACTACCAATTTCAATGTTTGTTGCTTCACCTGCAAAATTCACAGTCTTGGCTGTGGTATTTGCTAGATTAAATTCTGATGTACTAACTCTTAAATCACCACCATCAATATTAACATCACCATCAACATCTAAGTTATTATTAATATTGGTTGTACCAGTACTAGCACCTATTTCAATATTTGTAGCAGCACCAGCAAAATTAACATTCTTAGCTGTGTTATTTGCAAGGTTAAATGTTTCTGTGCTGACTGTTAGATCTCCACCATCAATATTAACATCACCATCTACATCTAAATTATTATTAATATTGGTTGTACCAGTACTAGCACCTATTTCAATATTTGTTGCAGCACCAGCAAAGTTTACTGTGGTTGTTGTCTCATTTAATAAATTAAAAGTAGATGTACTGGCACGTAAATCTCCGCCATCAATGTTAACGTCACCATCAACATCTAAATTATTGTTAATATTGGTTGTTCCGGTACTAGCACCTATTTCAATATTTGTTGCAGCACCACCAAAGTTAATTGTTGTAGCATTGGCATTAGCTATATTAAATGTTGGTGTACTAACTGTTAAATCACCACCGTCAATATTCAAATCACCATCAACATCTAAATTTTGTCCGATATGAAAGTTACCGTCTACATTAAGATTACCATCAACATCTAAATTATTACGAACATTTGTTGTACCTGTTGTTGCACCAAGAACAATACTGGTAGCTGCTTTGGCAAAATTCACTGTAGTTGCTACATCTGGAATTAGGTTAAAAGTTTGACTAGTTGTCTTTAAGTCATCTCCATCAATAACTACATCACCATCAACTTCAAGATTATTACGAACATTTGTTGTACCTGTTGTTGCACCAAGTAAAAGACTAGTAGCAGCACCAGCAAAGTTAATAGTTGTAGCAGTTGTGTTTAAAAGATTAAACACACTTTGACTAGTAGTTAAATCACCACCATCAATATTAACATCACCATCTACATCTAAATTATTATTAATATTGGTTGTACCAGTACTAGCACCTATTTCAATATTTGTTGCAGCACCACCAAAGTTAATTGTTGTAGCAGTTGTGTTTAAAAGATTAAACACACTTTGATTAGTAGTTAAATCACCACCTTGTATTTCTAAATCTTTCTTAATTACTGCATTTTCTTCAACAACAATATCACCTCTTAGTGTAATTAGAGTAGGTAAGGCTGGATTACCACGCATTATGGGACTATCTACCTTAAATGCATAGTCAAATCCTTTTGGTCCTACATACCTATATCCAAATACATAGATAACATGACTACCGGTCATACCTGTTGGTATTGTATTTCCATAAAAATGTAGTATACCAGCTTGATAATCAAAATACCATTCACCAGCACCTAATATACCATCAGCAAATATTTGTGTACCACCACTTGTACTTGGGTCTGTTAAACCACTATTACCGTAATAAACTTTTACTCTATAACTATTTGTAACATTAACTGTATCAAATTCAGGAGGGATCCAATCTGTGAGACCAGTTTTCCATGTAGGATAAACAGTACCACTCATTCTTTGACTAGTAGTATCTGCTGTACATTCTACTCTATTATTTTGTAAGTAGCCTGTGACGGTGCCTATTGTTGCATTTGCAGTAGCAGGAACCAAATAGGCATTGAGCCAGATACTGTCCCCTCTATTTAGAGAGGGGCTGGCTATAGATTCATTACTTACACTCTTGTTGGCAGCGGTATCAGTTTTAGCTACACCTGCTAACTTCTTTAGTAATAAATCAACTCTGGTTGTATCAGTTACGGCCATTATCTATCCCTATTATTGATCGCTCACATCTAAATATAAACTAGTCATTGACTGACCTTGATTTAATCTAATTCTTACCCATATTTCATTGTTAGTACTATTGGTACTACTCAATGTTCCAAAACTAATATTAACTTGATTAGTACCTGCTGCTGTTGGGAGATTACCGCCTAATGCACAACCGCCTGCTAGACTATTGTCTATGGCTGCACTTAACCAACTGTTAACATGTCCTGATTTTAAACTAGTTCCATTTGCTCCTGGTAATGCTGCCCAAATACCTGCTATACCCCCTGGTGTAGTCCAACGTATTCTAAACTTGCTTACTCCGCTTCTTACAAATCTAAAAGTAAAATATTGTGGATTAGCCGCTGTTCTTGTACTTAAATTTGGTCCTGCAGGAAGATATCCTGTTGAATAATTTGTTACATCATGTTTAAGACTATTAACACCTGTTCCTGTTCCTACTACTGTAGCATCTGTAGCTAATAATGTACTTGTTTGACTGTTGAACAATGTGCTACCTGCTGTGAATACTGGATTATCTGTGCTGGCAACTCCTGCATCTGGATTCTGACATCTTGTAGCACCAGTTGTACTACCACCTACTGCTGCATTAAAAAATATATTAGTTTCATCTAAAAATGATGTGCTACTTGTTGTTCCAGTTTTATAAAGAACTATAGCATTTAGTGTTGGTAATGCTGAATTAGCTGTAAGATAACTATTATCTGCTGTGAATTGTGGCACAGTAGTTGTAGTTGTCCAAGCACCAAATCCTGTAATTATGTTAACAACAAAGTTTGTACTATTTGGGCCTGCTCCTGTTGTAACCGTAGTTGTTGCTGGCAATGTTGTATAGGCAAAATTAGCCAATGTTTTATTACCTGCACTGGTCCATGGTCCTACTGCACTAGTAGTTAGACATGTGCTGGCTGTACTAGGTAAACTGGTTTGTCCTGGATTCCAAGTTACGACAAATCCTATGTTATAAATTGTACTACTATTGTAATGTGGAATAGTACTACTATAGGTTATATTGCTTGTACCAAGAGTAAAAGTTTGAGCGCTGAATACAGGGGCTAGTGGGCTAGTACTATCATAGTACCAAATACCTATATTACTGGTATTAGCTCCAATTGTAGTTGATCCTGCCGCATCATGAGCTATTTGCACTGTATTCCATCCTGCTGGCACTGATGTTCCAGTAACGCTTAAATCTACTGTCTCATGAAATCCTGGCTTGTCAACAGGATAAGCTACATTATTACCTACAACAAGACTAGTATTATATGCTGTATATGTATTATTATCGTTCTGTGTAGTAAATTGTAAACTTTGTCCACTTGTTGTAGCATTGGCTACTATATTGGTTGCACTTTGTTGACCAGTTACAGTATTATAACTGGCCAATTTTAAAATCTTTGAACTAATAAAAGTTATAACATATGTACCATTAAGTGCTAGTCCACCAAAAGCAGTACCACTTGCTGATATTTTAATCAAATAACCTGGAACTAATACGCCTGTAGTTGGCTGTGTGTACTTGAATTCTTCACTGCCATTAGTTGATCCTGTTAGCACTGTAGTTATTACTTGGGTAGTATTACCATAAGTTAATTTCTTTGTAACCGCTGCACTATTATTTCTATTAACTGTTATAATACCACGATTGCCTGGACCAGTGTCTGATATTGTATTGGTACTAAATGTACTGACTCTTGCCACATATACTACTGTTCCAGCTGCTGGTGCAGTAATACCTGTACCATTTGTTGATTGACTAACAGCATCAATATTCATAATACGTTGTGTTAGACTATTAATAGTTAAATTTGTAGCATTTGGAAAACTTGGGGGTGGTAGAGGAACTAATAATGTTAATGTTAAATTAAGTTGAGCTACACCATCTGTTAAACTGGTCTGCTGCGTCATATCCACTGCACCAGCTAGTATTCCATATTCTGGATCACCCATTAAAATATAGTTTGCGTTATCTGTAGCTACATCTCCAAGGACATTTAGATCATTATGTATTCTGGTATCATTAATAAGTTCGATCAGCCCATTACCATTTGACGCTAATGTTAAATGTCCTTGGCTAAATGTATTGCTAACTTTTGTATAATTCTGTGGATTGTTTATGCCAGTAAATGTTTTAGCTGGTAGTGTACCAGATCCGGGGATAGATGTTTGAGTAAAGTTATAAGTGTCACCAACTTCTGGACCACCTAATCTCATATCATCAACATAAACTTGACGCCATGATTTAGTCAAACTTCCCAGATCATAAGTATCATCTACATCGGGAATAATATCACTTATAATATCTGCATTAAATTGAATAGTATCTGTATTTTGATCACCTAAGACCAAATTGCCATCTGCTGTAATACTACCGGTAGCATGTATATTACCATTAACTTCTAAATTACCTCTTAAATCTAACTGGCTAAATCCGTTAACTGAATCTGTTGTTGTAATTTTAAATGTTCTACTATCAAAAGTTATGTAGTCTAAAACTGTATTAGTTTTAAAACTAAGTCCTTGACTATAACTTTTTATTTCATTACCATCAATTTGAACATTATCTATTCTAAGATAATCACCAAGATATGTATTACTAAAAGTTGTACCTGAAACATCTAATGGATATATAGGGTTTACTTTGTTTATACCTACACCAACTATCTTAGTAGGATCATTATCCTTAGGAACTGATAGGTATAACAGAGCTCTATTTACATTGGTAGTTACGCCACCTACTGTTTCTGGTACAGATCTCTCCTCAAAAGACATATCTTCTCCATATCTGAGAAGATTCTTTCTGAGCATCGAACCTGAAATACGACCTACATTGGCCATTACGCTCCCCTATACCCCGTGTTTCACGGTTAACCTTTGTTTGAGCTTGCGCTCGCATCCCTTACGGGCTCTTTGCCGGTTTACCACAGTTTGATGTGATACTCACAGAATCATGAGTACCAATCTTATTTAGCTAGATTTGGGAAAAGGTTAGTCAAACCCGTGAATTACAGTCACCGTTTTACCAGGAGGTGGTGGACTAAAAAATTGAATATATTTTCCAGTAGGGTAGGATTTTGAGCTTGGGGCATTAACCATGATATAATTCGTATATGGTATTTGAAAAACATTTTCAACATATACAAATATGTTAGCAGCACTCTTTGGTACAAGTGCATTTACATCTCTTATAGGACCAAAATTTAATTCTGTCCCATCAACAAAGCTTATAGTATTAAGATTTTCAATTTCACTATCAGCATCGCCTTCATAAGATGGATAAGTTTCTTCATCTGCTAGAAATATTCCGCTGCTTGCTGGATCTGCACCAAATCTTTGTATGGTTACTAGAGCAGGTTGTTTAGCTTTTAACTGAATCCAGATACCATTAGTTAATACTTCAAGAGCATCTTCATCAAGATTATATCTTATTAAACCGCTATTTTTATACCATGTTGTGGGTGCAGGTCTTTCGTCAGTATATCCTGTGGGTAAAAATAAAGCTTTTAACTGAGGCAATCCTGTATACCAAGTAGCACCTGGAGCAGTTCTATCATAACTATATGGAATATCCATTATGACCTGTCCATCATACCTACTGCTATAGGTCAATTCTAAACTTTTAGCACTATTATTATTAATTTTATTTTGTTTATAAAATTTCATTACTGTACCTGCACAACGCTTAAAAAAGCATTGATAGCACTGGGGCGATCAGCACTGGCCCAAATAGCATCCAGTTCGCCTAAAATAATTTTTTCGCTATCAAAAGCAAATGTATCACCTACATTAATAGCAAGTTCCTTAATACATACATTAGTACTACTAGGATTCCTCCCTTTCTCTACAAGATATATGGTAAGCAAGGCTGGTTGAGTATCTCTATTACAGAAAAACATACTAGTAATAGCATATGCTTTACCTGGAAAGTTTGGAGCGGTGAAAGGAGGAGTGTTAACTTGAAAAAGAGCAGTGCCACCTGCAACAGTGCCTGGTGTTGTCACCGTTGCTTCTGTTACACTTAACACTGGTACTAGAGCTGTTACTAAAGCCATAAAAATTCCTTTAAAATATTAGCCCATAAACTAGAGCATTAGCAGCACTACACAGTTCACCAGTGGTATTATTGTTAGTAAAAAATATACCTGTTCCACCTGATCCTTGTGTGGCTCTACTATATATAGTATTTGTTCCCGTTGTACTTGTAGGATCAGAAAGAGCTGGACTGAGATAATCAATCTTAACTATGCTCCTTATCACTACATTTCCTGTAGAAGGATTGATTACTAGATCAGCATTATCTGTTTTAATTATTGCCTGATCACCAATATCTATAACGACCTTAAGATTCCTATCAGCTAATCCGCCTCGACCAACAACTAAGCCTTGATCCGTACCTACTTTACCTATTCTAGCCACAGCCAATTGAGCTAAATCTCCAGGTGGTGTTCTTGGAAAACTACCTAAATCACTACCTACAGTAAACAATACTCCACTAAATCCATCACCTGTTTGACTTATATCCTTGGCCTGTGCACCACTATAAGTATTTAGAGTGTTTAAATCAGTATATCTAAAAAACTGTTGAATAACAGCTTGACCTGCTTCAGCTCTTACATAATCCCTAATGAACTGTATGTTAGGTATAGCATTATTACCTTCTTCTTGCATTGTTATATCAGGATTATCAATTAATTTTTTAATACGTATATGATAAGCATCATAAAGCTGATCCTCATTTAGATCGGAAGCTTTATAATCAACTTTTAAAAGTCCTTCATATCCAACAAAAAAACTTAAATCTTTATTTGGTTGCACACCATAAGTTTGTATTCTATTAGTTGTTATCGGTAATAAAGACTTATTAGGTAAAGTACTTTTACTGACAAACGATTCTAAAACAGGATATGCAGTTTTATCTTCTAAACTGTCACCACCTAAAACATAACCTCTTAAAGGAACTTCATCAAACACAAATAATGCGTCTACATTTCCTCTATCTATTTCTATTCCAGACATTGGTTCAACACCGCTTATGCCACTCTGACCATTTCCTGGACCTTGTTCACCTCTGTTCAGTCTTATAATACGGTCTTCAATTTCTAAATTTGTGGAATTTACATAGGTGGCACCACCTTCTACATAAAGATCTCCTGTTACAGTAACTCTACCAGAATTACCTGGTCCAGGATTCAATAGAATTTCACTACCTGTTTCTTCGGCAATGATCTTATAACCACCTTTCTGTATTCTTAAAACTTTAGACATTTTAGACTGCTGTTAGTTTAATAATATCCCCAGTGCTATCTTCGTATTGTGTTAGAAACCATGTATAACGATTTCCACTAAAATCTGTAGCAATACGCTTGGTAAGTTTAGCTACACTTACACTACCTGGACTTAATCCATCTGTACTGCCTGTAATTAAAATTTGACCATTTGCTATGGCATTGTCAATAGAATTAACCAGTGTTCCTACTCTATATGTTGAACCATCTCTTGTTACTAGATATGTTCTAGCACCTCTTTGTTTTACAATCCAGTAGTCTGTGTTAGTTGTTCCACCAAATCTACCAGTTACTCTAATACCTGCATCACCTACATATGTGCCAATAACTTTGACACCATTAACATCTTTGCTTAACGGACGTCCCATTTGTTTCTCCTTTAATGGCGTTCTAGGCCTACGGGGAGGGTTACCCCGTAATAGCTCTGACTATGTATTTACCAAAAAATTAATTTAGTAAGTTACTATTCCTCAAATGTTCAGGATTTTTTCCATCTGTGTGTACTATAGTTGGAGGGTGTCCTCTTGGTCCATATATTGCACCTCGAATAGGACTACCTGTCAAATATTCTTCTAAGCCATATTCCTGACCAAAACCTACATAATGAGTATGTTTTGCAGCTTCATTTAACCAACGCTGACGGTTAATAATATGTGGATTATTACTTACTGCATTTACCATAGCATAGGGAAATACGCTGCCTTCATAGTCAACCCAATCCATATCATGACCAAAACTTGCATGTACGTCTGGATGATTTCCGTGTACTTTACGATTAAATCTCATATGCAAAATATCGTCTTTACGCATTCCATCTACTATTTGATCTAGGGTATGATGTATATGTTCTTTGTTAAACAACCAATCATGTTCTAACATAAACAAAAATTCTTTATTACTACCTCTAACAGCTAAATGATAACCATGACTTAACCCGCCTACTTCATGATTAACTACGGGAAAAATTTTATTAAGAGCTTCAATGTATTCGTAACATTTTTCTTTGTTTGGATTTTTATCACACCATACTGTTACAGGAATATCTGCATTAAAAGTATCCATAAAACTTTTATATGTTGATTCAATATGCCAAGTATCAGGTGCGTTTATAGTACTGTTTGTAAAAATATGCAATTCTATATCCATAATGATTCCTAAATAATAGCATATTTAAAAAAAAAGGCACCAAGTAGGGTGCCTTTTATAATAGAACAAATTCTTGGTCTATTGAATGATTAGCTAAACTTGACGTTAGCTGTGTTCAATCCAACTTTACCCAAATAGTCTTGAGCGTTACCAAGAGAACTTGCTGTATTTGTCAACTCTACATAACCATAACGTGTCATAAATGATACGACTGGTTCAAATGTAGATGGATCCAATACAACACCACTGCTCATCAATGGAATGTATGGGCAGTAGAATGCAGCAGCATCACTCTCGCTTGTACCTTTGTAACCAATTAGGATATCAGAGGTATCGCTAGCATATGTGTTTACATATACTTTCATAGCACTATTTAATGTACCAACTAGCTTGGTGTTAGTTGGAGCTTCAAATGTGCCTTCTGTTGTACGAGCAAATGCGCTGGTTGTAGCACTTTGTAGAATAGTTAGTACAAATGGACTTACTACTGCCCAGTTAGCAGCACCACGACGTGTGCGTTGAGCAATAATATTAGCAACACGGTTGATTAAAACTGCTAAAGCAGCATGTTCATCACCAACGAATGTAGCTGTACCACTTACAGTAGCTTGATTATATGTAGCAAGTGCAGGTCCGGCCAAGTTATTTAGACTTGCTAGAATTTCTTGATCGATTTCAGCAGTAATTTCCTGTGCTAGAGCAGCCATGATCTCTGCTTCAACATCAATGCCGTGTTGTGCTTGCATATCCTGAGCAGCCTCAAATGTCCAGCGAGCGCTTAACTTACGAGTTTTCGCTTCAACTGTTTGTTTGAGGATTTGAATGCTCATTCTACGACCAGCAACACCTTCCATTGTAGCTGTACTAGCAGCTTTGCCACTAGAAGCACCGGAATACTGTTCTGCAATCTTGAATGGGCTTAGTGCCTCTTCACCAGCAGTTGTTCCAACAATGTCACCGTTAGCACCGACTGTGTCAGCATAACGTACTCTCAATGTATGGATTTGACCAACTGGTCCAGTTAGTGGTTGTACACCAACCAACTCGTTAGCAATAACGGTTGGCATAACACGACGGATCACTGGAAGGATCACGCGGTTTAAAGTTGCGACGTTGCCAGCAGAAGTAGTACCAGCTGAAGCGGTTTCTGCGAGATACTTACGAGTATTCTCTAGTGCTACACCCATCACTGATTTCTTTGTGCCTTGGAGGCCTTCGAGTAGAGCCTCTTTTGTCTCCTGCCAACGGTTTGTTAGTAGTTCAGACATTTCTTTCTCCTTAATTAAGTCCAGCTAGGCGACGGATATCAACGATGTTACTATCGGGTTCGCTGCTGTTTGTCTTTTGTGTGGTAACCTTGTTACCGGTAATTTCCTTTGCCTCTACAAGTGCCTGTCTTTTCTTGGTTGTACCAGCACTACCTTCTATAATAGTTGGTAGATACTTGTTAAAACTTTCTGTTAGTCGTGTTGTTTGTACGCTTTCTAAAAGTTCACTCATAATTCCCTTTTGTTCTGCGTTTAATGGAGCAAGCAGTTCACCCATTACTTCTCTACGCTTGGCTGCTTCTTTTAGACGACGAATTTCCATTTCCTTGGTTTCTATAACTCTCTGTGCTTTCACTGCCACTGTATTAGCCATAGTGATGGCAGAGTCTTTCTTGTTTATAACCTTGAGCAATTTACTTGTTTCTGATTTCTCATTCAAGTAACTATTCTGGTATTCGTTGCTAAATGCTTCAAATATCTTACGACCAAAGTCTGCTCTACGGGCTGCTTCAATGTCCTCTTTAAGTTGTACAAGCTCTTTATTCAAGCTCTTTGTTACAACTTGCTCGACCATTACTGCGGCACGCTTCACAAAATCCTTTTTCATCTTTCCTAGCTGTTGGCGACCTTCTTTAATTAACTTAACTTTGGTCTGAGCTAGATCCTTCTTATCTGCATAAAATTCAGCAATTTCATTAGCGAGAGCTTCAACCACAAATTCTTCTAGTTTAAAGAATTTTGTAGCCATAGACTTTTGATCTTCATGCAATTCTTTTACTTCTTTGGCGAGACTACGTGTGATGAACTCTTTGAGTACAGCACTGTCTTGCTTCATTTTCATTGCATACTTGGCTTTGGCTTCGGCTAATTGTTTACGATCTTCTGCGAACTCAGCAATTTCAGGTGCTAGTTGATCTGCTACCATTCTGTCAATGGCTTCAATCATGACCGTACGATCATGCTCATAACGCTGAGCAAATTCTTCCCTTAATTGTTGGCTTAGCTGTTCACGATTTTCGGCAACACGGGCTTCCCATGCTTCCTCAATTTGAGATCTAATATCCTCACTAATCACATTGTTTTCAAATAAGCTTTTTAATACATCCAACATTGTGATTCTCCTCTTGTTATCGGAGCTTGCCTATTACTGCTAATAGGCTCTCTTTAATATACTTCTGTGCCTTGGCATCTTTCTTCACTTCCTCCGCTATGCGTAAGGCTCTATAACCACCACGACTATTCATCAAGTGTTCATAGATTGGTGTAGGATATGCACCTGGGGCACTAGGTTGAGCTACCACATCCACTGTGATAATCTCAAAATCACTGACCTTGCCAGTACCATCTCCACTGACATTGCCGGATCCTCTACTACTTACTCCCAACTTAACTCCACTTTCTAACATGGTACGAACTAATTGTCCCATGGGTGTTGGCAGTATTTTAAACTTTCCATAACCATTTGGACCGTCCATCCACATTTCTGTAATCATGTGGCTTACACGGTCCAAATTAATTTTTAAATCATCTGGATGATCTACTTCACCGAGAACGCTATATCCTCCTGATATCTGATCGTTCAAAGTTTTGACAGCTCGCTCTATCTCATCAACAGGATATATTCTCTGGTTGGCATTTTTAATACCACCTTGAATACAAATACCTTTCATAAAAAGGTCTTTACCATTTTCACCTTGACTTTCGACCACGACACGAGCCTGATCGAAACTCAAGTTTTCACGTAAGTAGCTCATCTATCTGTGTTTACTTGGCTCTTTTTGGTGCGCCGTTTAGTGGACTCTTTGTGTTTAGTCCACCAACTTGACCTGCTGCGCCGCCTGTACCTGCACCCCAAGCTTTACCTTCTGCTTCACCTTTCTTCTCTGCACCGTGTCCAGGCTCTTTCTTCTTAAAGCCTGTCTTACCAGCATTGCCACCTGGCTTGTTTACATTGCCAAAATCTTCAATTTGTGGCTTGCTTTGTTTAAACACACCGTTACCTTGTATAGTACGTCCTGCACCTACTTCTACAGGAGCAGCACCATTACGGCCACTTAGAATGTTTTGATTTGTACCACCCATGTCATTTTTCATGTTGTCGATGATACTTTTTGTGTTAACACCATCATCACCCATTTTACCCCAGGTGTTATAGTTACCACCACCTACTTTCTCTACATATTCACGGATGAAGTCTTCATCACTGCGTGACTCTTCTTCCTCTTCTTCCTCTTCCTCTTCTTCACTACGCTTTTCAAAGTACATACTGTCTTTTGTAGGTTCTTCTTCACCGCCCATGTCATCGCCGCCCATGCCCATGTCATCGCCGCCCATGCCCATGTCGTCGCCTTCTTCACCACCTTCATCACCCATTAGACTTTCAAACTCGTCTCTTAGTGCTTCAAGTTCTGATTCTAGATCGTCCAAACGGTCACCAAGTTCTTCTTCTCCACCAGCACCCATGTCCATGTCGCCGCCCATTTCATCGTCGCCGCCCATGTCCAACTCATCACCACCTTCATCACCAACGTCACCTAGCATGTCGTCGGATGAATCACCACCGAAGGCTTCCATACCTGGCTCTGTTGGCTCAGGTAACATACCCATGTTTTCTTCGACATCGTCCTCATCGTCATCACGTGACTCTTCGGTTTCCTCTTCTTCGAAATCATCGGCTAATAAATTCTCGTAAATCTCGCGGCTTTTAGCCACGACTATATCATGAAATAACTCTCGTGCTCGTGCTTCCTCATCGTTAATAAGGTACTCAAGCATCTGTTCGAACTTTGAACGATCTCCCATTTTGGTCTCCTATAGGTTATGAGCTGTCAAGTATTATTTACATATAACTGTAAAAAAGGGTGTCTAATGGCTAAAATTTAACGTATTTTATCCCATGTTGATATCATTTTTCTAAAATCTTCGTATAGTATTTGGTAATAGTTATCATATGTCCATTTGGTCTCAAAGAAATTTGGAATAGTCACTCTAAAATATTTGATATGCGTATTTTCTTTAATAATATTTTCTGTTTGTTTGAGCCAATTGCCATAGAATGTAGCGGCATGATCAGCAGGTCTATAGTTAATTGTGCCTGCAAATACGTTATTAATTTTACCATCAATGCCTTCAAAATCAAACCCAAATATATAGACTTCATCAGGACAATGAGTCTTACTTAGATACAAGGCAGTGGGACCACTACTATAGCCTAAAGCTGGATCTATATAGTTTAAATTTTGATATTTTAAGGTTTTTTGAGTTATATATGTATAGACATTATGATCCTGCATATAGCCAGTGTTATGCAATTCTTCTAACATTTTTTTATCAACGGCTATGAGGTAATCAGGCTTATAAACCCTATAAACAGCATTACATGCATATATTGTTCCATAGGGCTTAACTTCATCAAAATCTATATTTAGGCGTGTTTTTCCGTTGCCAAATATAAAATGTCGTATTACATTGGCTTTCTTCGACACATCCATGCTACGTTTTGAAACTCATCATACATATAATCTTCTAGTTTATTTCTATCAATTGTTTCTTGTATGTCAGCATCTACTATCTCACACCAATTCCAGATACGACGATTAATATTTTGTTCAAAAATATCTCTATCTTTACAATAATCATGGGCCATGATGAAATCACCGGGCTTTAAATAATCTGTAAGTAAATTTACTTCCATTTGCTTTAATCCACCGTCGCAGAGTAAAACAGTGGTGCCACTACGCTGTAGATTAGCTATAATTTCTTCTTTATTATCTGGTCTTAGATTCATGTAATCATCAGTAAAAAGATTACATATTCTAACATTAATACCTTCATTACTTAACATTACATACCAACCTTGTGGATATAGTTCATAACTGATCATTTCATATTCATGACCAACTTCTTTTAAAAGTCTGTTTAGTGCCAAGCTAGTAGCACCTTGAGCTATACCAATTTCTATAACTGTTGTGGGCTTTATTTTATGAAAAAAATCCCTAAAAACTTCCTGAAATCTATAATGTTGCTGGCACACTAGGCCATCAATTGGTGGATGTTCCATATTATTCCTTTATAAATGATTAGGCAGCAGGCTGTGCAGGTTCAGTGCCGTACATTTTTTGAACAAACTCCATTTCTTCTTCTGTTTCTAAAATGTGTGCTTCCGAAGCCTTACGTAAATCATTTATCTGTTTCAGGGTTAACCTAGTTTTTCTTTGGTCTGTACGCATTAGTTCATCAAGATCCCGTGCAGAATCAAATCTGAAATCATTCACAATCTTATTTGTTTCTGTATTAAGGTAAAATAGTTCTCGAAGTATCATAGTGTATTTATTTACATTGGAGCCTGTACTGGAGGTGTTGCTCCCATACCTGTATCCATACCCGGTGGCATAGCTCCTTGCTGTGTCATATCTTCTGGTGCAGTAGTATCGCTGCTCATCTCTAAATCGCTGTCAATTCCTGCTGCACTAATGCCTGCACCGCGTAATTCTCCGCTGGAATCAGTACCTGTGATAGGTGCCATGCCCTTCTCTTGACGCCATAGATTTTCGTTTTCTGCCATCTCTTCTTCACTTAAACCTAGGAATCTCTTTAGGGCAAAACGCTTACTGATATAAGGAACTTGTTGTATGGTATTAAATGTATTGATCCTCTGTCCATCCATCTCACTTTGACGATAAGCAGCAAAGTTTAATGGTGCTTGAAATTTTAACTCAAACAAACTTGTGTCAATGTTTACACCTTTACTATAGAGGAACCTCTTAAATTCCTCATCAAAAACACTGGTTAACAATGTTTGTAGTCTCATACAATAATTATTAAAACGTAGTTCTTGTATATAGGCTGTACCTACACGACCATCGTTATATTGCTGTTGTCCATCATCTGGACCGCTGGGAAGATAGCTACTCGGTATACGCAAAGCTCTAAATAATTTGTTTGTAAAATATCTTAAATCGTCAATTTCACCAAGATTTTGACCGCCTGCTAGTGTTTCTACCTTACTGCCTCTACCGCCTTCAGTCTGCGGGAAGAAATAGTCTTCACCAATACTCAATGGGTTGTAAGCACTATCAATAATGTTCATACCACCGCCATTTTGACTAGGAATACGACGTTGATGTATTTCATTTTTAACACGCTCTACAAAGCTCATAGCCATATGACTGGGCATATTTCCCACATCAATATAGAAAATTCTACGCTCTGGAGCACGTTGTATACGATAGATTAAAATAGCATCTTCTAATAATTCTTTTTGTTTATAAACTTTAAAAACTTGTTCAAGTAGACTAGTACCAAATGGATAATTGTTGTCAAGACCTTCACTTAAACTCAAATGTATAACGTGAGCAGCATCAATGGCCATCTCATTTTCGTTGATACTAAAGCGATCTCCGTACTGACTAGGATATGCACCTGTAGCACCACGAGCCATACCTCCACCTGCTACATAATTACTACCTCTATTGTTAGTTTGATATGGACTTAATTGAATTTGAGTAGCTACTAAATGTGTAAAATTAGGATTTAAATCTCTAATTACATATTGTTCAGGCTTTTTACCTTCACTTTCATTAACAATTACCTTGACTAATTTACTGGGGTCTATGTAAAACCATTTCTGTGTTTCTGGATCACGAATAAAAAAACTATCACCAAATTTAAAAGTATTTCGTACCATACGAAAAAATCTTACATCAAATTGTTGTAGTTTGAACCATTGCTGTAAGTATTCTCTGAGCACACGAATTTCTGTATTTGTGGCACGATCCTTAAAACTTAGACTAAAAGTTGTATTATTTTCTTTATTTTTTTGTGTACAAAATTCTGCAAGTATATCCAATGCTGCATTAACTTCTGGATCCATGTCCATGGTCTCATATTGCATATATCTTTCAATACGATTTGGACTACCGGTGTAGATATCAGGTAGATAACTGCTATAATTACTACGAGCAGGTCCTGGCTTATTACCTGAATTCATACCATTAATCACGCTAAGGCCTGATTGATTACTGGTATCAACAGGTGTAAAGTATCTACGCCAACTCATATGTTATGCCCTATTATAAAGATTGCCGTTATTGGCTTTTACTGCACTTACCTGTGCTCTACCAGTCTCTTCAACCTTATTGATTAGTTTATTCATGCTACTATTTAATGATTCTAAAGTTTTAACTACATCATCAAGAGTTTTAGTTGCTTGCTTTTCTGTACCAGTTGTACTAGTTTTCTTATCATCATTCTTTTTAGAATCTTCTTTGTCCTTATCCTCTTTCTTGGCGTCATTTTGTCTTTGTAATCTTCTTGTTTCAGCATCGCTTTGATTTTCTATAGTTTTAGCTTGACTTCTTGGCTTGGGTATAGGTAGTCCATCAGGACCCATAGTAAAGTCGCCCATACTTAATGGTGCTACATCTGCTTGTCCCTCCTGTTCTGCTGCCTTGGGATTAGATTCACCAAAATCTACAAAATTGTTGCTCATGGCCAAAGGTTCAGCTGCATCAAAACCTGCTACACTGGCATCACCAGGATCTGTTCCACCTATTAGATCGTTACCTGCACCATATTCATCTTCCTCAAAGCTACGATCTAGTTCTCCACCAATAGCTTCACCACCTTCACCATATTCATCTTCCTCAAATTCTTTCAACCCTGATACTTGATCTTTAAACTCTTTTAATGCAAGTCCTATATAATCTTCTTCTGGCTCTTTAGGTAGCACTATGTCCTCACCACCTTCACCATATTCATCTTCCTCAAACTCGCCACGCTCTGGCATGTCAAACATTTCATTGAGCTCTTGCATCATAGAATCTTGTGCATCAGATATAACTTGTGATGGCATGTCAAACATTTCATTGAGCTCTTGCATCATAGAATCTTGTGCATCAGATATAACTTGTGATGGCATGTCAAACATTTCATTGAGCTCTTGCATCATAGAATCTTGTGCATCAGATATAACTTGTGATGGCATGTCAAACATTTCATTGAGCTCTTTCATCATAGAATCTTGTGCGTCAGATATAACTTGTGATGGCATGTCAAACATTTCATTGAGCTCTTGCATCATAGAATCTTGTGCATCAGATATAACTTGTGATGGCATGTCAAACATTTCATTAGTTTCTTGCATCATAGAATCTTGTGCATCAGATATAACTTGTGATGGCATGTCAAACATTTCATTGAGCTCTTTCATCATAGAATCTTGTGCATCAGATATAACTTGTGATGGCATGTCAAACATTTCATTAGTTTCTTGCATCATAGAATCTTGTGCATCAGATATAACTTGTGATGGCATGTCAAACATTTCATTGAGCTCTTTCATCATAGAATCTTGTGCGTCAGATATAACTTGTGATGGCATGTCAAACATTTCATTAATTTCTTGCATAAATGCTGATTGTGCAGCCACAGCAGCATCAGTCATTCCACCTACACTTTCTATTTGTGCCTCATTAGCTTTTTCTGTTTGTTCTAAAATTTTATTATCAGATTCTTTTTTAGCTATCCCAAGTGCTTCATCTAATTCTTTTTGTTGTTCTAGATTAGATTTAAGATTATTCTGAGCTCTTATTACACCGTTTTCCGCCAACTTCAACTGTGCCTGCTCTTCTTCTGTCAGTGCTCTTTCATTAGCTAGAGCTTTTAGTCCGTCTACTTCACCTTGACGCTCTAATAGTCTTTCTTCAATTTCTGTTCTTCTCTCTGCCAATTTGTTCATTTCTTCAGTCTTGTCTCTTATACCTTGAACTGGCAGTGCTTCCTTCATATCCTCTTTGATTTTTTCACTATTAGACTTAACTTCTACCTTAGCATCAGTTAATGGCGCCACTATTAGCTTGCCCATATCTTTACTGATATTTTCAGCTTCCCTATAAGCCTGTTTCATTTCTTGATTGGCTTTTTTAAATGCTTCACTGCCTTCAATTTCTTCTTTGCTCTTGCCTTCTCTCTGCCCTTTAGCCATCATAGTGTCCATAGCTGCGCTTGCTTGATCTCCTCGTTCAGTGGCAGCTTCTTTGGCCTTGGCTAAATCGTTTATTTTTGCCTGTCTCTCCATTTGGCGTTGATAGAGTTCTTCTCGTTTCTTCTCCTGCTCTGCTTCTTCGGCATTACGACGAACTATATTATCCCCGCCACCAGTTACATTCTGTGTTTCAGTGATCATAGTCTCGGCATTTTTTAGTTTCATTCCTGTGGATTCTTCTATCTTAGGTACTGGCATTGTACCCTGTAGATCCTTAACCATATCCATGGCTTTTTGTGTATCAAACTTTCCGTTGAATAACTCTCTTAACTTTTTCTCTTCATTCTCTAGTTTCTTAATTACTGCTTGACCTTCTGGACTATTTGGATCAACATCTTTACCATCTATAGTGACCTTCGTATTACTCTTTTTATTTTCTATAGCATTATCTACAGCACGTACACTAGCTTGGGTAGGAATTTGATTATTGAGATCTCTTTGTTTTTCCTCCCACATTTTCCTAGCTTCTGCTTCTGAAATTTTTGGAGTTTCAGATTTCTTATCTTCAGCTTTTTTGTCTTCAGCTTTTTTGTCTTCAGCTTTTTTGTCTTCAGCTTTCTTTTCAGTTGCAACTTGTACTTGTCCAAAGTTTTTAGGCCAATTAATGATTTCAACTTTGCTAGTGGTTGTTGCAATATCTTTAGCAATTTTTTGTAGATCAATTCCTGGAAGCTTTGTAGCATCACTAGTTCTAGATCCTTGTGCAGCTACCACTCTGTTCAACACATCACCTATAGCTTCTGTCCTTACATTTTGTATTAGATTTTTCTGTTGCTCAGGTGTCAGTACCATTTCACCTTTGTGTAATAAGGCCATTACATCTTTTGTTTCTATGGCTCTACCAGTTTCACCTAAAGTACCGCCAGCACGACCAGTTTCTTCTTTGGTAACCTTTAGAGTACCTACATTCATTATACCCACTTTTGCATCTTGTAGTGCTCCTTGTATAGCGGGTATAATGCCCTTATCATAGGCAGTAGTGACTGCTTTGGCAGTTCCTTGTGCTAGGCCTGTACCTATATCAGTAAACATTCCTACTGTACCTTCCAGTCGATCTTGTCTAGTAGCTGGACTGAATTTGCCCTTTTCTGCATCCTTCTCCTGCTGTATTCTAGCCTGATTATACCTTCTAGCAATGTCTTCAGGGTTATCCCCTGCCTTGGTCATGAGCATTGATTCACTTAATCTTCTACCTGCTTTGTCAATGTCACCGCCTTTTCTATTCAGTTCTCCTAAAGTTCTAGTAGATGCAGCAGCATTTAAATCATCTATAACAATGCCTAAAGTTCTTATACTTTGAGTAATACCTGAACGTGCCTTTTGTTCTTCTTGTATGGCTGCTACTTGTTTTTTCATAGCAGCTTCAACATCTCCGCTACCTTTGGCAACATTTTGCATACCATGATAGGCAGTGTCATTAGCCTTCATCAAATTTCTACTGGCTTCACCTGCTTCGCCGCCTGCATAGATTGATGTTTGTAAAAATGCTTTATCCTTTTGCAACTTCATAGCTTCAATACTAGCACGCTCTGTATAAACTTTTGCTAGTTCTGTATTACCTCGACTGAGCTCTGTAGCACTTTTAGCAGCATTCATACCTGCCTGACCATACATGCCCATCTGTGTCTGAGCACTTTTACTCATGGCTGTACCAGTGGCAAAATACTCCTTATATAGGTCTCCCATGCCCTTAGCAGCCATTTGAGCATAGTTATTTTTAAATTGATCTCTTGCTCTTTTCTCTGCTTCTTCACCTTGTTCCAGACCAATTAGTCTAAACTTGGCCTCTAACTTCATATCAGCTTGAGCTTTTTTGAGGTTGTCTTCTTGTTCCTTACGACTTACACCTGTTAATTGTGTTAACTGATCTAATTCTAATGCAAATTGAGCAGCACTGGCCGCTGCCTTAGCCTGACCTTCTTTGGTATTTTCAAATGTACTTTTTTGAAATCCTACAGTAAGAGCTAAAACTTCATTAAGTTCACCAGTAGTAAAACCCATTTGACGTAGGTTTTCTGTGAGACCACTACTATGATATACCTTGGCTAGATCTGAGAATACTTGAGTACCTTTGCTAACACTACCGCCCAAGGTGCCCATGATATCATTATTACTTTGTAGTAATTCAGCAAACTTTTCAATAGGCATGCGAGCATTGGTAGCTGCCATCTGCATCTTGATCATATCATTGCCAAAGGTATTACCCGTGACACTGAGCTGCTCAAAGGTTTGATTCATCCTCTCAATAGGTGTTTTAGCCTTTTCAACAGTTTGACCAAACTTTCTAACACTATCTACAGCACTACCTAACATACCCTTTTCATCTGCCATATTTTTTCTCGTAAAATAAACACATATAAATATGTTTCTATATATTTATTGGAGCTGTGATGACTGGAAATCCCTTACAAAAATACTTTCGTCAACCTAAAATCTTCATTGATTTACCCAGCAAAGGACGCTATTATGACCCTAATAGTTTAGATAAAAAGAATGATCAATTACCTATTTTTGGTATGACAGGTATGGATGAGATCATAATGAAAACTCCAGATGCTTTGTTTAGCGGTGAAGCCACAGTAAAAGTTATTGAAAGTTGCTGCCCCGCTATAAAAGATGCTTGGAAAATGCCCAGTATTGATGTAGATTGTCTATTAGTCAGTATAAGAATTGCAACATTTGGATCAAATATGAATGTGACTCATAGATGCCCAGCTTGTCAAAGTTATAACGATTATGAAATTGATCTAAGCAAAGTATTAAGTTATCTAGGCTCACAAGAATATGACAGTGTTATAGACTGTGGTGATCTAAAAATTGTTATACGTCCTTTACGCTACGAAGAAATTACTCGATTTAACATAGAAAACTATAAGCTACAAAGAATGTTAGGTCAACTCAGTAAGATGGAAACACAGGGTGATGATGACGGTAGTATACGTAGTCAAAACGAAGTTTATCAAAAAATCAGTGACATGCAACTAAACTTGTTTCAAATCAGTGTGGAAAAAATTATTACACCAGAAGGTGAAGTCACCGACAAAAACTTTATTGCCGAATGGATTCAAAATAGTGACAAAGAATATTTTAAATTTATTAAGAAAAAACTAGAAAGTAATAAAGCACAATGGGACGTGCCCAGTCAAGATGTTGTATGTCCTGAATGTGAACATGCCAGTAAGGTAGTTGTTACTATGGATCAAACAAGTTTTTTCGAAAAAGGCTAATAACAATACCGGATTCTGACTTAGAAGATTTCCTAAATAGCTACGATCTACACTGTAAACAAATTAAAGATGATATCTTTACCATAAGCTGGTATATGCGTGGTGGTGTCACAGCCAACGACTTATTTCATATCTATAGCTATGAAGATCGTAATATTATGAATGGTATAATCAAAAATAATATAGAACTTACTAAGAAAAGCGGTTTACCTTTGATGTGATTCAAATGCAGGCAAGCTAAGATTACTAACAGTGCCAGGACGATCAGTATACCGATAAGCATCACCTACTTTAGGCAATTTATTTTTTATCTTATCCAAGGCTCCACCAATAGCACCAATTGGTCCTTTATCAATTACTTCCTTACCAAATTCTATTACCTTTTCTAATGCGTATCCTGCTGATGTAAATAAACCCATAATTACTGGAAAAGTTTCAGCAAACCATTTTTTACCGGCATCAGTACGAAACCATGCCATGGCAGCAACTTCACCCACACGGGCAACATGTCCCAACCAACGTCTACTAACTTCAGCAGCTCTAGGAAATCCAGTAGCCTGTATCATTTTTGCTATAGTTTTACTACCAACTTTGCCTATAGCCCCAACGACTTTGGGCATAATAAGTCCCATAATAAATTCACCATTAAGTTTAGCCAATTGTTCTTCATAATTTGGGTCTTTAGGATCTAATGCCCATCTACTCATCAAATAGTCATAAGTTCCATAAAGTAAACTTGCTGTTGTAGCAAATGATACACCCAAGTTAGCCAGTTTTTCTTGAGCTGCTGTAGCTGCCTGCATATTGTTCACTATAGCTGCTTGATGATTTTTTTCTCCTTGCCTTATTATAGCTTTTTTCATACTATCAATACGCCACTTACCAACAGTTGAATTTTTACTAAAGCCAATTTTATTCCACCAAGTGCCAGCATATTGTTGTGCTGCTTGTCTTTGAGCAGCTACTTGTCCAGGTATTTTAGGTATAGGAACTCGTGAAACATTTGCAGGTAGTGTACGTGATCCACGCCATAATCCACCTAAAGCTCTAGCACCCGCACTAATCAGTTTACCAGTTCCAATAGCAGCTAACGGTATTATGAATTCATCTAATTCTTCTTCTGTCAACAATTCATTAAGTTTCATCTTATATTTATTTAGGAGAGTGAAGCTACGCTCACTCTTTTTTAGGACTTATCGTCCTAAAAACTTTTTTCTTTCTTCTTTGTTTTTTTTAATATTATGCAGATTGTGACGTCACTCTTCGCCCGTCCGAGGGCGAAAGGAACATTATGCGAGTTGCTCAGTCCATAGCATTAGTGCATTACAGAGGCGGTTGTCCGGTACCTCGAGCACAGTCTTCATACAACGGCGGTTAATATACAGTATGCTATCACTATATACTAACGTGCTGCGTTTTTACAGCGTCTTTTAGCCTTTTAATCCTGTTCAAACAGCCAAATCACGGCATTTAAGTGATCGTCATCCTTGCGGGTAGTGGCTGAGTACTCACTACGGCGGTGAGTTTTCCATCCCTGCGACTCGTGGTCCAGGTATAGGGGCACCTGAAATTGGCCGGTGCCTAGCCTTAACCGTGTAATATTTTGCCTTTGATGTGTTTGCCGTGAACTCTGACCTGAATATGCCCGTTATAATAATCGTCTGATTCTAACACTTTTCTTTCAAACTGTATTTTCGCTTCAACATAACTACATTCTGATTTGCTGGTACAATAATATAATATTTCTCTTGTGAAATTTTCAGTGCCTAATTTGATAACATCTGCCTTGAGTTCGTCATTTGAGCCATAATAATCTTGCCAATCACTTGATACTTTGCCTCTGATTCGTTTTCTTTTCTTAGTACCATTTTTTAATTTTACTATTTTGTAACTTGTTTTTGCAAACTGAGCTAATTTTTTGCCTATATACATACGGCCTGACTGTGTATTCGTAATAAGATAAACGAAGCCTATATACTCTTCTGGAATTTCTGTAACTAATTGGCCTTGATAAGTCCATGACATCAATTATATATTCCATTACGGTGCCTTTATAATTATTTTACGCTATCCATCACAGCTAAAACATATTCAGCTAGTGTTCTAGTTGTGCAATGTTTTTGAAAATGTTCAAAAATTTTATTTTCTAAATCATGATATTCCTTGTGTCCCTGTTCTGTAGCATAGTATCTCATTTTATCATCATATATACCACGCATACTAACAGCCTCTTTGATTAAGCCTTTGGGTAAAGTTTTACATACTTCAGGAGGACAACCATCTATGTCAGTGAAATATGGCAAGCATCTACAGGCCATTATTTCATAATGACGCATACAGTCCCATCCTGCTTTTTTATAGGTTAATCCAAACAAACTTTCTCTATATCCATCATAATAATCTTGTTCTGTTTTATATGGGTATACATAGTCTCGATATTTTTTTCCTAATGGTTTAGGCTTCATTTTTGCCTGTGCTCTAGTTTTTGGTAGAGATGTTTGAATTTTTTCTTCAGGAAAAGCAAAACTTATAGGATACATTGTTTTATTACGAAAATTTCCATACAGTTCTCTTTTAAAATATGTACCATAATCAAAAGCTTCATCAACAAAATAAGCTACTTCATCATGACCCTCTATTACTGCTATTTGTTTTTTATCGTAATATTTTATAACTTCTTTTACCAAAGGATGTATTTCGGCCACATACATACTTGTTCTAGCACTGACATAGGGTAATATAATATAATCAAAATAATTTTTTTTAACTTTCTCTAATATATCATTTTCTTCATAAGGTCCACGATAAACAGGCAAAGTTCCAAAAATAGTAAACCCCATACCATAAATTCTAGCTTTTTTAATATTTTCAAAAGTATCCATATACATAAAGTCAGTTTTAGGATAGTTTGTTAGTTCAATATTAGGCAAAAAATATAGCCCATGTAATACCATATCAGGCAAATAATCAGTGACAGCTCTTCCTAAAAAAAGTATTTTAGTTTTTTCTTTCATTTTTTTGTTTTTTCCTTTCTGCTTTTTCTCTATCTATTTGATAACGCCATTGCATGATTACTTCACGACGTTCTATAGCAATATGCCTAATTTCACTGAGCCATTTTCTTGTTTTCAACCCTGCTCTTCGTGTGCCTTTATCAATCCATTCTTGATTGGCCTTGTAATATTGCCTAAATGCATCCATTAAACGATCATGGAGTTCTTCATCACGTGGAGGTTTCAATCCCTAATCTCCAAGTCATTGGCATAACTGGTATATCCATTTTCTTTAATAACTTTTAATACATTATTTACACGACCAACTAGTTCATCCTTATGACTGATCAAATATATATTCTTATTACGTTCTCTGGCCATTTTCTTTAATACTGCTAGAGCACTTTCTACCCCACTGGCATCCAAACCATTGTCAATAAGTTCGTCAATAAACAACAGATTAATATTCTGATATAGGCTTTCCCATACATCTCTAAATGCCCAACTTAACCCTAAAATTAATCTATTACGTTCACCTCTACTTAAATTGTCAAAGTCTAAATCTTGTCCTAATTGAGTAATTTCTACATTAAGATCATTTAAAAAACTAACTTGATGAGGTAGTCCCATACGATCCAAATAATAACTCAACCTATTATTCAAGTAGGCCAAGTTTTGATCAATGATCTTTTTACGAATAAAACTATCCTTACTGGTCAATAACTTAAGTAAAAATTCCTGATGTTCTTTTAAACTGTTAAGCTCATTGATTTGATCCCAACTGATTTCCTGCATGGCAGTACTACGCAATTCGTCTATCTGTTCTTGATAAGGATCCCGTTCTTCACTACGATTCAATAAGGTCTTTTCCAGTGTAGTAAGATTATTTTGATGTTTTAATGCTTGTTCCACAGTGTCATAAAATGTTTGAGGTCTGCCATTTATGTTGCCAATCTCATCTAATTCTGCTACCACATTAATTAATTTAAAATCTACATTGTTAAGATAAGTTTGTGCCTCATCTAAATTCTTTTTAGCCTCAGCTATCAAATCATCATGTATATGCCCTGGCAAGTTTTGATCACATTTGGAACATTTATTATTGGCTAACTTTTCTAATTCAACAGTATAATTTTTAACACTACGTTCAGCCTGATTAACAGCAGTTTCTAATGTGGCCTTTTCCTTATTCAAACTATTAATACGAGCACTCTGTTCCAGATAATTTTTTAATTTATCATGTTGTTCTAGTTCTTGTTCAATATCGATACTCTGTAGTTCTAAAATACTTTTAGCAATCTTTTCTAAATCTTGCTCTTGTTGACTGAGCCAAGCACGTTGTTTAGAATGTAGACTGTTTATACTTTGTTCAATACGTTCATTGCTGCGTTTGGCTGCTTCAATGTTAGCAGATTCTTGCTGTATAGCATCTTTAGTTTCTTTTATTTGATTTTTTAAACTTTCACTTTTATCACTGAGCAAGGTAATACCCAGTAACTGCTCAATGATCATACGTTGATCCGCAGCCCTCATGCTTAGAAATGGCTCTGTGTATGTGTTCAATGCCACAATATGCTTAAACATATCATGGCTCATACCCAATAGTTCATCTAAATCTTTCTGTGTTTCTCTTACATCACCTTGACTTTCATCAATGACTTCTTGTTCTAAGCCATTGACAAAAAATTTAAACACATTAGGCCTACGTCCACGCTCAATGCGATATTCAACACCATTCTTTTCAAAGTTTAACTTGACCAACATGGCTTTGCCATTAGTCTTATTGACCAAGTTATCTTTCTTAATGTTGGTTAATGCTTGGCCGTAGAGCGCATAACTTAGAGCATTGACGATTGTGGTTTTCCCGGTACCATTACGGCTTCCTGAATCATCACCTCCTTGATCTAAATTTTCGCCTAATACTAAAGTTAATTGCTCTCGGCCGAAGTCGACGGCTTGGGTATTATTACCCACGCTCATAAAATTCTTAACACTAAGATCCTGTATCTTAATCATAAATTGTTATAAATGTCCATTAATAGTTTAACATTGTAGGTATCACTCTCTACACTGGTCAGTTGATTCATTACAATTTGATCTACACTTTCAAATTGTTTAATTTCCAAATCACTATCGAATTCAATCTCACGTTTTTCAGGTATCAAGGTTAACTCCCTAATTTCGTATTTGTTAAAAAATTCTTCTTTAATATGACCACTTTCTTCATAACTGATATCTACATCTAATAATACTCTTAGGTGTTGTTTAGGTTTTATTATACGCTCTTGTTCATCTATAAGTTGAGTCAATTTGATAGTTCTGAATGTAGGTTGAGCAGGCCAAGCGTGATATTCTGGATCACCTCCCCATTCTAAAATCATCATGCCTCGGTCATCATCCCAAGCATCCGCATAGTTATGTGGAAATGCGTTGCCAATATAGTGCATGTTCTGTTTATTTTGGCGTTTATGAAAATGTCCACTCAACCCAAGTTCATATTTTTTAAATTGAGCCAGTTGTATCTCACCGTGATCAGGCATCTGTACCATGGCATTCATATAAAAACTAGGCAGTTCAAAATGACCAAATATATAACGGGCATCTTTCTTGCCCACAGTTTTCCACTCTTCACCTACAAGCCAAGGACACATAATAACTTCGCCTAATGTCATAGGCTGATGCACTACTGTGATCCCTGGTATATATTTGCCAAACTCTACACTATGGATATCTCGTTTATCTTTATAATAGAGATCATGATTACCAGGAAAGAAAAAGAACTGGTCAAATGCCCTGCCCAGTTTTTCCAAAGCTCTAAGACTATAATCCATAGTAACAATATTAAGACTGTTTCGGTTATGATGCCAATCACCCAAAAAGAATCCGGTATCACATCCATTCTTTTTAGCAGTGGCAATAAACCAATCTACAAAATCTTCACAGTCTTGATTATGTGTTTGGCTATTTGATTTTAGACCAAAGTGTATGTCTGTAAAAAATGCTGCCTTTTTGAATAAGCTCATTCCTCTTCTCTCTCAAATCTACGTAGGCTAGCGGCGTGTTCAGCATTACTAGTTCTAGTATAACTTGGGGCCATATCATTCATTTCTAGTATATCATCCCTAATATTTTGATTACGTTTTTCAATATTGATTATCCGTACAAAACTGTTAGTAACAGCAGCAGTAAAATAAGCAAATGGATTATTCGATTTAGCTTCATTAAATTGTAGTCCTACTTGTGTGAGTTGCAGTATAGCCTGTGCCCTCATTTCATCGTTATAGGTATAGCCACGCACATTACCACGGGTAGCATAACGTTCGCATAGTTTGATATACATACGGGCCAATGTGTTGGTTATTTGTCCATGATCCTTACTGAACTTGCCACTTTTTACACCACCTCTCCAATGACTTTTCCCTACGCATATGAGTTCGTCATTTTCATCAAACTTCCAATGTTGGAAAGGTGGAAAATTTACTCGATCGTGACTATCTGCTTCAGTTTTTTGATTTTTCTTACGTGTTTTGTTCACAGGGATATGATCATAAGTCATGATCCTAAAAACCAAGTCTCCTTTGGCTATTTTTTTATAATCAATTTCACAGTCAGCCATTTTGACCTTTTCACCTGCTTCTTTTAGTCTAGCATATTCTTGGTCACCCATACGTTTGGCACGGTTTCTTTTAGCTTCTGCTATGGTTCTTATGTTAATTTTGTCCAAGCTGGGTAAAATAATATCGTATTGATTATATTCTGGCTTAGAATAACTGCTATAAGTGTTTTTACTTTTGTGTATTTCTTCTAACAAATCTTTGTTATTAAGATAATTTACAGTCATTTGTAATAATTCTCCTCATGTTATTATAAACTACGCACATTTGAAAGTCAAATAAATATTTGCCAAAGGGGAATAAAATGAGTCTAATTTCAAATATTGCCAGTGCTGCTGTGGGTGCTGCTGTAGGTAACCTAGCTAGTGGGTTAGCAGGTGGCCTAGCTGGTGCAGCAAATAGTCTTGTAGGTGGCCTAGCTGGTGCAGGTAATAACTTAATGAGTGCTCTAAGAAGTAAAAATATACCCATTAATGCAGAAAATTTTATTCCCAAGGAAGTTACAACAGCGCAAATTGGTTCAGATGGCGATCCAAAAGATTGGAGAGTCCGTCTTAGTTTTCCCTCCAGTGTGGCTCCATATCAAGACTCTCCATTATTTACTCCTTTACGAGAGGCTGGCGGCTTAATTTTTCCCTACACTCCAACAATAAGTATCAGTAGTCAAGCTAACTACACTGAGACTCCTATAACACATAATAATTTCCATTTTACAAGTTTTTCCAGTAGTCGTGTTAGTGAAATCAGTATCAGTGGTGATTTTTATGTTGAGGATGCTGTTCAAGGACAGTATTGGTTAGCATGTATACATTTTTTGCGTAGTGTAACTAAAATGTTCACCGGTGGTGTTGGCCTAAGTGGCAATCCTCCTGTTATTTTATATTTTAACGCCTATGGAGATTATGTATTCAAAGATGTTCCTGTGGTAGTAAGAAGCTTTAGCATGACCTTGCCCAAAGAAGTAGATTATATAACTACCAACATGACAAATCCCAAGCAGGGATCAGCAGGTGGTTTTGCTGATCCTACCAGCAGTTTAGCAGATACAGCCAGTCAAATGGCAGGGTTGGCCAGTGCATTTGGAGCTACTAAGGCTGCTAATGCTCTAAGAACAGTCAGCAATGTGTCAAATGTCCTAGGCGGATTAACCAGTCTAGCAAATAAAACACTAGCACCCAGTAACGAAGGTAAAGCCGGTGCAGATGATAGCCATGTGCCAACTCAAAGTAGTTTAAATATAAGTCTTATACCCATTTACAGTAGAAATAGAATTAGAAAATTCAACTTAGAAGATTTTATCAAAGGAACATATGTAAAGGATGGGTTCATTTAATGGTAGCGAAATATAATTCAACTAGTCCTTGGCAAAATACCAAGATAACAAAAAATTATTTAGATATATTGACCATTAGGCCTGTAAGTGCTGAAAGTGATGATTTTCTTTATACTATAGAAAGTCAATATGCTCTAAGACCAGATCTATTGGCCTACGATCTATATGGTAGTCATAATCTATGGTGGGTGTTTACACAGCGTAATTTAGACGTACTACAAGATCCTATATTTGATTTTGTTCCAGGAGTACAAATATACCTACCAAAAAAGAGTAGTTTATTTAAGGTGTTAGGAAACTGATATGAGCATTTTAAAAAATGCTGTAAAGGCTACTATAGCTACAGCAGCAGTAGGTGCAGTGGCTAACCAACTTAAAAATGTAAATCCTGTAAGTGATTTAAAAAATGCTGTATCTACGCTATCAGGTGGTTTAGATAAACTAAAAGCAGGACTAAGTCTTGATGCTAGTCAATTAGTAAACAAAATAGCAGGGCAAGTACCAACAGCATTTGATGTAGGTGAAGTTGGCGGGTTCTTCAAAGTCCCAACTCGTAAAATTAGTATTGATCTCAAAAACGAAAATATTGTAGAAACAAATATTAAAAAACTACCTTTGTCTAATGTATTACGAAACTATGCCAGTGTTAACTATGTTTGGACTCTAAGTGTACTCAGTCCTTTTGCCTGTAATTTTCCAGATGAAACTTATAAAAAAGGTGAGTTAGGTGATATTATTCTTCGCAGTGGTGGTGGAGATCCAGAAAATAGAGTAAGTTTAAAAAACTATGGTTATACAGGTGAAGCTAGAATGGATCATAATCCTGATGGTAAATTTGATTTTTATATAGACAACCTTAAAATTCAAAGTGTTATAGGTTTAGATCAAAATACCAAAAATACAAATGCTAGTACTCTACAATTCAAAGTATTTGAACCCTACAGTATAGGATTATTTTTTCAAAGTTTACAAATGGCAGCTGCTAATAATGGTTATGAAAACTGGATCATTATGCCTGTGCTACTTACTTTAGAGTTTAAAGGGCATTATGGTCCAGATCAACAAATGGTGGACAGTGCCGTAACTAAAAGACATTTTCCAATCAAAATTACCAATATAGATTTAAGAGTTACAGATAAAGGTAGTGAATATGAATGTCAAGCTGTGGCATGGAATGACGAAGCATATAGCGACACCATAAGTAGAACAAGAGTTGATCTACAATTGCAAGGAAAAACTGTACAGGAAATGTTGCAAAGTGGTCCCTACAGTGTACAAAGTATTGTTAATGATCAATTATTAGAACAAGCTATAAAAAATAAAGTTCCTATAGCAGATCGTATTGTTATATTATTTCCTACAGATACCAGTAGTAAAAGGAATAGTGATACCACAGACGATACTAGTAGTCCAAAAAGTGCCACTGCCAATCCAAATGTTAAAAAACAAAATGTATTCAAAAAACTAGGATTAGAAATAGCCAACGATGGATACAACTATGTGCAGAAAGACAATGTAAACAATGTTGGAACAGCTTCAATGGGATTTACTGATCGTAAAAAAGCAGAGGGTGTATTTGGTAAGGACGGTGCAATTTGGGACGAAAAGAAGCAAGTATTTACAAGAGGTAAAATCGAATTAAGTACTACCACTGGCAAAGCAGAATTTAAACAAGGTAGTATGATACCTAACATAATCATTGAAATAATAACCAGCAGTAATTATGGAATTGAAGCATTGCAACCTAGTAATATTGTAAAAGGTAAAGTTAATTGGTTCAAAATAGACAGCCAAAGCTATATAATAGATACTGATGCCAACATACCAAAAACAGGACGTATGCCCATGGTCACAGTATTTAGAATTATACCTTTTCAGGTTGATAAGTCTAGATTTCAGAGTGCTGGAGCTGCTCCAGAACATGCCCCAGAAGTGGTCAAAACCAGCCTAAAACAATATGATTATTATTACACAGGAGAAAATACAGAAATTTTAGATTTTCAAGTTAAATTTGCCACTACATTTTATAAAGCTACCACTGCTGATAGTGGTATTAATAACGAAGATGCTAGACAACGTGATAAAAATGCACCAGTAGCCACACCCACTAGTCCAGTGATCACTAATGGTAAGGTTACCAATTTTAGACGTAAAGAAGATGGTAGTATATACGATGCAACTGATGAATATAAACAAGGCAAACATGGCAATACAAATATAGGTGACGCTGCTACTAAGGTATTAGTACAAGCAGATCAGTTAAAACCTAAGCGTAATGGGGGAGGAGTGACTGTACAGGATACAGGTACATTGATAGCTAAACAATTCAATGATGCTATAAACAGTGCTGGTGATATGATCACTGTTAATATGAAAATTCTAGGAGATCCATTCTTTTTAGGTGATAGTGGATTTGGAAATTATACTGCTCAAGGTACTGAAAATCCTGCCATCACCGCCGACGGTACTATAAATCAACAACGTGGTGAAGTTTTTATAACAGTAAATTTTAAAAATCCTACAGATATCAATGGTAATTTATACAAATTTCCTGGGCCTAATACAGTTAATACAATAAGTGGTTTATATAGAGTGAATACATTAGAAAGTTATTTTGACAGAGGCATGTTTACACAGAATTTAGATTTATGTAGAATGCCAAATCTAGACAGTGCCCCAACTGATGCTGCATTAGGTGAATTAGGTATAAACACTGCCCTACAAAGCCAAACAGTGTCACCAGCAGCACCTGATATATTGACTGGCCCGCCACCTCCTTCTGACGCTGATCTAACAGTTTATCCAGATGACGGAGTTATCTAATGCCTGAAATTAATAGATCAACTCTTGAAGGTGAAGGTACTAGTAAAGAAGATGGACTGATATTGGCCATTGTGGTCAGTCATTTAGATCCTGATTATATGGGTAGCCTGCAAGTGGAAAAATTACGACAAGTTGGAAATGATCGTAAAAGAACAGGACAACTGGCCACTGTAAAATATGTAAGTCCATTCATAGGTGTTACCAGTGCAGAATTTAATAGTAAAGTAAATGATTACAATGGAACTCAAAAAAGTTATGGATTTTGGGCCATACCACCAGATGTAGGTACCACAGTGGTCTGTTTCTTTGTAGATGGTGATCCAGCTAGGGGATATTATATAGGTAGCATACAGGATAAAGACATGAATTTTATGATACCTGGCTATGCTGCTACTAGTTTTAATCAAGATGGGGAAGAAGAACGTGTACCTGTAGCTGAATACAATAAAAAAGCTGACTTACCAATTAAAAAAGATACTACCAGAATTGAAAAACCACAGCATCCATTTACCACAGTACTAAAAGATCAAGGTTTACTACGTGATGATGTAAGAGGCATAACCACTAGTAGTGCTCGTAGAGAATGGCCCAGTGCTGTATTAGGTATTAGTACACCAGGACCTATAGACAAAGATGGCCCAAAAGGAAAAGTAGGTAAACACGAAGACGAAGTTAGTAAAATGCCTATAAGTAGGTTAGGCGGTAGTAGTTTTGTTATGGATGATGGAGATGACAAATTTCTACGTAGAAAAAACGCCAGTGAAGGTCCACCTGATTATGCTGCTGTAGAGGATGATGAATTAGATGGTGATAAAAAAATATTACACAATGAACTCATACGCATACGTACACGCACTGGACATCAAATATTATTACACAATAGTGAAGACCTTATCTATATAGGAAATGCACGTGGTACAGCATGGATAGAATTAAGCAGTGATGGAAAGATGGATATATTCACTGAAGACAGTGTAAACGTACATGCTAAAAACGACTTTAATCTATATGCTGACCGAGATATAAACATGGAAGCAGGACGTAACTTTAACATTAAAGTAAAAGAAGAAATGCATACACATGTTTTAAAAGATAGTATCTTAATTGTAGAAGAAAATCAAAAAATACACATCAAAAAAGATGTTGATATAACCTATGATATGACATTTCAACATAAGGTCAAACAAGATGTAAACATTCAATTTGACACTAACTACCTACACAAAGTTGGCAGTAACTATGACTTCAATGCAGGTGGACATATCTATATGACTAGTGGTGGCAGTAATGAAACACAAGCTGGAGGAAATATTATAGAAACAGCACCACAGATTCATATGAACGGGCCAAGGGCGGCCACCGCTGCCATAGCCAGTCAAGCAGAATTACCTCAAATATTAAAAACTCATAGTGTCCCAGATCAAGAAGGTAGTGAATTATTTCAAACTATTATGCGTAGAGTACCTATTAAGGAACCTTGGTGTCACCATGAAAATTTGGATCCTGTAGAATTCAAGCCAGATAAAACAGATCGTGATATAGATGGTAGATATGAAGGTAATAGCGAAAGTATACTAAAAGTTCCTGATTTTTTCAAACAGTACACTACAAAGTATGATACTTTTAATAAGGTCAAAACATAATGAGCATACAAAGACTATATGAAAATACAGTGGTTAAAGGTGATAATAGGGGATCAAAGCCACCCTTACCTAGAACTTATAGGGGGTTTAGCACAGTGAGCCCAGATAGTGAAAACTTTAGCCTTTATGATTTAAGCCTGATAAAACAAGATTTACTCAATCATTTTCATATTAGACAAGGTGAGAAATTAAATGATCCTACTTTTGGTACTATAATATGGGATTTAATTTTTGAACCTTTGACACAAGATGTAAAACAATTGGTATTAGATAATGTAACAGCTATAATAAATTACGATCCAAGGGTACAAGCTAATAGTATCATTGTAAGCAGTTATCAAACAGGTATACAAATCGAATGCGAATTGACCTATTTGCCCTATAATGTCAGTGAAAAAATACGGTTTAGATTTGATCAAAGTTTGGGTTTGATAGGTTAATAAATAAGAAATAAGGAAGTTTTATGTCATCCACTGATAGACAAAATAGATTGCTTGTAGCCGAAGATTGGAAGAGGATCTATCAAAGTTTCAAAAACGCTGATTTTACCAGCTATGATTTTGAAAATTTGCGTAGAGTAATGATAAACTATCTTCGTGAAAACTATCCTGAAGATTTTAATGACTATATTGAAAGCAGTGAATATCTAGCACTCATAGACATGATTGCTTTTTTAGGTCAAAGTTTTGCCTTTCGTGTGGACCTAAATGCTCGTGAAAACTTTCTAGAACTAGCAGAACGTAGAGAAAGTATATTAAGATTAGCACGTACTCTAAGTTATAATGCTAAACGTAATAAACCAGCTACTGGTTTACTAAAATGGGAAAGTATTAGTACCACTGAAGATGTTATAGATAGTAATGGACGTAACATCAGTAATCAAGAAATTGCTTGGAATGATCCTAGTAACGCTAATTGGTTAGATCAGTTTATTAGAATAATTAATGCGGCATTGCCTATGACTGCACAATTTGGTAGCCCAGACTCATCAGAAAAAATATTCAATATACCTACTGAACAATATAGATTGCAAACTGTAGGAACAAGCGTGCCTGTATATGCTTTTACCAAGGCAGTTGACGGTCGTAATATGAATTTTGAACTAGTAAGTACAGTGATCAAAGATAATAATATCGAAGAAGAACCACCATTAGCTGGACGTAGACTAAGTTTTATATACCGAGATGATGGTAAAGGTGCAGCCAGCAACAGTAACGGTTTCTTTTTATTGTTCAAACAAGGTGGATTGAATACGGGTACATTTACATTAAGTGAACCAACAACTAATGAAATAGTAGATATTGATGCAACTAATATAAATGATAGTGATGTATGGTTATACAAACTCAATGCCAACGGTAGTGAAAGCGAATACTGGGACAAAGTTACAAACTTTGAAGCTAATAATATTATCTATAACAGTGTAAAAAAGAATATAAAAAATATCTATAATATTATTACTAGAACTAATGATAGAATAAGTTTAGTTTTTAGTGATGGCGTATTCGGTAATCTTCCATTAGGTACTTTTAGAATATATTATAGAACTAGTAATGGTGTAAGCTATACAATTAATCCAAAAGATATGCGTAGTGTCAGTGTAGATGTAAGTTATCTATCAAATACAGGGCAATTAGAAGTATTAAGCATAGCGATGAGTCTACAAACCAGTGTATCTAACAGCAGTCCTAGCGAAAGTGATGATGAAATTAAGGCTAAGGCTCCTGCTACATACTATACTCAAAATAGAATGATCACAGCGGAGGATTATAATATTAGTCCTCTAAGTGTAGATCAAGATGTTTTAAAAATTAAAGCTGTTAATAGATCAAGTAGTGGTATCAGTAGATATTTTGATCTTATAGATCCAACAGGCAAATACAGTAGTACTGATTTATTCAGTGATGATGGTATAATTTATAGAGAAGAATATGAAGACAGTTTTAGATTTACCTATAAAAATCGTGTAGATATACAGGCTGTAATTATAAATCAAGTGTTACCTTATCTAAGTAAAATCAGCATTCGTAATTATTATTATCAAAAATTTGGTAGAATTGTTTTAGATTTAAGTGCTGAATCACGCATCATATGGCAGCAAAATACTGAAGGTACAAATTATAGCACAGGTAAATTTAAAAATAATGATCAAGTTATACTTGGATATAATTCAAATAATACATTTAAAAGTTTAGAGTCAGGTGCTTTATTAAAATTTGTTGCTCCTGATAATTATGCTTTTTTACGCTCAGAAAATAATAGATTAGTAAATTCAAACTTACCTAACACTACCAAATACATTTGGGCTAAACTAGTAACTATAACCAATGATGGGTTAGTTGAAAGTTTAGATGATGGTAGCGGACCTATCACATTAAATGAAAAAATTCCTAATAATGCCATAATCACTGAAATTATACCAAAATGGACTATAACATTAGATGACGTCACAGTAACATTAATGAATGATTTAATATTCAATAATAGAGACTTTGGTCTACGTTATGATTTAGATACAAAAACTTGGCAATTAATATTTGATACTAACTTAAATCTTGTAGATCCCTTCAATATAGGAAGAACTGGAGATATTAGCAATCAAAAATTAGATAGTAGTTGGTTATTGAGTTTTACTACAGATACAGAAAAATATACTGTACTCAGTCGTAACCTAAGTTACATATTTGAAAGTGATAAAAAAATTAGATTTTATTATGATAAAACTAACAAAGTTTTTGACACTAAAACTAATAAAATTATAAAAGATAAAATTAGTATTTTAAACATTAATACTATTCCAGATTCGCCTTATACACCTTTAAATTATTCAATAGATTGGGAAATAATAAATGAATTTATTGGTAATGATGGATACATCGACACCAAGAAAATTGAAATTACCTTTAAAGACTCCAATGATGATGGTGTTGTAGATGATCCAGATATTTTTAACTTAGTTGTAAGTCCTAGTACTACTGATCTTTATAAATTTGTTGTGCTTAAAAAGTATGAAACAAGTACAGGACAAATAGATTACGCTTGGATTGAAAATATAGGTTCTGACGGAAATATATTAATTCATATAGCTAATACTTTTACTAATATTCCATCTAATTATTTTATAGATAAAAAATATGTTTATGTCTATGATACAGATACATTATTTCAATATGACATGCTTTTAAATAAATTTGTAGTAAGTTTGGACTATAAAGTATACCAAGGACGTAAAGGTCTTAAATTCCATTATATACACAGTGCTGATTATGAAGCCAGAATTGATCCAGGTTATAGCAATTTTATGGATCTATATGTTTTAACCAAACAATATGATATTAGTTTTAGACAATGGCTATTAGGTAGTATAGATCAAGAGCCCATGCCGCCTAGTACAGATCAATTGGCTATAACATTAGGTAGTAAATTGGAACAAATTAAGGCAATGAGTGATGAAATTATATATCATCCTATTAGATATAAAATATTGTTTGGAGCAAAGGCTATATCAAATCTAAGAGCCAGTTTTAAATTAGTCAAAAACCAAGAACAAATTATCAGTGACAATGATCTTAAATCTAGGGTATTAAACAGCATAAATGAATTTTTTAGTTTAGAGAATTGGGATTTTGGTGATAGTTTCTATTTCAGTGAATTAGTTGCTTATATAATGAATAGAACAGCACCTTTTTTGGTAAACATTGTAATTGTACCAAGACAAGAGAATTTAACTTTTGGTAGTTTGTTTGAAATTAAAGCTGAAAATGATCAAATTTTCATAAGTGGTGCTACCAGTGAGGATTTAGAGATAATAGATAGTATTACAACAAGTAGCCTTAATGCCACAGGGCTTATCAGTACTAATAATACTGTATTAAGTCAGCAATTTATTGAAAGCAGAGTGAGAGATAATTAATGTCTGACGAAAATACATTAGGAATACCTTTAGATAAAAATGAAAAGCGTAAATCTGAAAGGTTTTTACCTCAATTTTACCGTACTGATAGTAATAAAAAATTCTTGTCAGCCACAGTTGACCCTTTAATTCAAAGAGGCACAGCAAAAAAACTTAGTGGATTTATAGGTAGAAAAAATAGTAAAGCCAGCAAAGCCAATGATATTTTTATAAATGAAGTTAATGATGAACGTAATAACTATCAATTAGAACCATGCTTGACCAATGAGGATATATTAGGTAATACAACTTTCTTTAAAGATTATATAGATTATATTAATACAATTGATGTTTTTGGAGGAGTAACTAATAATCATCAACGACTAAATGTACAAGAGTTTTACAGTTGGAATCCTCATATTTGTTGGGATAAGTTTGTAAATTATCTACAATATTATTGGTTACCATATGGTCCAGAAACTGTAAGAGTAAATGGTACTAAAACATTAGACATAGTTAGTACCTTTAAAGTTGAAATAGTAGATGAAGGCGATAATTTTGCCTATTTAATGACTCCTGATGCACTAACTCGCAACCCAGCACTAAGATTATATAGAGGAGAAACTTATAAATTTGAAATAAATGCTGAAGCACATCCATTAAGTATACGTACAGCAAGAGTTAGTAGTACTAGTCCAGAATTTAGAGGTAGCGTTAGTTTTAACTATAATCAACATGGTAGTAATAATTTTGTTGTTGACATACTTACAGATTTTGATGTTGTACATTTAGAAAAACAACAGAAATTTGTATCCAGTTCTACAGGATTAATGAGAGCAAATGTCAAAGCTCAAGATGGTACCGTAAGAATAATTAATTCTAGTCAAACAGATCATCTAACAAATGTAGTATCAATAACACCAACTGCTCAAAATTTATTAAAAATAGATGATGAAGTAATATTTGATTCTAATATATCTGGATCTACTGGAGTATTAGGTAGTTTAGAACCTAATCAAACTTACTATATTAAGAGTTTTGTATATGATAATCCGCCCCCTCCACCAGAAGGCATAGCTCCTACCCCACGTAAAATTATAGGATTCACACTAAATTATGTACCAGCAGTAAATCTATTCGCTGAAGTATATGTAAATGGTAATAAACTTAAACAAAGTGAATTTAATTTTTATACAAATGATAAAAGAAAAAGAGTATTAAACATACAATCTAATATCGGCCAAGATGACATTGTTATTTTGGACTTTTTTAAATTAAAAGAAAATGATCAGTTTAGATATTTTGATGGTATTAAAACATTTGAATATCTAAATGATAAACTTGTTGAAACTAAAAACTTTAGTGTTAGTAAAGGAATATTAGAATTTACAGTGTCAGCTGATGCACCTGATGTATTGTACTATGTAAGTAACATTGATCCTAATACTAGCGGATTGATTAAAATTTTTGATATTACAGAGAATACAAGTATAGATGTTGATGCTGAAATAGTTGGAAAAATTAATTACACTTCACGAGGCATTGATCTAAGCAATGGCATGAAAATTAAGTTTGGTGGTTTAGTTTATCCTGAATCATATCGTGATAGAGATTTTTTTGTTGAAGGTGTAGGAGAAGGTATAAAATTAATAGATGTAAAAACTTTAGAAGTTGTTACAGATATAGCCTATAATGTAGACGTAAATTTTGATACAAGTGGATATGACGAACTAGCATTTAACAATATAAATTATGCTGCTTTAGATAAGGATTATATTGTTATTAATAGATCTAGTCGTGATCGTAACCCTTGGACTAGATATAATAGATGGTTTCACAAAGATGTAATTGAAAAAACTGCTAAAATTTTAGGCAAAGTAGCAGTGTTCGATCAAAGTCAAAGAGCTATTAGACCAATAATTGAATTTAATCCTAATCTAAGATTACATAATTTTGGCAACACTAGTAAGAAAAATATTGATCTAGTGGATAATTTTACAAAAGATGCATTCAGCACCATAGAAGGAAGTTTAGGATATATTGTTGATGGTATAGAATTATTTAATGGACATAGAATAATTTTTACTGCTGATTCAGATATTAGAGTAAAAAATAAAATTTACAAAGTAGAATTTATCAATGTGTTTAATGAAGATACTGGTATAACTAAAAGACTTATTCATTTAGCAGAAGAATCTGATGCTATACCACATGAATTAGAAACTGTACTAGTTCTAGCAGGTAAAGAATATGGTAGTAATATGGTTTGGTTTGATGGTAGTAATTGGCTTAAAGGGCAAGCTAAAACTTCATTAAATCAAGCACCTTTATTTGCTTTATTTGATAAAGAAGGTAGGGCATTAAACGATTCAAACAAATATGATGGTAGTACCTTTATAGGAACTAAGCTTTTTTCCTACAGAATTGGTAATGGTAGTATAGATAAAGAATTAGGATTTAGTTTAACTTATAAAAATATTAATAATATTGGAGATATTGTATTTGATTTTAATTTAAGTGTTGATACATTTAAGTATAAACAGGAAAATAAAGTTGTAGAGGAAAGTATATCTAATAAGTTTTTACAATACTACACTGCATCTAATGAATTAAGTTTAGTTAATGGGTGGACCAGAAATAATATTGAAAATGTACAGCCTATTATTAGAATTTTTAAACAAGAATATATAGAAAAAAATGGATTAAAACAAATACAAATTAATAATTTCCCTTTAGATGTATTTGAAGATAGTATAGATTTAGAAGATTTACGTATTAAAGTTTATGTAAACAATAAAAAATTAAGTGAAACTGAGTATGAATTATATCAAGGTATTGATATAAAATATATTAGGTTAGAAAATGATATAGAAAATGATGATATTGTCACTTTAAAAATTTACACTAAAAAACCAAAAAGTACAAGTAAAGGATACTACGAATTTCCTATTAATTTTCAAAATAATCCTCTAAATGAAGACGTGACAACTTTTACTCTTGGTGAAGTTATAGATCATGTAGATTCAATAGTTGATAATGTGGATAGTTTTTACGGTATATACCCTGGACCTAGTAATTTAAGAGATATAGGCTACTTATCTAGTAAAGGTACAAAATTTGTACAACATAGCGGAAGCATAAATCTTAGCTTGTACCATTTAGCCAACACTGATGCTAATATTGTTAGAGCTCTTGAAAAAAGTATGTTTGACTATAATAACTTTAAAAAATCCTTTATGTATAATACAGAGTATTTAGAAGAAGGATTAAGTGATAAAGATGCTGTAGACAAACTATTACAATCAATAAATCAAAATAAAACAATGAATATGGCCTACTATTTTAGTGACATGTTGGCATATTTAGGCGAAAAAAATACACAATTTAAAATAAAAGAATTTGTTCAAACTAAATTTCCTTTAACAGAAAACTTTACATTGACCACTATGACGCCAAAAGCAGTGTATATCTACGTCAATAAACAGCAATTAATTTATGAAAAGGATTACAATTTTACTGGAGATGGGTTTGTAGAAATATTTATAGAGTTAAAAGAAGATGACATTGTTGATATGTACGAATATGCCAGTACAGATGGGTGTTTTATTCCACCGACTCCTACTAGCTTAGGACTATATCCAAAATATGAACCAAAAATTTATTTAGATACCACTTTAATAACTCCTCAATATGTAATACAAGGTCATGACGGCAGTATAATTTTAGCTTTTAATGATTTTAGAGATAATCTAATATTAGAATTAGAAAAAAGAATTTTTAATAATATTAAAATAAACTATGATCCTAAAATTTTAGACATTTACGATTACATACAGGGACCTAATAGACCTACATCTTATAGTAAAGATGAATTTAATCAAGTACTGGCCCCAAACTTTTTTAAATGGACTACCTATGTAGATAAAGATTATACAAAAAGTCAACTTTACATTCAATCTAATCCTTTTACTTACAATTATAGTGAAATACAAAGCTTTGATTTTACACCATTACCAGGTTATTGGAGAGGCATATACAAGTGGTATTTTGACACAGATCGTATTCATTTATGCCCATGGGAAAGTTTAGGATTTAGCATAGAACCAAAATGGTGGCAAGCAGTATATGGCCCTGCTCCTTATACCAGTGATAACTTAATATTATGGAATGATCTTAAAGAAGGACTAGTTCGTGAACCTAACAAGCCTATCAGAGTTATTAATAAATTTATTAAACCTGTATTAGAAAATATTCCAACGAATTCTAATGGTGCATTAGTTAATCCAATTCAAGCGAATTTAGCCACAGGATTATTCAACGCAAGAACAGAAAAAAATTATGTATTTGGTGATATTAGTCCTGTAGAAAATGCTTGGCGTCGTAGCAGTTATTATCCCTTCGCTATGCTAAAAACTATGATCTTACTAACACCAAATCGTGTATTCAGTGTATATTTTGATCGTAGTAGAATATTAAGAGATCAAACTGGTCAACTTGTATATGAACCTACAGGTAAAAGAATAAAATTAAAAGATATATTAATTACTAATACAATAAATGAACAAGAAAGGGTACAAACTTCAGGTCTTGTAAATTATATAGTAGATTACTTGATAACTAGAAAGCCTCAAGCATTAGAAAATTACAAATTTGATTTAAAAAATTTATCAAACAAAATAGGTCACAGACTAAGTGGGTTTAGCAGTGAAGAAAAATTTAATTTAATTCTTGATAGTAGAAATATTAATTCTACAACCAGTGTATTTGTACCTAAAGAAAATTATAAAATATTTCTAAATACTGGATCACCTACTAAAAAACTTTTTTACAGTGGTGTTATTATAACCAAACTATTAACTAGATATGGTTTAGGATATGAAATAAAAGGATATAGTCAAAATCAACCATTTTTTTATTATTTTCCTTGGTCAAAATCTGGATATAATATAAACATTGGTGGTATTAGTGAATCATATATAAACTATGAATCTAATCAAACATATGTTATTGGAAATATAGTAAAAGTTTTAGATAATTATTATAGAGTAAAAATATCCCATAACAGTGGACCTAATGTAGATTATACTCTATTAGAAAAATTACCCAGCTTGCCTATTGTAGGTGGTGTTGATGCTGAATTTAGATCAGAATTTAGTAGTATACCTCAGGTATTAAATTACGGAACTATATTATATAGCGTACAAGATGTTGTTGATTTTATCTTAGGCTATGGAGAATACTTAAAAAGTAAAGGGTTTATTTTTGATTCATATATTGCTGAACTTAAAGATGTAGGTAGATGGGAACTAAGTTCCAAAGAATTTATGTTTTGGATTACACAGAATTGGGGAACTGGAAAAGATTATTATGATGAATGGAAACCACAGACTAATTATAGGAGTGGTGATCTAATTATTAATAATAATTTATTTTACAGCGTTAGACAAGATCATACTACAACTGAAATATTTGATGTTAGGAACTATATACCAGTAGAAAATATTGATAGTTCAGGTGCTAGTGCTATCAGTTTAAGTCCAGCAGCTTTAGGAATATCATTAGGATTACAATATAATGTAGTTGATAATATCATCAGTCCATTAGACTATGAAATTTTTAAAAGTGATGGTAGTAAATATGAACCTAATGATTTAAATTACTATAGAGATGGCAATAAATTTACTATAAAACCTAAAAATGAAGAACAAGGTATATATGGTGTTGGATTTCATCTAGTACAAAAAGAACATGTATTAGTGATAGATAATGTTACTCAATTTAATGATATCATTTATAATACTTCAACAGGTTATAGGCAAGAACGATTAAAGATATACGGGTATAAAACTATAGATTGGAATGGAAGTTTTGATAGTCCAGGATTTGTTTATGATTCTGCATATCTAAATGAGTGGTCTACATGGACAGACTATAACGTAGGTGATATTGTAAAATATAAAGAATTTTTTTATACTGCCACTCAACGAATAGATGGTACAGATGAATTTAATCCTAGTGTTTGGCAAAGACTAAGTCAAACACCTACTAGTAAACTATTACCTAATTGGGATTATAAATCTTTACAATTTTTAGATTTTTATGACCTAGACAGTGATAACTTTGATAGCAATCAACAGGCCATAGCTCAACATCTTATTGGTTATCAAAAACGTCAATACTTAAACAATATCATTAAAAATGATGTAAGTGAATTTAAATTCTATCAAGGAATGATAACCGAAAAAGGCACTTTAAATTCACTTAACAAGCTATTTGATGTATTAGGACCAGATAATAAAGAAAGTTTAGAATTTTTAGAAGAATGGGCTGTACGTGTAGGTACTTATGGAGCAACTAATACATTTGATGAGATAGAGTTTGTATTAGATGAAATTAAGTGGAAAACCGAACCTCAAGCTTTCGAATTAGTTAATGAAATTGATCCAACTAAAAAAGATTATGTAATTAGACAAACTGAAAATGACTTATATCTTAAGCCTCTCAATTACTCTAATAATATTTGGCCAATTGCAACTGATTATACAAAATTTCTAAAAACTCCTGGATTTAGTAAAGTAGAATTTGCAAAACTTATATTAGATGATTTGACAGATATCATAACACTTCAAGATACAGAATCAATAGATATAAATGTAGGCGAATACGCTTGGTGTGGTTTTCAAACAAAAATTAATCAATTTGGCGATGATTGGAATATATTTAGATATAACAAACTAGATGTAACAGTGTCTAATGTTACAGTAAGCACTACTAATTTAATTATTACATTTAATGTTTGGCCTAACTTTGTTATTGGAGATGTGGTTAGATTTGTCAGTAATTATGAAAAATTTAATAAATTTTATAGAATTAATAATATAAATCAAAGTTCTAAAACTATCACAGTGATAAAGGACAAAGATTTTCAAATTAATGAATTACAAAATAACACAGTTCAAACTTATGCATTTAATAATCAAAGATATAACGATATTGATCAGGTAACTATTCCTAAATATGTTAATACAGACACTAATTTATGGCCTTATGGTGAATTATTATGGTTTACAGATAACGGTAAAAATAGTATTTGGAAAAATACTAATGTATATAAACAAGAAGTTATAACAAATTTCAGTAATTTTGATAATCAAGAATTTGGTTATACTGTAGCAGTAAATGAAGATTCTACAGTACTAGCAGTGATGTCAAGAACAGATGAAGTATGGCGTAGTAGTTGGCAATCTGGAACAACATATCAAAAGAATAACCTAGTATATAGAGATAATAAGTTTTGGCAATGTATTTCTGCTACAAGCACTCGGGCCATATTTAATCCCAATAAATATATTACAAATGTAGAAATAATTGAATCAACTCCTGGACAAAAAATATTTACATGTGATAGTGTAGAATATTTACAAGTAGGATCCTTAGTAGAAATAGTTGGTGTATTTGTAGGCTCTGCTCAAATTATAGATCATGTTGATGGCAAAACTTATAAAGTTAGACAAATAATTAACAATGCTAACCAAAATGATTTTATTTTAGAAAATTTAGATGGCAGTAATTTAACATTGGCAGTTGGTGTAGCTAGTAGTGTAAGCTTTTTATTAAAAGGTGATTGGACTGAAACTAATCAATCTACTAGACAAGTATTAATATATGTTAAGCCTTATCTGAGTACACAATGGGCCAAAAAACAAGTTATCTATGCTGAATCAAATGTATTCAATTTTGGTTCGAGTATCAATATAGATAAAAATGGAAGATTTATTTCAATAACTGGTATACGAAAAAAAGTTAGTAATAATCAATTAGAATCTGCTGTATATCTTTATAGTATACCTCAAAAAATAGTTACCTTTAGTAGTAACTTTAGACTGACCACTGGGAATAGATTAGATTATGTGAATAATAAAATCGTTATACCAGGTCATCTACTATCAGAAGGGACATTAGTAAAGTATTCAACATCTGATACGCCATTAAAGGGCTTAGAAAATAATCAGGAGTATTATGTAGAAACTCTTGATAGTGAAAGTTTTAGACTTACTCGAGATGTAGATTTAATTGATTTAATTATATTACAAAAAAGTGTATCTGGAACTCACTATATTACTAATTTAAATATAGCTCAGAATTACAGTTTAACTACAATAATATCAAATACTGAAACTACTGATATCAACTTTGGAAGTAAAGTAAAATTTGCATTGGTTCCTAATGCTAATCCTAATTTAAGTTATTATAAAATTTACATTAGTAGCTATGAAAAGGGAGTGTTTGTTTATGAATATACTAGTTCAATAGGACCAGGACTTAACATAGATAATAATAATCTTACGGGCTTTGCCTATGATTTTGATGTCAATAGCGACGGAACAAGAATTGTTGTTAGTGCTCCTACTCAAGGAAAAATATTCTTTTATAATAATTCATATATACCAACAAGTATAATAAGAACAACTAGCGAAGGTTTTGGACAAAGTTTGAGTTTAAATAATGATGGTTCTTATTTGGCTGCTAGTAGTCCATTAGAGGACGGTGTAAAAACTGATCAGGGTAAGGTTAGAATATATAAACTTACTGGTAGCACTTATATTTTAGATCAAACCATAGAAGATCGTAATCCAGAGACTAATGAGGAATTTGGTTATTATATTAAGTTTATTAACAATCAAGATAATATAGCAAAAACACTTGTAATTTACAGTAGGAAAGCTGATAGTTTTACATTAGATACTTACGATGATGTTACATATCCTCAAATAGGTGAATCTAATACTGTGGTAGATGTAGGTAGAATAGACATATATGATAGATATTTGACCAAATATATCTATTCTGAATCACTGCCTGCAAGTAATATACCTTTAACTACGCCATATAGTTTGGCTATAGGTGAAAATACTGTAATTTTAGGCAATCCAAACGTGCTTAAGGATAACAAACGAGATGGTAAATTGTATCTCTACACTAAAAAAGCAAACACTTATAGTTGGCAAAAGTATATTCAACAACAACCCAATATTAAACTAGATTGGTTTAAAAAGATATTTGTTTATAATAAAAAGAATAACAGTTTTATAAGTTATCTTGATATAATTGATCCTGTACAGGGTAAGATAGCAGGGGTAGCAGAACAGGAATTAAAGTTTAAAACTTACTACGATCCTGCTACATATTCCTTCAAAAATAGTACATTTAGTAAAACAGTAGCAGTAGATAGAGGTATAGCTTGGACAGATAAACATGTTGGAATGTTATGGTGGGATCTACGACGTGCTAAATTTTTAGATGCAGGATTAGGTGATGTTGTTTATAATAACAGTGTATGGAATACGTTATTCCCAACAGCCAGTATTGACATCTATGAATGGGTGGAAAGCAAATTATTACCCAGTAAATGGGATACATTAGCTGACACTGTTGAAGGATTTGCTGATGGCATTAGTGGAACTAGTTTATATGGTGATAATGTATACAGTACCAAAACTAGTTATGATACTTTAGGTAAAAAAAATATAACAACTTACTATTTTTGGGTAAAAAATAAACGCATAACACCCAATATAAAGGATAGAAAATATAGTGCTTCGGATGTAGTCAGTTTAATTGAAAATCCTAAAAATTACAATATAAAATATATTCAATTTACATCAAGAAATAGTTGGGGATTAGTCAATGTTAAAAATGTTTTAGATAAAAAGGATGTAGCCTTAAGTGTGCAATATTGGAATTATGAACCAGATGATCTTAAGATACACAGTGAATTTAAAATATTGAGTAATAATGAAAAAACTGTAATACCAGCTAGTATTGAGGAAAAATGGTTTGATAGTCTAGTAGGGTTTGATAAAAAAGGACGTATGTTACCAAATTTAAAATTAAGTCCTAAACTTAGATATGGGATAGAAAATAAACCAAACCAAACTATGTTTGTTAATAGATTGGAAGCATTAAAGATTTTTATAGAAAATTTAAATTACGAATTAAAAGATATTCAAATAGACAATGTTGATCTACAAGATTTATATCTAAAAGATAATATTCCTGAATTTAAATTTGGATATTATGATTATGTTAAAGATTTTTATGAAGAATTAGTTTATATTGTTGTTCAAACCTTTCAACCTGGATCATTATTACCTATTATATCAAACGGTAGACTTAGCAGTGTAAAAATATTAAGTCCAGGATCAGGTTATAAATCTGCACCAATAGTTAAAATAAAAGGTAAAGGATATGATGCAGAAGTTAAAACTCAAATAAACTCATCGGGTTCAATTACAAATGTTAAAATAGTATCAAGTGGTTACGGATACTTAGATGATACAGAACTTGAAATCAGGCCATTAAGTGTGCTAATTCGTAGTGACAAGTATACTTTGAATGATTGGGCCATATATCATTATATTAACGGAAATTGGATCAAAGCGAAAACTAAACAATATGATGTCACAGATTACTGGTATTTTATAGATTGGTATGCAAAAGGGTATAATCAATATACTAAAATTGATTATATAGTTAAAGGATTCAATGAATTATTAAGCCTAAAAGCTAATATTGGAGATATTGTTCAAATTGAAAATACGCAGGGTACCACAAATTGGACACTGGCGGAAAAAATATCAAATGATTTAGCTATTGATTATACTAAAATTTATAAAGTTGTTGGAAAGAAAAACGGTGCTATTCAAATAAGCAATAATTTTTATAATTTTAAGTTAAACGAACAGGGTTATGATGGTTTATTATATGATAGTGATTTATATGATCGAGTTGGAACTATTGAGTTAAAAACTATATTAGATGCCTTAAAAAATAAAATTTTAATAGACAATCGTAGAAGCATTTATATGAACCTATTTTTCAGTAGTCTGAAGTATATTCTAAAAGAACAACCTTTTGTAGATTGGTTCTTTAAAACTAGCTTTGTTAAAGTGCTTCACAATGTAGGTGGACTAAAACAAAAAGTTACCTTTAATAACGATAATTTAAGTGATTACGAAAATTACATAAGAGAAGTAAAGCCATTTAGAACAAAAATAAGAGAATTTGTAAGCATATATGATAATACTGAAAATTCTAATAGTCTAATAACAGACTTTGATGTACCATCTTATGTGAGCCCAGCAAATGTTATAAGAAATTTATATACTGAATATCAAAATAGTAGTGTATATGTAAATGACAATGTATTGATCAATCAATATCCATATAAGTCATGGATTGATAATGTTGGATTTGGTATAAAAGAAGTTGTAATTGTTGATTCAGGTCAAGGATATATTGACTATCCTAATATCAAAATAACAGGTGCTTGTAAGAGACCTGCTAAGATTAAAATTTATATAAGTAGAGCCAAAATTAGTAAAATTGATATTTTAGATGCAGGTGAAGGATATTTTACTCCACCTACAATTAAATTAGAAGGTCAATTTACTCAAGATGGATACGAAGCTAAAGTAATAGCAATATTAGGAAATAACCCAATTAGATCTAATCATATTGCAATGAAATTTGATAGATATGCTAAGGAAACTATTGCAAACGTACAAGATATTAATGTTATAGAGAATTTTATAGGTGATTCAAGTACAACAAGTTTTATATTAAAATATAGTCCAGAAATAATTAGAAACAAAATTAATGTTTATGTTAATAATGTCCAATTATTCAATAATCAATTTTCTATTACTAAAACAAGTAATAATGACAAAAAATATAAAGTTTATTTAGGAAATTTAATATTAACGAAAGCCCCAGTTGATAACGCCGCAATTAGAATAGAATATGTAAAAGATTTTAATAACCTTAATGCACTAGAAAGAATCAAGCATTACTATACACCAACAGCAGGAATGCTGGGATTAGAATTTGATCAACTTATGACAGGTATAGATTATGCTGGAGTTAGTATTACAGGTATAGGATTTGATAAAGTTAATACTTGGGATGGAGAATATACTTGGAGCAGTAAAGGATGGGACGCAGGTGATCCTACAGATGACGAGCGATATGATATAATAATTGACGGTGGTAATTTACCTAAATTAAATGCTGCCTACAGAACAGCTAATGGTATACGTGCAGAAGATATTATCATTGATGGGGATAGTTTTATTACTCCAATGACTAGTCCAGCTCCAGAAGAAATGGTACCAGGACACACAGCAGATACATTGGCTATCAAAGTTTTTGAGCGTAATATCAGTGTAACTAGTGAAATAAACTGTGTAAGATACATTACAGATGGTATATCTAATGAATTTAAACTGGACGTTTATCCTAATAATGAACAAGCTATTATAGTAAAACTAGATGATAATGTACTAGATTCTAATCAATATGTATTTGATTATAACACATTAACACTAACTTTAATACAGACACCACCAATTAATAAAGATCTTAGCATAATTTGTTTTGGATTTAATGGAAATAATTTGCTGGCCATAGATAAAGTAGTTGTTACTGAACGTAGCGATACTGTAATTTTAAATACAGATTGGCAGGATAATATCAGTGTATATACTGTTGTTGCTGGTGATCCGACTGATTGCATACCATTTCAAACATTTGGTGCCTATCAGTCTAATATACCCTACAAATTAAATGATAAAGTTGTCTATCAAAATCAATTATTCCAATCTAACATTAATAATAATTTTAATAATGTTCCATTAATTTATAGTGAAAATGATAGAGCATTTATTGTAAACAATACTTTTTGGACTAAAATAAAAGATGGTGTAACTGCTTATGCAAATATAAACAAAATAGCAGTATTACTTCCAATTACAGTGGATGTAGGAGATGTAATTGTTTATAGTGTTTTCATTGGAGATACTAAAGATCAAAGTGTACTAACTAAAGAAATTGTAGTTTCTAATGGCACTAGTACTCAATATACCCTAAGTAATTTTGTTGGTTATAGTTTTCCCTTAGCCAGTAACACTCTAGTAAGAATTAATAATACTGTTCTTAACAGTATAGATCAATTTAAATTTACTCTAAAAAATAGAGTAACAAAATACATTATACCCCTTAATAAAGGTGATATAGATGTTTACTCTAGTAATGATTATGAAGTTTATATTAATTCTATTAAAGTACCTGATGCTATTGCATACACTTTGAACTTATTAGATAATACTATTACAATTAAACCTAATTATTATAGAGAAAATGCTGAAGTATTAGTTGCCATAACAAAATTTAGTGATTATACTATAAGTAACGCCACAGGTAAATCTGTTTTAACACTAAGACAAACATATCCCGCAGGTACAAGAATTGAAGTTATAGCTATGACTAATCACGATATTTTAAAAATCAATCGTAATTATTTGACTATAGAAAAAAATGTTAATGCCCTAACAGATAATATCTATAAAGCTGTTTTAATGGAAGCCAGCGGAGGTATATTATACTTAGGACAAGAAATAGTTAATAGTAATTATGTTTGGGTAACCAAGAATAAACAACTATTAGTTCCTTTATTAGATTATCAACTTAGAGAAGATAAGAGTAGCATAAAATTATCTAAAACACCAAGCGAAAATGATGTTTTTGGTTTAATAACATTTACCAGTAATATAGTTCGTAATCCAGTTAGTTTTATGCAGTTTAAAGATATGTTAAATGACTTTAGTTATAAACGTCTTAACAAATATAGAACTACTAGATTAAAAAATAATCTTAATCAAAATGATAAAGAAATTATAATAGAAGATAGTGATCATATCGCAGACGGATTAAGAGACAGCAATACTTCTGGTGTAATATATGTTAATGGAGAAAGAATTGAATACTTTGTAAGAACTGGTAATAAATTAAGTGAAATACGCAGAGGAACTAGAGGAACTGGAGTCCCCCAGATTCATAAAGCTGGTGTAGAAGTTTATGATATTGGTATAGCAGAAACTATACCATATAGAGATACTACATCAATTTATAAAATTTTGGGAACATGGATACCTAGTTATAGATATCTAATAAACGATATTGTTACCTATAATAATGAAAACTGGATATCAATAACTGGAATTAATTATGACTTATGGACTGCTACTAAAACTTATAAGCTCAATCAACAAATAATCTTTAATCATAACTTATACATAGCTATTAAAGACATAGATGGAACAGTAACCAATACTAATAAATCTCCAAACACTGAAAATACTTGGTGGCAATTAGAAAAAACAGGAGTAACACAATATCCTAGTTTGACTAATACAAATTGGGAAAAAACTAAAATAGCATATTTTGATGATTTTAGCTCTGTTAATGACCCATATGGGAAAATTGTATTACCTTGGATGCCTATAGTACAAACTGATATAAACAATTCTAGCATAAAAACTGTATTAGATACTGAAATTTTTATTGGAACAGAAAGACTTAAAAAGGTACCGTATACAATACATGATAGAAATATCAATCCACATAGTCCAGAAGGTGATGTAAACTACCCAAGAGATTTTGTAACTGATGCAACAAATCACAGCACAGTTAATGGCGAAGTTGTAGTATACATTAAATTAGAAAATGATGTAGCAGTAAATAGTAGAATAACTATAGTAAGAAAACAAGGCAGAGTTTGGAGCGATTTAGGATTTAGTTTGTCAGAATCAGCTAATAAAGTAGCTGAATTTTTGAAAGTAGATGTGGCTAAATTTCCAGGGACTAACCCAACTTTTGACAGTAGAGGTTATACTATAGACTCTGGAAATATTAGAACGGATGAGGAATAAGCATGGCCAAGCAAATAATTAATGTAGGTTCTAGACCAAATGATGGCACTGGAGACAGTATACGTAGAGCTGCAATCAAGATCAATGAAAACTTTACTGAAACTTATGATAATATTCAAAGTCTTCAAAGTACTATACAAACTATAAGCCTACAGCAAGGGTCTCAAGGTATACAAGGTATACAAGGTCGTCAAGGTATACAAGGTCGTCAAGGTATACAAGGTCGTCAAGGTACAACAGGAAGTCAAGGTACAACAGGAAGTCAAGGTACAACAGGAAGTCAAGGTATACAAGGTCGTCAAGGTACAACAGGAAGTCAAGGTACAACAGGAAGTCAAGGTACAACAGGAAGTCAAGGTACAACAGGTAGTCAAGGTACAACAGGTAGTCAAGGTACAACAGGAAGTCAAGGTACAACAGGAAGTCAAGGTACAACAGGAAGTCAAGGTACAACAGGTAGTCAAGGTACAACAGGAAGTCAAGGTACAACAGGAAGTCAAGGTACAACAGGAAGTCAAGGTATACAAGGTCGTCAAGGTATTTTAGGTAATCAAGGTACACAAGGTATTTTAGGTAATCAAGGTATACAAGGTATACAAGGTATTTTAGGTAATCAAGGTATACAAGGTCGTCAAGGTACACAAGGTATTTTAGGTAATCAAGGTATTTTAGGTAATCAAGGTATACAAGGTATTTTAGGTAATCAAGGTATACAAGGTATACAGGGAATTCAAAGTTTACAAGGAATTCAAGGAATTCAAGGTGCCAATGGTGTACAAGGTGCCAATGGTGCTACAGCAGCACAAGGTATTCAAGGTGCCAATGGTGTACAAGGTGCCAATGGTGTACAAGGTGCTCAAGGTACAGCAGGAAGTTCAGGTACCGGATCTGTAGGATCACGTACCACCGCACAAGCAACTACAAGCAGCATAGCCAATAATGCTAGTACTAGTTTAGATATTACTGGTTTTAAAGGTTATGTATTGTATAAAATACAGACTAGTCATGCTGCTTGGGTAAGATTATACGTATCAGCAGCAGCTAGGACAGCTGACGTAAGTAGAGCACAAGGTACTGATCCTGCTTATGATGCAGGTGTTGTTACTGAAATTATAACTACCGGGTCCAGCACTGTGATTATGGCTCCTGCTGTACATGGGTTTAATGATGAAAGCCCAGTTACTACAAACATACCAGTAGCTGTTACTAACCTAAGTGGTAGCTCAGCTACTATCACAGTGACACTAACTTTATTGCAGGTCGAATCATGAAAGAATATGTGATCACCCTAAAAAACTTTGATGATCTGGATCAGTTCTATGATGACATGGAAACACCTGGCGGTAATCTGTATGTCCCAGATCGTAGTGTAGATATTGTCAATCGTAGACCTATTAGTCGTAATACCCATTATATGCTCAGTGATGAGGAAGCAGCTCAGATAAGAAATGATCCAAGAGTATTAGCCTGTGAGTTAACCCCAAGTCAGCTAGGTATTAGTATACGTCCATCATGGACACAATATAGTACATATTGGGATAAATCTACATCTAACAATTCTAATCATAAAAATTGGGGATTATTAAGATGTGTTGAAGGCACTCAACGTAGTAACTGGGGTAATGATAGTATATTAACAACAAAAACTGTATCAGGAACTATTCAAGTTAATGCCGAAGGACGTAACGTAGATGTAGTTATTATAGATGGATTTATCAATCCATCGCATCCAGAAATGGCTCTAAACAGTGATGGTGGTGGCGGCTCAAGAGTTGTTCAATATAACTGGTTACAACATCGTGCTACACCTGGAACTTATGTATATGGTCCATATACTGGAACTGGGGCCGAAAGTGATAATAATCATGGGATGCATGTAGCTGGGACCGTAGCAGGCAATACTCAAGGTTGGGCTCGAAGTGCTAATATCTATAATATTAGTCCTTATAGCACAGACCCAAATGGTGTTAATTCATTAGAGATTTTTGATTTCATAAGAGCTTGGCATGGTAGTAAATCTATCAATCCTGCTACTGGTAGAAAAAATCCAACAATAACTAATAATAGTTATGGGTTTTCTTATAAGCTAACCATTTCAAATATAAGTTCTATTACTAACAGAGGAATAACATACTCGAATGGATTAACCAGCTCTGCTCTTAATGCATTAGGTGTTATTAATGATGGCACGTATGCTTATACACCAGCTAGATATACTGCTTTTGAACAGGATATAATAGATGCAATGAATGATGGTATAATATGTGTTTGTTCTGCTGGTAATGCTAGTTATAAAATAGATAAATCAGATGGATTAGATTATAATAACTATTGCATTCACAGTGGATCTAATATACCTTATCATCAAGGCGGTGCTCCTATATCTGCTGGTAATATTATAGTTGTGGGTGCTATAGGAACAAGTGCTAATGATAGTAAGGCATCTTATAGTAATACTGGACCAAGAATTGACATATATGCTCCAGGAAGTAGTATTATGAGTAGTCTTAATAGCACAGGAGTATACGATTCACGTAGTCTTTCTTATAGGATTGGAAAATACAGTGGGACAAGTATGGCCAGCCCACAAGTCTGCGGAGTGTTAGCCTGTTTACTAGAAATATACCCTAATCTTGCACAATCAGAGGCTATTGAATATTTGGAAAAATACAGCAAATATGGCCAAATCGCTGACACCAATGGTGGGTATTCGGATACAGCCAGTTTACAAGGATCGCCCAATAGATACCTTTATTACTATAAAGAACGTGCAGATACAGGCACAACTTGGCCTAAATTGAACTACAAAGCCAGACCTAGTACAGGAAGATTGTATCCAAGACAAAGAATTAGAAAAACTAGCGCATAATGATTTTAATAAATATTTTGATAGAGAGTTAACATGCAAAATAAAGAATTTGGCGGTATTCACGTAGAAGGGCACATTAAGATTTGGGATCCTGCATCACAAGAAATCTACATCAATAAAAGAAACGCCATTCATTATGAAAACATGAGTATAGCTCTCGCTAATAGTCTAGCTAATTCAGGCAGCGGATTTATTACTAAAATGGTGTTTGGCAATGGCGGAACTGCTGTAGATCCTACCGGTATTATAACTTATCTTACCCCTAATACCACTGGTGTTAATGCAGATCTATACAATAAAACTTATAGTAAAGTGGTAGATGACTCTAGTAAAGATAACTTAGATCCTGTTAGAAATTACATAGAAACACGTCATGTCACTGGTACAACTTATACTGATGTTTTTGTAACATGTTTATTAGATTACGGTGAGCCAAACGGTCAGGAAGCTTTTGATAATACTACTGATAATAATAGTATATACACTTTTGATGAATTAGGACTGGTGACAGATAATGAATCAGGTGGGGAAAGATTACTAACTCATGTAATATTTCATCCTGTACAAAAAAGTTTGAATAGATTAATTCAAATTGATTATACAGTGAGAGTACAAAGTTTAACTGGGTTAATGGGCGAATAATATGGCAAATACTACTGTAAATTTCACTGACCTAAGTAAAGCTCCTATACTAGTTGCAGATGCTCAGATAAATGTCTCGGCAACTGATTTAACATTTATAGGTAAAAAATATCCAGAAAGTTATAGTAAAATTATAGCGGAAAATTTTTTACATCTTTTAGAAAATTTTGCTAGTAGTACTGAACCTGATAAGCCTGTTGAAGGACAACTTTGGTTTAACACTAATAGTCTACAAGAAGTGGACAGCGATGTTAGTGATGCTTCAAATAGTTTTGGTTTAAAAATATATGTAGGCAGTACTTGGTTACCATTAGGCATAATTAAAAAGGCAGCAGTTAGCCCCAGTAGTGGTAATTTAACAAGTTCAAACCTTAAAAAAGGTGACCTATATGTAGATACTAGTAAAAATCAATTATACATATATAATGGATCAGGCTATAGTCTTGTTGGCCCATTTTTTAATAGTTTTGAAAAAACAGGTATAGAAGTTGAGGAAATTATTGATAGTGCAGACAATAGAGCTATCAGTGTTGTTACTTTTTTTATTAAAGCAAGACGTCTAGCAATTTTCAGTGATAAGTCATTTACACCAAAATTAATTTATGAAGGTTTTAAAATTATAAAACAAGGAGTAAATTTAAGCAATAGTACTTTTGATATAGATACTACATTTTGGGGTACTAGTGAAAAGGCTAAGAATCTTATAGTTGGGGATACAGTAGTTTTAGGTAATAATTTCCTAAGATCAGATGTAATCAGTACAACTAATTTTGAATTTAATATTAGGTCAAATAAAGGTTTAAACTTAGGACCTGACGGTAGTTTTAATATTGCTAATGATAATACAGGTGCATTTCTTTATAATAAGAATAGCGATAGTGATATAGATTTTAGGTTTAAACGTGCAGATAGTACTGATTCACAAACTGTAGTTCGTATAACTGGACGTAATAATGGCAGAGTCGGTATAAACAAAACTAATCCTCAAGAAGTATTAGATGTTACAGGTAACATACAGGCTACGGGAAATTTTTTAGGATCTAATCTTTTTGCTACTGGTAATATAGAATTAGGTGGTAAATTAACAATTACAAATAATATTGAATTTGCTACCAGTCCAAATATTAATATAGGTAAAATTACAAATGTCAACGATATAATACCTAGACTAGGGGCAGATTTAGGGGCACAAGATAAAAAATGGGCCACAATATACGTTGATCGTATAGGTAGCCCTCAGCAATATCCGTTAATATATGGTAACATAGTTGCTAATCAATTAGTAGTAGGTGGCAATGGAAGAACGCAACTTGCAGTCGAAGATCTTACAAATAGCTCAACTACTATAAAAGTTCTTAGTACTGCTGATTTTCCTTCAAGTGGAACTTTGATCATTGATAATGAAGAAATTACTTATACTAGTAAACTAAGTGATAGATTTACTGGAATTACAAGAGGTTCTTCGGCAGTTAATCATTCTATAGGAACATTTGTATTTCAAAAAACAGGAACCCAACAAAATTTTGGAACTATAGATGGATTGAGTAGAGGATTAAGTAGCCCGGTAACATTTGTTACCAGCAATGACAGTGATATTGTTTTTGAAGAATCAGGAACGGGTTTATCAAGTATAGCCTTTCAAAATGCAGGTCAATTAAAAACTATCAAAACAAAGCTCAATACTAATTTTATTACTAGTAAGAATGTGGCTAATATTGTAAAAAACGAAGATCTTTTCTTAATTCAAGATCCTAGTGACAATGCTTATTATAAAGTAAACAAGACCGCATTATCAAATAGCTTACCAACTATACCTGTAGGAACTATTATTTTATATACAGGATCACTTGCAAACATACCTGCTGGCTACTATCCCTGTGATGGTCGTGAACTTGTTAAAACATTTGATCAAAAACTATTTAATGTTATAAGATATAGGTTTAGAGCTGAAGCAGACTTACCAAGTGCAGGCGGAACTGTGGATACTTTTTGTCTACCAGATTTAAGAAGTAGTGTCCCAAATTTTTATCCTAATCAATTATTGAAGGGGTTATCCTACGCAATTACAGATTTAGGAACAACTGATTGGAGCACATTAGGGTATACTGGGTTACTTGCACCGCAGGTGAATACGGTGTTTCTAGCCACTTGGAATGGTCCTACACATCCAGGAACAGGCACAGGTCGTGCTAGGTTAGCAGACGGTCTACACTATATAATATTCACTGGAAACTTATAATGCCATATACATTGAATAAAACTGATGGTACTATACTTACTGATTTATTAGATAACAGTGTTGATAGAACCACTACGGATCTAGCCCTAGTAGGTAAAAACACAGCTAATTATGGTGAATTATTCAATGAAAATTTCATCAAACTTTTAGAAAATTTCGCCAGCGATCAAGAACCAAGAAGTCCTCTTAAAGGACAGTTATGGTTTGATACAAGTGAAGACACATTAAAAATTTATACCGGTAATACCTTTATTGAGTTTGCTAGACCTATAGTATCCAGCTCAGAGCCAAATAATACCAGTGCAGGTGACTTTTGGTTTAATTCAAATACAAGACAATTATTTTTCAACGATGGTAATGGTCTTAGACTAGCAGGACCAATTTACACAGCACAACAAGGAATAAGTGGTTTTGAAATTGCTACAGTAGCAGATATTACAGGTATTACTCATGTTATAGCTAAACTAAAATTAGGAAATATTTTGGTAGGTATCTTTAGTGATTCAGCCTTTACTCCTAATTACAGTGCAGGAGAAGGATTAAAACTTGCTAGTGAAAATGTAACAGGCGATATTATTAAAGGATTTACTCCTTTAAGTAATTTGTTTAAGTTTAACGTAACAGTGGCCAGATCGGAAAGTTTAGTAGATGCTTTTGGCCAACCTATTAGTGTTGATGAATTTGTAAAAGTTACAGGTCAAAATACCATAGATGGTAGATTAACTATAACAGGAACTAACACTAGCAGTCTCAGTGATTTATTGAATAAACCTTTAAGTTTAGGTTGGGGACCTAATCTAACATTTGAAATGGAACAACCTCCTAGTGGTGCAACTGTAACACCTCCTGTACGTTTAAGAATAAATCGTGCAGACCAAGATATTACAATTACCACAAAGAAAGGTACTGTATTTGAAGATGCAGTATATGTAAAGGCAGATACAAGTAGAGTCGGTATCTTTACAACAAGTCCCGGTACTACACTAGATGTCAATGGCGATCTCACAGTTAGAAATAATATCATAGGTACAACTACTACATCCTTACTTGATGTAGGAACTGGTACAATAAATTTTGGTGGTGATGCTACAGATATTCAAATAGGTAGTACTACTGGGTTTACAACCATTAATAACGATACAAAAGTTTTAGCAAAACTTATTATTAATAATCCTATTAGTTTAAATCCAGCTGTATTACAAAGTAATAATACTAAATTTAATCTACTGAATACAAATACTACAGAAATTAATTTTGGTAGTGTGGCTGGTACAATTAATATAGGAGCGGCTAACGGCACTGTTACCTTCAACAATGATGTTGTAGTTACAGGGAATCATAAGATTGAAGGAGTTTTCAATGTAGATAACATAAGAATAAAAGATAATCAAGTTAATACTACCGGTGATTTTGATCTTGAATTAGGTGCATTATTTCCTAATAGAGGTATAAAACTTATTGATGTAACATCTGCTCAAGAAGAATTTTTTATTGAAAAGCAACTTACATTTATAGGGAATACCCTAAGAGTTGATCCAAGTTTTACTGGACCTTTTAATCTTCTAAATACAACTGTTCCGACCATTAATATAGGAGGTGAAACTTTAGCTATCAATATAGGTAACTCTCCAAGTCCTAATGCTAAAATTAATGCTCTTAGCAGATTACAAACATATAAAGATTTAATTATAGGAAATAGTGCAGGTGATCCTGGAGAAATTAAGAGTTCAGGGCTAAACACTAATTTATTTAATAATACTAGAATAATCAATATGGCACAAGAAGCTAGTGATATTAATATTTTTGGTGATGGCGGTGCAGGTAGTTTTGGTCATAGACAACCAATAAGAACTATGAGAATCAATGCTACAAGTGTTGTTATTGAAGGGGATTTAGAATTAAGAGGTGGTGATATAACTGCCACATTACCTAGAGCAGGTATTTTTAGTAATGCACAACTTATTGAAATAGGAGATAATAGTACAACTATTATTTTAGGAGGTCCTAGTACTAATGTTGAAATAGGAAACAGATTACAAGTAGGCAGTACAGGTAGTGTGTTCCTACAGTCAAGAACAGTTGGAGGTAAAATTAGAGGCGGCTTATTAGGTAGCAGTAATATGGATGAATTCGAACTCATACCAGAGTTTGTGACCAATGTTTACATTAGTCCTAGTAGTGAAGAACTTCAATTAGGTCAAGGTCTACGATCTGAATTATATTGGAGAACACCAGCTACAGCAGGAGGAGCAGGATGGAGTCCTAATCGATTTATTCCCGATGGATTTGATATTATTGGTGGAAATCCTGTTCAAAGATATAGAACTCAGTATCCAGTAACCATTAGCAGAAATAATCACTTGATTCGCGGTAAGTTGATGATGAGTGATAAGTCTTTATATTATCCCAATGCCATATTGTTTATGAATGAGTGGAACGAAGTAGTTTCTGTTAATAATATTCAAGCATTCGATACAGGAAGTTTAACACTTGGCGGTTCGTTAACAGTTAGTGGAATAATTAGCGGTCCTGGGGCAACACCTGCATATTTTAATAATATTAGAATAAATCAAACAGCTGAATTCGTAGGAAACTTAACCAGCACAACTGTTGCAAGTAAAAATGTGTTTACAAGTAATGTAACAACCTTAAACATAGGTGGAACTCTTAACGGTGTAATTAATTTAGGCGGGTCAACAGGAACTACTAATATTCCAGGCAAGCTCAAGGTAGGTTGGAAACGAATTACAGCCAATTATGATGCATATGCAGGTGATAGATTACTAGTTGATACAGAGATCGCAGGTATCGAGCTAAGATTACCACCTAGCGTAGGTAATCCAACTATACCAGTAGTTGGTGATCAAATTCAAATTATTGATGTTTGGAAATTCAATGTAAACGTAGTAGAATTAATCAGAAATGGTAATAAGATTAACGGAGTAGATGCTAATGTTACGTTAAATCAAGCAGGAACAGCATTTACACTAGTATATACAGGCACTGAAAGAGGCTGGTGCTATGATCATAAGGTTTAAAATAAATAGAGAAGAGGGGTGAAAAATGCCATATAATATTAATAAATTTAACGGCACATTAGTTGCTACAGTAGAGGATGGAACTGTAGATAATACCTTAGACATTAAGTTAGTAGGTAAAAACTATGCTGGTTATGGCGAAATTCAAAATGAAAATGCTGTTCATATGCTGGAAAACTTTGCTGGGCCTAGTCAACCCCCACGTAAGATTACAGGGCAACTTTGGTATGATAGTTTAGGTAAAAAATTAAAATTTTATGATGGAACACAGTTTAGAACTACTGGTGGAGCAGAAGTAGGCAATACACAGCCCAGCGGACTTAGTCAAGGTGACTTTTGGTTTAATACTAGTACTAATCAACTATTTGCTTGGGATGGGGATGAATTTATTCTAGTTGGTCCACAGGCAGTAGAGGGAGCAGGTCAAACAGAATTACGCAGTGAAAGTGTAATAGATAATCAAAATATTTCTAGGCCCATAGTTAAAGCTCTAGTTAATAATAGTCCTGTGTTTATTATTAGCAATAATGAATTCATTCTAAAAAGTGATAGCCCATTGATAACAGATTTCCCAATGATAAAAAAGGGAATCACACTATCAAAAACAAGAAGCAGCGACGGAATCAGCCAAGAAAGTTGGCAGTTGTGGGGCACAGCCAGTAGCGCAAAAGGACTTGTTAATACCGATGGAACATTGTTAACTGCTGCTAATTTTGTTAGATCAGGAAATGTTATATTTCCTACTGTAGTTAAATTCAATGATCCAGGATTTTTCCTAGGTGACGATAACGATATAAGATTTCAAATTGATAATAATGTTCCTGTTCTTACAAGTAATACTGATGATGCTGGTTTAATTTTTAAGAGTAAATTAAGTTCAGCTACTACTGCTAAAGTAACTGTTAAATTTTTAGGTAACGATATTTTGCCTGGAGCAGCAGACGTAAGTAGAATTGGTCTAAGTGGACAAAAATTTAGTGAAATCTATGCCGGTACTTTTTATGGATCTTTAAATGGCACAGCTAATAGAGCAGATACTTTATTAGTAGAAGGTGGAACTTATAAGGGTGCTACAGCGGATGCAGACGCAGATACTATTGCTGTAAGAGATGCTCAAGGTAAACTTACTGCTAATGGATTTTTAGGCGAAGCAAGTAGAGCTGCTGCTATTACAGGCGGCACTGCTCAAAGTTTACTGATACAAACGGCAGCTAACACAACAGGGTTTTTAACTAAAGGTAGTGTAGGTACAGTGTTAAATGTCAACGCAACAGGTAATTTAGCATGGGTTGATATCACAACTCTATTACCAACTAACGTAGCAGCTACTACATTAAATGTAGCCAATAATACAACAGCAGGTAATTATTTTCTAACATTTACAACTGGTAGTAGTGGAGCCCAAAGTTTTAATGTACATGCAACAGGATTATTATATAATCCAGGGTCAAAAACAATAACTACTGATTATTTTTCCGGTGTAGCGGCCAATTCCAAATATGCTGACTTGGCAGAAAAATATCTTGCAGACAAAGACTATGAAATAGGAACAGTGATCATGGTGGGTGGGGAAAAGGAAGTTACAGCAGCAATGACAGGATTCAAAGCTATTGGTGTTGTCAGTGCAAATCCAGCCTATTTGATGAATAGTGAGTTAGAAAATGGAACTGCTGTCGCTCTAAAAGGACGAGTACCCGTAAAAGTCGAAGGCTCAGTATTAAAGGGTCAAAGATTAGCTGCCAAAGATAATGGTGTTGCTATAGTAGATCATATAAATAGCTTTAATGTATTTGCTATAGCTCTAGAATCATCTAATCATACAGGAATACAATTAGTTGAAGCTATAGTTTTATAATCTTAAGGAATTTATGTCAAAAATAGTATTAGTAACTGGTGGGTTCGACCCCATCCATTCTGGTCATATACGTTATTTTGAACACGCAAAAACATTAGGTGATAAACTTATCGTTGGAATAAACAGCGATGCTTGGTTAACAAGGAAAAAAGGTCGCCCTTTTATGCCAGCAAATGAACGTATGGATATAATTAGAAATCTACGTATGGTAGATTATGCATTCCAACATAATGATGATGACGATAGTAGTTGTGATGCTATAAGACAAACACAACAAATGTTTCCTGGATATGAAATAATCTTTGCTAATGGTGGGGATCGTACAAAAGAAAACATTCCTGAAATGCGTATTCAAGATCCTAATGTAAAATTTGCTTTTTGTGTGGGTGGACAAGATAAAATAAATTCTAGTAGTTGGCTACTGGAAAATTGGGCAGCACCGCGTACAGATAAAACTTGGGGATACTATAGGGTTATTTATGAAAATGGTCCAGAAACTAAAGTAAAAGAATTAGTCTGTAATCCACATAGTAAATTAAGTTTACAAAGACATTTTGATCGTAAAGAATTTTGGTTTTTTATGGAAGGTGAGGGATATGTGAATACGCTCAATTCAAACGGTGAATTAGTACGGATGGGCCCGTATAAAGAATTTGATAGTTTGTTCATTAATTATGAAGAATGGCATCAACTGGTCAATGAAGGTGATGTTCCTATTAAAATTGTTGAAATTCAATACGGACACAATTGTGTCGAAGAAGATATTGAACGTAAATGAACACAATTCCTATATTTATAGGCTATGATCCTAGAGAAGCCGTTGTCTTTCATACATGTGCCAACAGCATAATTAGACAAAGTTCTAAGCCTGTTAGTATCATTCCTCTAGCTCTAAATTTATTTAAAGAATACGAAGAAACGCATAAAGACGGTAGTAATGCCTTTATCTACAGTAGATTCTTAGTTCCTTATCTTACAGGTTATGATGGTTATGCTATCTATATAGATGGAGACATGATCATCAAGGGAGATATAGTAGAATTATGGAATCAAAGAGAAATAGGCTACGATGTTCAAGTAGTTAAGCACAACTACAAAACTAAGATGCCTATAAAATACTTAGGCAGCAAGAATGAAGATTATCCTAGAAAAAATTGGAGTAGTGTGATTATTTGGAACTGTTTTACAGTAGCAAATAGAATATTAACACCTGAATATGTAATGCAGGCCCCTGGAAGTCATCTACACAGATTTCAATGGTTAAAAGATGATATGATAGGTGAATTACCTAAAGATTGGAACTGGTTACCAGATGAATTAGGCCCAAATCCTGACGCAAAACTTTTGCATTATACTTTAGGTGCACCATGCTTTAATGAATTTAAAAATACAGAAATGGCCAGTGACTGGCATAATGAATATAGTTTAACTACCTATTGTCTACAAAAATAATGCATCAATAAATACTCTATTAAGGGGTATATTTTGAATATAGCATGGACAGGTCTAGCAGACTCTGTATATTATCACTACATAGCAAAATATTGCTTACCTTCTTGGCAAACTTTACCAGGTAATAAATTTATAGTTCACGATGCAGCAGATATATCCTTGTCTAATATAGAAATTGTAGATTGGAACAAAATTTATAACAAAAATAATACTTTCACTAAGAAATATCAACGAACTAAGCCTTTAAATTTTTGGCGTAAGATGCAAAGCCAGATATGGGCACTTAAAAGTCTTACCAACTATGATTTCGTTATCTTATTAGATACAGATGTAGAAATTACCGGTATTAATATGAATATTCTTAATGATACCTTCAGAGAGCTTAAAAATTCAAATTATATATGGGCCATAGGCCAGAGTCAGAAAAATAAGTTGGATGCTGGACATATTATAGTAAATATGAATCATCAGCAGGTGAAAAGATTGATTTTTGACTATGAAGAGGTTTGGGAAAGTGGTAAAATATTCGAATTTAGACGATTTTATGATGGTAATGCCATAGAGTACCTACAAGAACATTATCCTAGTATAAAAATTAATAATATTGACCATGGTGGAGGACTACATACTTATGAATTGGGAACTGTGCATTATGGTAGCAAATTTCCTAAAATATTAAGGGCTTTATACTCTGGAAATTACGAAAATATGGTTAATTTTATCATAAATGAAAAAAATAGGTTAATCCGTGAGCAAATTCCTATAGAAGAATTAGAAAAGAGAAAAAATGAAACAAATTACGTTTAATAACTTTACTATAGACAATTCAAGTCCCATAAAGGTGATTGCAGGACCTTGCCAAATAGAAAGTAGAGAGCATGCCTATCAAATAGCCGCAGAATTACTAGATATTTGTAGAGACTTAGGTATGGACTTAATTTTTAAGAGTAGTTTTGATAAGGCCAATAGATCAAGCATCAATGGACGTCGTGGAGTAGGTCTACATAAAGGATTGAGCATACTTAATGAAATAAAAACTAAATTAAGTGTGCCTGTACTAACAGATATACATGAAAAGGAACATGCCAAACTGGCACTAGCATATGAAATTGATGTTATTCAGATTCCTGCCTTTCTTTGTCGCCAAACTGACTTATTGATAGCAGCAGGTGGGACTGGATTGGTTATTAACGTGAAGAAAGGCCAATTCTTAGCCCCTCATGATATGAAAAATGTAGCAGAGAAGATAGCCAGTACTGGAAATCATAACATTATGTTATGTGAAAGAGGATATACTCATGGATATAACAATTTGGTGGTCGATATGCGTAGTTTGCCTATTATGGCCGGTACTGGTTACCCTGTCGTGTTCGATTGTACTCATTCAGTCCAACAGCCTGGAGGATTGGGTTCCTCTTCTGGCGGGGATCGCGGGATGGTCCCATATCTCGCCCGAGCAGCAGTAGCAACAGGCTGTTTAGCCGGCGTTTTCATCGAATGCCATGATGATCCAGACAACGCTCCCAGTGATGGACCTAACATGATTAAGATGGAAGATATGTCTAACCTACTGAAAAGCTTGAAAGAAATAGATGATCTTGTAAAAAAATTGTGAAAGTAGGAATTTTTTATACCAGTATAAGTGATTGGCGTACTGCTTCCTTAAAAACGTCAAGATTGATAGATTTTGGCTTGGGAGTGGTAGCTGCTGGGGACGAAATCGTTAATTTTAAAAAACATGAACAAAAAATTTTAGATATTGACGCAGGATTTATTTTAGGCTATACTTTAGGTGAAAATTTTAGAAGTAAAATTATTAGAAACTTAAAATCTAGAGATATTCCTATAATTTACATAGATAGTAATATTTTTAACTACGGAAAAAAAGATAATCATTGTTATAGATACAGTGTTAATGGAGTTTACCCAACAGATGGTGAATATTTTTTAAGTTTACCAAAAGACCCAACAAAATTAGATAAACTTTTAGCTATGCATGACTTAGAAATTAAACCATGGCGTCAAAATGGTAATCATATTGTAATTTTAGGTCAAAGAACTGAAGGTTGGAACATGTTAGGACATAATGGCATCAAATGGGTGTGCAATATGGTGGGAAGAGTGAGAGAAATAACTGATAGACCAATCACAGTGAGGCTTCATCCAGGTGATAGTGGCCATAATAAGGCAAATGTTGAAAGAATAAGAAAAAGATTCGGTCATACTGTGAATGTTCGTACTGGAGGTGACATAAAAGATGATTTGGCTGATGCTTGGTGTTGTGTAGGATTCAATAGTACACCAAATTGTGTCAGTGTAATAGAAGGTATCCCAGTTTATCTTGATGAGCCTACTAATAGTTGGGCCAAGGATGTGGGATTTACTAATCTTGAGCAACTTTCTGACCCGCCAATGCCTGACAGAAATGAATGGCTTCATAAAATTGCACATATACATCATACTGGTGACGAAATTCTCCAAGGAGTATATTGGAACAAGTTTAAAAGCTATTATAAACTTTGATATTTTTTAATTTCACTGAGCCAAGTTTGATTATCTTTTAAGTTTCCCTTGGCACACCATATAAAACTAGTTTCGCCCATATCGAAGTCAACAAATGCTTGATCTAATGGTGCTCTTTTATATTTGGCTAGGGCAACATCTAAAGTTTCCTGATCTAAAAACCAATAGAATAAATCTTTTTGATATTCTTCAATAATTAAATTGGCATGATCACGAATTAGCTTAAAACTAGCGTCAGTTCCAGTATAAAAAATAGTACTAGCTAAATGTTGAGGCCATGGAACATGCTTTTTATGTTTTTTTATATATACATGAATGTCATATTCATTAGTAGGAAGAACAAAAGGCATCCTTACCAAACTGTCAACGTCTAAAAGTATGACATAGGTCGGTTTTTGTAAAAGTTGCCACAGTCTAACAAATCTTGTACAGGCGTAATAAGTTTTTACCAGATATTTCCAAAGTTCTTTGTCATCTCTTTTGCCACTTTGCATTTTTGCCTTACGTCTTATTAGTTCAAAATCATAATAAGGCCTTTTATATATTTGGTGGGCTCGTTCAACTAATTTTTCATCAAAGAATTCAAAACTATAACTTACATTATTACTTTCGCAATAGATTTTTGTAGCATCACTTGGGTTATATATATGAATATGTATAGGATGATTAAAATTTTCTTTGATACTGGCTATAAGAGTTTTGGCATGAAGATTAAAATAGACCTCGTCAGCGGCCATATAAAAAACTATGGAATTTTGGGGGAATTCTCCTATGAAATTCGGCGTATTCATGATTAAATATTTAACATATGAAAATTTCCTACTTTGAAAATCAAACAGCACAACAGAGTGAACCAGTGTGGCAGGGATTTTTAGAAGCCTGTAAAAAATTAGGTATTGAGCCTGTAGCAAATTCTTTAGATTGTGACTGTGCCTTAATTTGGAGTGTACTGTGGCGTGGTAGAATGCAGAAAAATCAAGAAATCTACAATCACTATAGAAATTTAGGTAAGCCTGTTTTTATTCTTGAAGTCGGAAGTTTGATCAGAGGACAAACTTGGAAGGTCAGTGTAAACAATATTACTCGAGATGGAATTTATGCTCATAATGAAAACTTTATACCAGATAGAGACAAAAAATTAGGTATTAAATTAAACGATGTCACTCCTAATAATAACAAACCTATATTGATAGCCGGACAGCATGATCAAAGTTTACAATGGACATATTCTGGATCATGTAAGGATTGGATGAGACAAAAAATTCTTGAGATTAGAAAATATACAGATCAAAAAATCATCGCTAGGCCTCACCCACGTAACTATCTTGGTCAAGATTTTGGCCATAATGTCATTCTTGATACACCTAAGAAATTATTAGGCACTTATGACAAGTTTGATTTAAGTTTCAACTATAAGGCAATCATAAATTTTAATAGTGGTGTAGGTATACAAAGTATTATCAATGGCTGTCCCTTAATCTGTGATGAATCTAGCCTAGCCTATGAACAAAGTGATATGCTGTCTAATATAGACTCCCCAAGAATTTTAGATAGAAGCAGTTGGTTTAATGCCATACTACATACTGAATGGACCATTGAAGAAATTAATGAAGGAACACCTCTTAGAAGGTTATTGAGTAAAGTAGACTTGACATAGCTTATCTAATTTTATACAATATACATATGAATACAGTTGATGATTTAATTTATTCTTTAAAACAAATAGGTTTCGATAATATCAATTCATCCATACCTCTTAAAGATAGAAAAATACTGAAAAATATATCATCTATGATGACTAAGGATTTGTATATTACGGAATCCCAATCTAATCTAGTATTAAAAATCTTAAAAGAAAATCAAGAACACTTAGGAAATTTTAAAGACTCTGTGCTAGAATTATTGGCAATGCCAATGTGGAAAAAAGAATTTAGAGTTAATGAAAAAATTCGTCAAATCTCACTAAAATACTCAAAAAATGAGGAAGCACAAATTCTAGTTGAATTTAGTTTTGATAAAGAAATCAAAAAAATATTGTCTATTATTAACTCTCAATTGAAATATGAAAAGCATGATTTAAATAATAAAGGCTACATATACTCATTGTCAGAAAAAAATATAGTAACTTTATATGATCAGTTGTCCCCACTAAAATTTAAGTTTTCCGATGATTTTTTGGAATTATATGAAAAAATTTCTAAACTTGATTTAAAACAAGTCCAAGAAAAATTTGAATTTGACCACCTTTATAAGAGTAAATTAGAACCAAATAATCATAAAATAGATACTACTAACCAGTTAATTGTTTTAGATCAAAAAATACGGTACCAGTACAATTTCAATGGTGAGTTTGACGAAAATACAAAAAATAGTTTAGAATATAAGATAGCCAACAGAGTACAAAATAAAGTTTTTATCAATAGTAACATAGTCAATTTTAATACTCTTTTAACCGCACTGTCTAATCTTAGTAGAAATCGAATTTTGATAATTTTTGACGATTTTTCACCTATCAATAGTATACATTCAATTGAAAAATTGATAAAATTTTTAGAGTCAAATATTCAAGAATATAATACTGGAATTTATTTTAGATTTGATAACAAACAAGAAGGACTAGCATTTAACAAGATTATATCACAATATTCACTGAATAAAAAATTAGATAACGATACTGACATAGTAGGTATTGGTAATGGAAAACTACCAAAATTCATGCTACACAGTAGTTGGTATCCAGATGCTGTAATCAGTTTTACCAATAGCCTTAGAAACAATAAATGTGATGTTTATTGTAATGACTGTGACCTGATAATTTATCATTTACCTGTAAAGCCATTAATATCAAATGTACATGAAATCCTGTAAATTAATAATAAAAGATGAAGTAAACATTAAATTTGAGGGGTTGCCATTAGAAGCACGTCGTAAGTTAGCCAACACCTTCAAATATGTATTGCCCTATGCACGTTTCCAACCTGCTTACAAGTTAGGACGTTGGGATGGTACAACTAGCCTATTTGGTATTGGAGGATCAGGGTACTTAACACACATAGAAAAAATACTTGGGGTATTGGATTCTATGGATATCGAAGTAACTGATATTGAAGATCACAGATCCAGTAAACAAATCAGTTTTACTCCGGTAACTGAAACATATTGGGCTGATCAGGGTAAGGTATGGCCTAAAGGTCATCAACAAGAAGGTCAACCTATATTGCTACGTGACTATCAAGTAGATGCTATAAACAATTTCCTTCAATATCATCAAAGCCTACAAGAGATTGCTACTGGTGCTGGTAAAACTATTACCACTGCTACTTTAAGCCAACTATGTGAGCCATATGGAAGGACTATCACCATAGTACCAAACAAAAGTCTAGTTGAACAAACTGAAGAAGATTTTCGTAATGTAGGATTGGATGTTGGTGTGTATTATGGTGATCGTAAAGAATTAAATTGTACGCATACAATATGCACTTGGCAAAGTTTAAACATATTGGATAAAAAAAGTAAAAATGGAGAAACAGATCAACTTACATTGGCTGAATTTTTAGATGGGGTTACTGCTGTAATTGTTGACGAAGTACACATGGCCAAAGCAGAGGTATTGAAAAATTTGTTAACACGTAACCTAAATAATGCTTGTATACGTTGGGGCCTAACTGGAACTGTGCCTAAAGAACCTTATGAACATGAACAAATTTTCGCCAGTATCGGTCCACTAGTTGGTGGCATTAAAGCTAGTGAATTACAAGAGCGAGGAGTCCTTAGTAATTGTCATGTGAACATTGTACAACTTGTTGACTTACCTGAATTTAAAAATTATGCAGATGAACTAAAGTATCTTGTTACAGATGAAACTAGGATGATTTATATTAGCAAATTTATTAAGAATGTAGCAGAGAAAGGCAATACATTAGTATTAGTAAATAGAATTGACACAGGCAAATTTATAGTAAATGAATTAGAAGGCAGCGTATTCATATCAGGCAATGTAAAGACAAAAGATAGGAAAGAAGAATATGACGAAGTGGCAACGAGTCAAAATAAAGTCATCGTCGCAACCTACGGTGTGGCGGCAGTTGGCATCAATATTCCTCGCATTTTTAATTTGGTTCTTATTGAGTCTGGCAAGTCCTTTGTACGTGTTATACAAAGCATTGGCAGGGGTATCCGTCGAGCGGAGGACAAAGACCATGTTGAAATCTGGGATGTAACCAGCACCTGTAAGTTCAGCAAACGACATCTTACAGAACGTAAAAAATATTATAAGGAAGCCCAATATCCATTCAGTATTCAAAAAATGGACTGGCAATAATCATGCAAATACTAACATTAGAAAACAAATTATTCTCATTAAACAATTTACCAGACGAAGTAGATGAAAACACAAGATTCGCTGTATTAGACAATAGTGATCCAAAAAATCCAGACTTCTTCTTTGTACCATTGATATTTTTAGAAAGTTTTAACAGCCCAGCTATAGTGTTAAAAATAGGTGATCAAGAAATCAGTATGCCTATAGATTGGAGCATTGTTGTAGGAGATGGCACTAGCAGTGTGGACGCTGAAATATTACCTCTAACTAGCCTAAATGATCGAGGATTTGATGCTGTAATTTTTAACCCTTTGAGCAGTTTCAAAATTGAATATAAGCCAATTGAGATTGTAAATTTTTATAATGATGTCAAATGGTATTTTCCTAAAATGCGTAATAACCATTTACTAGTAACTCCATTGAATTACGAAGAAAAGCCAGAATGTGCATTTTTTGTTAAAGAAGTAAGTAGGCAAAGTGAGCTGATTGATATTGGTAGGATTCTTTGATGGGGGAGATTTTTGAAAGTCCAGACGGTGGTCATACAGTATATGTAAGGAAACCTAATAGCACCGAAAGAGCTCTTGTCAGTATGGATCAATATGCTATAGATAGGAGAAATCAATTAGAATGGAATGAAATATGGTATAAAAAAGATTCCAACCCTGCTTTACAAAAGGCTGTTGAACGTGTTATAATGATCTATAGATTAGGTAAAGAAGATGGCAAAACTTGAATTAAAAGACATACTCAGTGCAGTAGATCAAGGCGGTAAAGACCTTTGGGATTTATTCACTGATGAACAAAAAAAGAGCGTAAGTTTCTTTTTATTGAACAGATATGTTAGTAGTGTAAAAACTAGTAAAAGAGAAGTTCAAGAACACTATGTATTATCAACAAACGAATTTTATAATAAACACTGGTCATTGTTTAATAAACATCCTAAATTACTTTGGCAGTTATTGTGTTGTTGTGGATATGAAAATAAACAAGAATATTTTCATGAATGGATTGGTTTTAAAAAGAAAAAGGGCGAAACTAAAAAATTAAAATTTTTACAGGATATATATCCAGATAGAAAACTGTGTGACCTAGAAATCCTAGCTGAAATCAATGGTGTGAAAGAACTTAAAAATTTAGCTAAAGACTTAGGTTGGGACGATTCACAAATTCAAAAATATTTTTAATGAATCAAGCATTTATTTGTAATCATTGTCAAAGTAAATTTACTAAGGAAAAAACTTTGATGGTGCATATGTGTGAACAAAAAAGACGCCATTTTGCTAAAAATGAAAAACATGTACAAATGGGCTTTCTAAGCTATTGTAGATTTTACAAATTATCACAGAAATTTGAAGGACAAAAAAGTTATGATGATTTTGCTAGAAGCCAATATTATAACGCTTTTGTTAAATTTGGTAGCTTTCTACACAATGTAAATCCTTTGTATCCAGAATATTTTATTGATTATGTAGTGGTCAGTGGAGTAAAACTTGATCACTGGTGTAATGAAAAATTATATGAATCCTATGTTCTTGAACTAATAAAAAACGAAAGTGTAGAAACTGCACTGCAAAGAAGCATAGCTACTATGATGGATTGGGCAGATGATCATAGTAGCATATGGAATCATTATTTTCTATACGCTAGCCCGACTAGAGCTACCTTTGATATTAAAGATGGAAAAGTGAGTCCTTGGCTATTGTTAAATAGTACTGGTGGTAGAAAATTATTAACACAATTTAGCGATGAACAGTTAGCAGAACTCAGTAATACTATAGATCCAGAATTTTGGGTTAAAAAGTTTCGTTCAAACTCAGATGATCTTGATCTAGTCAAACATGTTGTAAAGGAACATAACTTATGAGTACTGAAGTAAAAGAAATACCATTAGACATAGAAGTTAGGCTAGTCGAAGAAGATAAGGCAGTTTACGTACAGTTCACTGGTTTTGAAACTGTAGAGGATGCTAAGGAATATACTGAATTTTTGGCAGATAATTTACCATTACTAATGTTTAACAGTGAGGTCAAGCACTGATGCCTGACATCGACATCGATTTTGCCAATAGAGATCAAGCACTAAATTTGATACCTCATATCAAGGCAAGACGTGAAGGACCTGATGGGGTAGCTGTACATAATACAGGTATATATGTTCAAAGTATACCTTATGACCCTTTGACAAAAATAGCAGGCATAGAATACAAACAAGCCGAACAACGTGGCTATTTTAAAATAGATTTTCTCAATGTTAACATCTACAAAGATGTACAAAATGAAGCTCATTTAACACAATTAATGGAGACAGAACCACTATGGGAACTATTACTACAAGACGAGTTTACGGATCTACTATTTCATTTGAAAGGGCATGGGACTATTCTGAAGAAGACCCAACCTACTTCCGTGGAACAATTAGCTGCCGTCCTCGCTATGATCCGACCATCCAAGAGGCACTTGATTGGAAAATCATGGCCCGAGATCATGATGGAAGTTTGGACGAAACCAGAGAATGACGAGTATTATTTTAAGAAGCCACATGCTGTAGCCTATGCTATGGCTGTAGTAGTACAGATGAATTTAATTTGTGAAAGCTTGAGTTATGATTATAGTTAGATCTTTCTAACTAATTCAACACTACGACGTTTAGCTCTTTTTAAACTCATATTAAGTAAGTTTACTGTGGGACCTAATACTATACGAACACCTTTACTATTGAAAGTTTTAATACAATATTTGAATATATCTATCTCAGCTTTCAAAAATATATTGATGGGTATTTGACGATTACTTTCCCACCACCAAGTTTCGCCCATCAGAATGAATTGATTTTTTTCTTCTGGTGTTCGTATAGCATCAATATCGTAGAAAGTTGTAACAAATTGATCTTGATTAATTATGATCCCAACATATTCCTGCTCACCATAGTTTAACACGCTGATAAAGGGTAATTGCTCTTTTGTTGTATCTCTTAGCTTTTTAGCCATATAAATAATGTTAGGAGTCCAAATGCATAAAATTCAAGTTTATTTATATCCAAATCGTATAACTGTACTTACCAATTTGGATAATAATTCAGCTAATACGGAGTGGCGAATAGTGTACCAGCGTAACGTAAAAATATATAAAGGCATTGATAATGTCATAGAAATAGAAGTAAAAAATCATGATCAGAAACGTATTGAGATTGGTAATGATCTATTAAAACTAGTTTTAATGGATCAAAGTCGAAACCTCATTGGTACTTATACCGCAGAAAATATGGAAGACAGTACACAAGTAGGCCTTGCACGAATTACTATACCTACATCTGACTTAGACGACTTGGATCCACAATTTTTGAAATTTGCTGTACTAAAAGATCAAATGATGGGTCCTGAAGTGCTAACTTATACTGATAGTCAATACGGTGCTGTTGGAACTATGCAATTATTAAATGGACTTAATTATATTACCACTAGCACTAAAGTATATGATAGGTTTACTCAAGAGACTAACTACACTGCTGGAAGATGGGAAGACCGAAAAACTTACTACAATAGCGAAGGCATTAGCTTAAATGATTATAGAGCCAAAAAAATAACAGAAGTTAAATTAAAAATTAAAATGACTAATTTCTACGGAACTGTAAAGGTTGAAGGTACAAAAACTGAAGTTATTGGTAATGAATCATTTAGAAACCCTGCAATACTTTTAAACTTTACTTGGGATGGATATAATGGGATTTGGACAACAGATCCATTGCCTATTGATGATTTAAATTATTTAAGAGTTAGATATATTAAAACAGCCGGATCACTTGATTCAGTTAGTCTTCTAGTGTAAAATAAGGAATGAACCTTATTGCTGATACTATATTAAGTCATTTACCTTACAGTCGAAAGACCACTCCAAGTGGATGGATCAGCTTTAATGCTATTTGTTGTAGTGATCGTCGTAATAGAGGCGGCTTCATTATAGATGGGGAAAGTTTAAGTTACCACTGTTTTAACTGTGGATTTAAGGCAAGTTGGCAACCAGGGCGTAGTATTAGTGTAAAAATGAGACAGTTGCTACAATTATTATCAGTACCAACAGATATAATCAGTAAAATATATATTGAAGCAATGCGTCTTAAAGATACAGAAATAGTTGAACAAGAATTACATGTTCCAAAGTTTGTACCTAAGACATTACCCAGAGGTAGCAAACGAATCATTGATTTACTTGATGACCCAAGCGACCAATTAATATCAGTGATAGAATATATATACAGTAGAGCTTTGACCTTAGAGGACTATGATTTTTATTGGAGTTCAGAAGAAGGTTTTGACAATAGATTAATTATTCCCTATTACTTTAGAAATCAAATTGTAGGATATACCTGTAGAAGAATTGATGAAGGTAAGGCAAAATATCTAGCAGAGCAACAACCAGGTTATGTGTTCAATTTAGATCGTCAAAATTATCATAGACAATTTATTATTGTTTGTGAAGGGCAGTTTGATGCTATTAGTATAGATGGAGTTGCTGTAATGAGTAACGAAATCAATAAACAACAAAGTATGTTAATTAATCAATTAGGTAAAAAAGTTGTTGTTGTTCCTGATAGAGATCAAGCAGGTTTAAAAATTATAGAAAGTGCATTAGACAATAATTATAAGGTAAGTATGCCAGATTGGGATAATGATATAAAAGATATTAACGATGCAGTTAAATATTATGGCAAACTAAAAACTCTTTTGATTATTAAAAATGCAATATTAGAAAGTGAATTAAAAATTAAACTTAGGAGCAGAGAATGGTTAAAATCTTTAGAATTTTGATATATTATGTCACTTATCCATATTATTATCTAAAAGAAAAACAAAGAATAAAAAAGAGACTTGAGGAATTAAGAAAACAAGATCCGTTTATATACAAATGATTTATTGGGGTGTCAATGCTAATAACCACGACAGTAGTCTGTCAATAGTATCTGATAATCAGATATTATTTGCTGCTCATAGTGAACGTTATAGTAAAATTAAGAACGATAGTGATATAGATTCTAATTTGATAAAAGCAGCATTAGAATATGGACCTCCCAATCTAATCATTCAACACGAAAATCCTTGGAATAAAAGTTTAAGACAATTTTTAGCTGGACAAGGTATCATTAATAATTCTTTAAAAAAATATTTTAAAGATCATACTAAATCAAAAATTATTAATGTTAATCATCACCTAAGCCATGCTGCTGCTGGATATTTTACTAGTGGGTTTGATCGAGCCTGTGTACTTGTAATAGATGCTATAGGTGAATTTGAAACTTTGAGTATTTGGCAGGCAGAAGGATCTAAACTAATTAAAAAATTTAGTTTAAAATATCCTAATAGTATAGGTCTTTGGTACAGTGCTATGACAGATCGTATTGGTCTTAAACCTAACGAAGAAGAATATATATTAATGGGTATGGCTGCTTTTGGTGACCCTAATAGATTTTATTTTGATATTTTTGATGATTTCTTTACTCATGCATCCTATTCAAATATAAAATTTAAAAAAAATCTACATCGTGGCTGTAAAGATTGGAAGACTGATCTGAAATCAAAACAAGATTTATTTGATATTGCTGCCTCTACTCAATGTGTTTATGAAAAAGTATTTGATTTTACATTGAATAAGGCTAGGTCTTTGGTACCTAGTAAAAATCTAGTATTAATGGGAGGTTGTGCTCTTAATTGTAGTGCTAACTCTATAGCATTTGAATATTTTAATGATATTTGGATTATGCCTAATCCTGGTGATGCAGGTAGTAGTTTGGGCGCAATTTTAGCACATACAAGAAAAAACATAGGATGGAAAGATGCATTTCTAGGACATAATATAGAACCTACAACAGATGTTAATCAAATAGTCGATTATCTAATTGAACATAAAATATGTGGGGTAGCTCAAGGTAGAGAAGAATTTGGTCCGAGAGCTTTCGGAAATCGTAGCTTACTTGCTGATCCAAGAGGTCCTGATATTAAGGACCGTGTTAATCAAATAAAACGTAGACAAGAATTTAGACCGTTCGCTCCTATGATACTTGAGGAATACGTTACAGAACATTTTGAAATATTGGGTTCCCCTCGACATCATAGATATATGCAATACACCAGTAGATGTAGACATCCAGAGCAATTTCCTGCTATAGTACACAAGGATGGAACAAGTCGTGTACAATCAGTACCTAAAGATGGTTCAAGAATTAGACAACTTTTAGAATATTGGTTTTTAAAAACAGGATGCCCTATGTTGCTTAACACCAGCTTGAATATTAAAGGACAACCTCTAGTGCATGATATTAAAGATGCAGAATATTTTCAACAAACTCATAATATTAGAGTTTTTACATAAGGACTTATATGACTAGACAAAATGCTGATTATGGATACGACATCCAAAAAATTTATTTAGAACTTATGCTTAATGACAGCGAAACATTTGTTAGATGTCAAAGCATATTCGATCACGAACTTTTTGATCGACGATTACAACCTACAGCAAAATTTATCAATGACTATGTGGTAGAACATAATATTCTTCCAACATTTGAAATTGTTAACGCTGCAACTAAAAGTAACTTGGTAAATCCTGGTACTATTAGAATAGAACACTATGATTGGCTACTACAAGACTTTGAAACCTTTATTAGACATAAGGGACTTGAAAGAGCCATTATCCAAAGTGCAGACTTGTTGGAGAAAGGTGAATATGGCCCAGTAGAAGATCTAATTAAACGAGCAGTTCAAATTGGTCTACAGAAGGACATGGGCACTGACTACTTTTTAGATCCTAGAAGTAGGCTAATGAGTATTAAAGATAAAAATGGTCAAGTTAGCACAGGATGGACTGCTCTTGATCAAAGACTATTTGGTGGATTTAATAGAGGTGAACTTAATATCTTCGCTGGTGGTAGTGGAGCCGGTAAAAGTTTATTCCTAGCCAATCTCGGACTTAATTGGTCTATAGCAGGTCTTAATGTACTTTATGTAACATTGGAACTTAGTGAAGAACTTGTTAGTATGCGTATTGATAGTATGGTGACAGATATACCAACTAAGGAAATTTTTAAACAAATTGACGAAGTTGAAATGCGTGTAAGAATAATAGGTAAGAAGAGTGGTAGTTATCAAATTAAGTATATGCCCAGCGGTAAAACTGCTAACGATATACGTAGCTATATGAAGGAGTTTGAAGTAAAGGCTGGACGTAAGATTGATATCTTGCTAGTAGACTACTTAGATCTATTGATGCCTATGAGTCGTAAGATCAGTGCAGAAAATTTGTTTATCAAAGATAAATTTGTCAGTGAAGAACTTAGAAACTTGGCTGTAGAAAAGAATGTAGTACTAGTAACTGCTGCTCAATTGAACAGAGGAGCAGTTGAAGAAATTGAGTTTGATCATAGTCATATCAGTGGAGGACTCAGCAAGATTCAAACTGCTGACAATGTATTTGGTATCTTTACTAGTCGTGGTATGAGGGAAAAAGGTAGATATCAAATTCAATTGATGAAAACTCGTAGCAGTAGCGGAGTAGGTACTAAAATTGATCTTGAATTTGATATGGATACTCTACGTATTAGAGATCTTAAAGAAGAGGACATGGGTACTGAATATAAACCGGGCAGTACAGTATTAGATACTATACGTCAACGTAGTGCTACAGTAAGAGAAGATCCCACAGAAGGTTCAAGCTTGAAGACTAGTCGAGTTGATGTACAGACTACTAAACTTAGGCAACTACTTAATAACTTGAATACCGAAGACCTATAAACTAGTAGTTTATGTCTCGTTCATACTCCTTAAATACAGTATGGACGAGATCGGTATCATAACACAATTACTGGAAATTGGCAGCCCTATTGCGGCTGCTATTATTGCCTTTTATTTTGTATATCTTACTATAAAATTTATTCTAGCCGGCGTGACCAATAGTGTTAATGGAATGGCCAAGATCATCAGAGGATTAGATAGTAGAGTCTTTACTATGACTAATCAACTTATACAAATTGATGTTAAGGTTAGTACTGCTCTAGGGCTAAAACCAGACTATGAACGTTTGAGTAGATCCGAAATTAAGGATAAGAGAAAAGACTAATGAATTCAACCGATCTAATCACATTTATTAACAAATATGGATTTCCCATAGTGTTCTCAGGCTGCTTGGGAGCATTGATTTGGTATATTTGGAATTGGGTAACTAAAGAAATTAAACCAGTTATCGGACAGGCCAACGAAACCCTACTTGAATTGATTGATCGAATTCGAATGTTGGACAATGACCTAATCCGACTAAATCAAAAAGTTGAAACTGTGATGGAATTGAGAGGCGAACGTATAGAAAAAGAAACCGAACAGTTTGATGACCTAATTAATAATGAGCCACCAAATAAAACTGAAAACGGGAACATACAACAGTAATAGACCCACCATTCGTCTCTGAACCATTTCCGCCTCAAATAATTCAATCTCTTTAGGGTTTAAACTTTGTCTTACTTCCTTGCTTAATGTACTAGATCCTGTAACAAATAATATTGATCCGTAGAGTAAAAATACTGTATATAGGGCAGCTAACATCATCATTATTTCATTCTGTTATCATCAATAAATTTAATTTCATCCACTAGAGCATCCGCATCAGTTTTGAAATTATTAAAATCACTTCGAGTGATGGTCTTATTGAGCTCTTCTAATAATTTCTGTGCCTCAGCATTATGCTCAGCACGAGCAGCATATAACCAACGGAAGGCATTTTTCTTATCACCTATCTGTGTATAATATTTTCCAAGACTTAGCATAGCTGGTATCTTACGCTTCATTGCACCTTCCTTGAGATCACCTATTACACTTTCTATTTCATTATCACTGCTGTTAGGATCACTAAACACCATCATGGCTAATCTATAACTGGCCTGTTCATTGACCTTGGCTGCTTGACGTAAAAACTGCATGGCCAAACTACGACTTTCACCTTCAACTAGGTCTACTATACGTAGGGCTAGATCGCTATTGATCTTTTGACAAAACTCTCTGAATACAGCATGTACATAGGGTTTTAACTCTGTTGGCACTAGGTTTTTTTGTACCATATTGATTAATTCATCTAATGCTTGACTATCCTGCTTGCTCACACGCCACATCATGATACGTGTAGCTGGGCCATACTTGGCATCATGTTTCATTGATATAGCATCATTTAGTGTACGATTACGGGCTGCTTGATCATTGACCACAGCGGCTACTAGTTCACTATGGCTCTTAGAAATAGTTTGATTTTGAGTTTTTTTTACTGTTTTATTAAGATGTGGATTGGGCTCTGCACCTTCAATATCCACACTCCATATTTCCATGGGCGCTACATTCTTAAACTCTTGTACTCCCCTACTGATAAATTTATGATTTTTTATCTTAGGAGCTACTAGACGATAGACAGCATCGGTCATGGTAACACCACCATGGTCGGCTAGACTTTCACAACGAGCAGCAAGATTCACAGCATCGCCCATGAGGTTAGTACCATAGATCCATACTTCGCCCATGTGCATACCCACACGCCAACGCATGCCATTATTGAGACTGCGTATTAGTGCTTGCATTTCTATGCCAAAGCGTACAGCATCCACTACACTGGCGAACTCAATAAGTACACTGTCTCCTCCTGTGTTGAACAATCGACCCCTACTACGGTCGATTAAGGGATCAATAACAGCACGACAGGCATCTAACTTGGCCAACGTCCCTGCTTCATCTTGCTGCATCAGTGTGCTATAGCCAATAACATCACTACAGATAATGGTGGCTAGTTTGGTTTCCATACAAGTATTTATTTGATTTGGCTACGTAATCTAGCGACCTCGTTGTGTAATTCTTTATGTCTATTGTGCAGGCGACGAATCTCCTGTTGTAGAGTATTGATTTGACGCTGCAACATACGCATAAGATCATAATCCTGTGGGTTCTTGGCCACATTGTCACTGCCCATACTTAGGGGACTATGTCTATTATCTAAACTAGATTCTACATTATATTGACTTTGAATTAAGTTCTTCATTTTTTCCCCTTATACACTGTTTAGATTACTTATCACTTAAATACATTATACAGGATCTAGTTTGAAAGGACTTGAACAAGCTTTTGACCAACTGTTCTCTGAAACTCTAGAACATCAGGGATGGATGGTCCCAAAAACCTTGCAAAGGACTATGGTTTCTATTCTTATTAATAAAGTAGATAAAAATCCTTGGCAACCGCAACCCAGCTACGCTGAACAATACCTTACAGCACGCTCACCACAGGCTCTACGCAGCTTGGGTGATACTTGCTGGTTTACTCGTGCAGTATTTCCCAAACTAGGCACACGCAGAGGTATTAGTGCCAGCTACTACACAGACTTAGGACAAGGCTGCTACAATAGACTATTACAACATACAGGCCCAGACACTACAATTGAAATGATGATTCGTCACTTTGACTTTCTTGCTGAAGTGGCTTGGACTGTGATACATAGCCAAGGCGAATTTAGGGAAATGTGGCTGTAGGGAGAACATGCTGCGAAGCGCAGCAAACCGCCGTTAGCGATTTTTTACTCCATTAACTGCTACTATTATATAAATACCACACACGAAAAATACCTATCTTATAAACTAAAAATTAAATCTAATGCGATATTTTATATTAACACAGCAATACAACGAAGATTACTTATTACCTATTTTTCTCAAGCATTACCAACAATATGTAAATGCCGAAGATATAAAAATTATTGATCACGGAAGCACTATGCCTATACCTACAGCGGGCTACGATAGAATATACATACCTAGAAACAAACCATTCAGTGAATTTAATAGACTACATAGCATGAGACATATAGCAGCTAGTCTGCTATTTTCTTATGATTTTGGCATTATAGTTGATATAGATGAATTAATCAATCTCTCTGCATTACCTCAACTTGAATTTACTCATAAAGAAGTTTATTACGTAACAGGGTTTGAAGTGTTTTATAGACAAACCGAACAGGGAAGAAGACTTAGAGGATTTTGGAATCCAAATATGAGCAAACCTAGTGTGTTTAAAGACTTGCCTAATTGGGACCTTGGATTTCATCGATGCGACCAACCTATAGTAAATTTTTCATTGCCCATGGCTCATATAAGATATTTGCATCCAGATCGAGCTAAAAATAGATTAAATTTAAGAAATGAAATTCATCAAGAAATGCTCGACCTTGAAAGAAATTCAGGAGTTAACTTGCATTGGCAACGTGGCCTGCAAAATTTAAGTAATTTTTATGAATACGTAAACCTAACTAATTTTACCTGTGAGAATTTGGATCAAAATTACTTAAATAAACTATATGAAAGATTTATGTCGGACCCCACCTCATTAGATTTCCATTATAAAAAATTACCTATAGAATTTGATCTAACTGATTATTTTCCACAATTGATTTTCTAGCTGAAGTGGCTTGGACCGTTATACATAGCCAAGGACAATTTCGAGAAATGTGGCACGACGATTGATATCTATTAAATAGTATTTTAATAATATAAAATGCTATGTTAAAAGATCAAGCTCTAGAATTTTTTATTCAACTACAGACAGATATAATCTCTGACTTAGAATCATTAGATGGAAAACAATTTATTACAGATACTTGGCACAGACCAGAAGGTGGAGGTGGTACTAGTAGACTGGTAGAAGATGGTAACATATTTGAACGTGGTGGCTGTAACTATAGCCATGTATTTGGAAAAAAATTACCACCTAGTGCCAGTGAACATAGACCAGAACTTGCTGGACAGAGTTGGGAGGCAGCAGGCGTTAGCCTAGTCATGCACCCAAAGAATCCCTACGTGCCCACAGCGCATCTTAACGTGCGTATGTTTATCACAGAGTCAGGACAGGGTTGGTTCGGCGGTGGTATGGATCTTACCCCATATTACTACTTTGAACAAGACGCTGTACACTGGCATGGTATTTGTAAACAAGCACTAGACCCCATTGACACAAACCTATACCCCAAGTATAAACAATGGTGCGATAACTACTTTGATCTTAAACATAGAAACGAATCAAGAGGCATTGGCGGCATATTCTTCGACGATCTCTCCCGGCCTTCAATGGAACAGGCATTTGACATAGTTAAAGCTACTGGACGAGCTTTTATTAAAGGCTATGCTCCCATAGTAACACTGAGAAGGGATATGCCCTATACACAACGAGAACGTGATTGGCAACTACATCGTAGAGGTAGATACGTAGAGTTTAATCTAATCTACGACAGAGGTACACTGTTTGGCCTACAGAGCATGGGACGTACTGAAAGTATATTGATGAGTATGCCTCCCTTGGCTAGTTGGCAGTATGACTATAAACCAGCATATGGAACTAGGGAAGATGACTTATTGAAGAACTTGGTGCCTAAACAGTACGTATAGGCCGAAGGCTCCGCGAAGCGGTAGAAACGGTAGCCCAAATTTTAAAACCATTACAAACAGATTACAACTTATTAACCAATAATCTTATGAAATCTGCTAACAAAGCATGATGAGTATACTGATGCCAATGCTGCTGCATATAGCGATCCATATACCAAAAACTGTCACTCTCTGGATGAGGCCCAATTAGACCAACCCTACCCTCAATTAGGGCCGCACAGTCACCATTAGTATAACTGGCTATGCTACTAGAAGGCTTGGCTCCTAATAGGCTACACCCATCATAAAAAAACATGGTTTCATTATGACCCATCCAAGTAACATTAACTACTGTGCTGTAACTACGACGTACACTGGCTCCGGGACGCCGAATATACTGCACTGGATTGATATCCTTGACTAGATCAAAATATAAGGGACCGGCCCAGTAGGCTCCCATACAGATGCCAAGATAATGCCCACCCTCTAAACAGTACTGCTGGACTAAGGGCTTGGAGGGCTCTAATAATCTATGCCAACTGTCCGCATCCCCTAGGCCACCGGGCACACAGAATAACTGATACTTACGTAATCTCTGTAAGGTTAACTGGTCTGGACTGATACAGTCTACGTTGGTGAGTCCATATAAAGATGACAATACCCTTACTAGACCGTGTGCACTGTGTAGGCTACACTGGGGATGGTTCAGCAAAACTGCTGCTCGGGGCTTGGCCATAATACTATATTTACACTAGAATTATGGAGTTTTGATTACACAGAATTTACTTATTCCAACGATCTAAATCGTAATCTTTGACCTCTTGCCGACTGCCCAGACTAGAACTGGCTAGAAATCCTAGAAATATGATAAATCCTATGACCTCAACCCATACAGCTAAATCAATCTCACTATAGTCTATCATAATACAGATCCTTTCAAGAATTATTTAGCAGAATCCGAACCGGGTCTACACTAAAAAAAAGCTGTAAAAAAATTTTTTAATATGAAGTACTTAGAGTTTTCAGGGGGTTTTTCTGCCACCATGGGTTCTGTAGCAGCAGCGCTATAAAATATATAATTTATTTTTATAAGCCACCACCCAAGACATCCTTCAGAGATAAAAAAAGTCCTGACGGTGTACTCACATCAGGACCTAAAGGGGGCCTAGTCTAGTCTACTGCCTGCGTATACACGCTCAAGTCCAAGTTGAGCCTTCAGGACCTGTGCAAAGGCTTCAGCGCCGTCCTCCAGTATGCCTACACTCTGTACGCCTAGTCTGCTGGGGTTCCAGTACTGTAGGCTACGCTCGTAGCCATTGCGAGTAAAGCCTGCTGCTAACAGTGCCCGACCCAGTTTACTGTTAGCCCTAACGCCGTAGACGTCTACCCAAGCAAAGCCACAAGCGTCCCTATCACCACGTAGTTCTAAGCTCTTACGTGCTTGGCTGTTAGCGGCTTGGAGTGCTTGTTCTACAGCCTGTTGTACCTGTTGTTCCATTTGCTAGTCCTTTGTGTTAATGTCTAAGTGTTCGTAGTATACGCAGGTTCTAAAAGCCTGTCAACCCGTGTGGGTATTGGCTAAGTTCACAGTGTGGATGGGCACTGAAAGAATATAGAAGTCAGTGAGATCTAGTGTGCCGTAGAGGCTGAGGTGTTGTTGTTCTGCGGCTCGTTGTGCCTCTAGTGCCTCATCCAGGGAAGTGTAGAAGCCTAAGGTGCCATCGTAGTCTGGGTCCAAGAGGCTGCTGGCCAGTGTGGGTTGGCCCAAGTTCTGTAGAATGTAGATCAGGATAGTGTCAAACATCTGTGTTCCTTTCTGTGTCTGTATGTTCGTATTGTACGTTCGTTCTAAAGACCTGTCAACCTGTGTGGGTATTTTGGCCTGACTGGAGGGATTCGAACCCCCGACCGACGGATTAGAAATCCGTTGCTCTATCCTACTGAGCTACAGTCAGTTGGTGCCCGTAGCCGGACCTTTTGGTGCTCCGACCCGGACTCGAACCGGGACTCCCGAAAGAAGTGGATTTTAAGTCCACTGCGGCTACCTATTACGCCATCGGAGCATGACTTCTATTATACTTACTCTTTATCGCTTCTGCAATCTTCCTTTTATGTTCTTCTGATTTAGGTTTACCTTTATTAGCCTTTCCTCCTGATGCCTTGTTGCCTCTTGAATTCCTACGACAAGCCTCTTCGTAACCATACTTATCTACTGAGCGATCCCATGCACTTTTCCAAGTTCCATTAGCGATTTGATCATCTATATTCTCTTTGTAGGACCCCCAATAAAGGTGCTCGGGATTAGAACATTTTGCATTGTGACAAGCATGACATAGTACTATTTTCTTTTCTATAAAAATATCAGTGCCTAAAAAGTCTGCTAGCAATCCACGGAACATTGTTGAGTATCCACCACGCTCTTTACAAGGAGTGTTTAATCTTAAATGTTGTTTTCTTTCTTCTTTTGGTTTATCTAAATAATTCATATTGATCCCCTTCTACATTTATTTATAATAAACACGGAGAACCAACATGATTTGTGTCTACCTATTCCACCATACGGGCCTGTGTCTATTTAGCGGGTTCCAGGCTGGCTATGCCCAGTTCCTGCATGCCTTGTTCTGTGAACTTCACTGGGAAGCCTACGATCCTGCTGACATCTTGTTCAAAGCCCCTGTCAGTGTAGACTTCCCAGGGACCATCGTGTGCCACTAGGACTTCTGTTACAATCCTGTCTGCTAGGGCAAGATGCCTGATCGTTATAGCATCTACATTGAACTTCATACCTTTACTGTTCATCCACAGACTTGAGCCATCGCAAGTCGCAGAATCTATAACAGTGAAGCTGTGCTCTACACAGCCCTCTGCAAAGTGTGTCATAGTCATATTCTTTAGCATGTTATAATCCTTAGCCTAATAGTGCCTTTACTCGCACATACTCTCCACCGCCAACTCGCAATTGCACGTCGCAGTCACAAGAGGTACGTTTCACCTTGTT